GCTGCCAATAAGGCATCCGACAATTTCAACACTGCTAATTATCGCGTGTTTGGTTCTCAAATTCAGATCACCGCAGAGGCATATCGAACAGCAGCCGCTTTTGGATTGATGGGTGATGAAGTCATACAGGCTTATAAGGCTTTGGGTGCACAGAGGCTGACCAATAATATCAATGACTTTAAGAAATTGTCTTTTGAAGCATTGGCCTTTTCACGTTCTACTGGAATGACTATTGAATCTACCGTTGGCTTACAGAAATCATTGATGGCTACCACTGGTTCTATAGATCAGACTAGTCAATATATGGCTAAAATAATCACTCATATGAAAGATTTTGGCCTTTCAACTTCAGAAGTTAATGGATTGGTAACTCAGCATGCCAGTAAAATTTTAGAATTGCGCAGCGTCTATGGCTCTTTGACTGCTTCTATTACTGAGGCGCAAATACGTTTGGCTGCAATAGCCAAGGATTTGGGTGCTCCTGAGCAATTAGTCCAGAGGGTCGGCACTGCTTTACAGAATCTTGAACCGATGCAGGCCGATTTAGTGGCAGGGTGGGCGGGTTATACTGGTGCCTTGATTACTGCTGAAGACAGAATGAATCTGTTTGCCGCCATAACTCGGACATATTTCGATGAAGTCTTGAACGCGACGCAAGAGGGCACTAAAGATAGGCAGATTGCGGTGGCTCTGTTTACGGGTAGGTTCGGCGAACTAGGCAAGACTGCTGCGCAAGTGGGCGACCAAATCAAAGCGCAGAAGATGACAATGGCCGATTTTGATGCTATGTTGAGGAAGTCGGCTGACAGCGCAAAGAAGGCAGCTAATGCTGAAATGACATTTTGGGAAGAACTGAAGAACGCAAGTGATACTATACCTCGTCAGCTAGCGTTGCTTTCCGAGCAAGTCCAGAATATTTTTAGAACGATCTGGACGGCAATTGCTCCCGGTGTCCTGATTATAGTCAAAGCTATAGGCATGGTAGTCTGGGTAATCAACGCAGTAGTTAGCGCACTAGTGACTTTACTTGATTACCTTGGGCCTGTTGGTACTGCCATAAAGGCCGTCCTTGGTGTGGTTCTGACTCTTGGAGTGGCCGCTCTTGCTTTAGGTAAAGTATTTGCTCTTGTGGCTGTCGGATTGACAAAGCTCGTTGTTGGTATTGGTGCTTTACTAAGTAGAATTCCGCTATTAGCTTCTGGCATTACCTCTATAGGGGTCGCTTTTGTTAATGCTCTTCGTGCTTTGTTACCGGTGGTTCCTGCTCTCCTTGGGCTAGGAGTGCTTTTTGCTGGCATCGGCATCGCTGCGTGGGGTCTGTCATCTGCTATTGAGAAATTGTCAGCGGTTGGCATGAGCAGCATTATTTATCTTGGACTGATGACTGCAGCTTTGATTGGGCTGGGAGTTGCCTTTGCCTACATCGGTAAGATAGCCACTGCTGGTGCGCCTGGCTTGCTTGCCATGGGTATCGCTTTTGCCGGTATCGGGGCAGCAGCCTTTGGTATAAGTGCTCTGATCACGACAATCGCTGGCAATTGGCAGTCTGCCATCGCTACAGGGTTCTTGCTGGCGACGGTGATTGGAGTGGTTACGACAGCTATCATTGCTTTGGCTACTGTGGGTACAGTAGCTGCTCCTCCACTGTTTTTATTAGGTGCAGCTCTGGCAGTCGTGGGCGGTGCAGCCTATTTAATCGGTCTTGGCATAAGCCAAATGATAACAGCGCTGAGCGGGTTGTCTGTCAAATCGACAGCTGTTTTGGTCGTTGTAGCTGTCAGTTTGGGTGTCGCCGGGTCGCTATTGGTTGCTGCTGGTGTGCCATTGCGCAGAGCGGCATTTGACATCATGGTTGCTGGAGCGATGTTATTAGTAGCCGGTACAACCTTGGCTATGGCGGCTATTCCATTTGCTGTCGGCTCTGCTGGTATGGGTGCCTCTGCTGTTGTGCTATTAGCCGGTTCTATAGCTCTTGCTGCTGCAGCTGCAATCCTTAAGCCAGCAACTACTATATTAAATTCTGTGCTTCCGGAATTGTATAAGGCTAGTTTGAAACTGACCGTCGCTTCGGCTCAATTTAAGGCCTCAATGGATCTGAAGTTCTTAGCTTCTGCGGCTATTCTGCTGGGTTCTTCTGCTGCTATCTTGGCTAGTTCGTTATTGTTAGCTGTAGGTGGTCCACTGTTGATAGTCGGAGCCATGGCGTTGTTGTCCGCAGTGCAGTTGCTTGTGATTGCCGCTCCATTGTTGGAGAAATCACTGAATATTATTCAGAAACCGGCGCTGAGGCTGACGATTACTGCTGCTTCTATAATGACTGGCGCTGGTATATTATTGGGTGCTGGTGCTATCCTTTTAGCATCGTCTGTCACTGTTGGTTTGGCAGCAGCTGTACTGCTTATATCTGGCGTTGCTCTGATGGCTGCGTCAGTTCTGATTGGTCTAGCCGCTGGCATTCTGAATGTTTCTGGCGGTCTGATGTTGGCCGCTGGTGCACTTCTTACTGCTGGCTCGGCTGCTCTGGTGGCATCGGCTATTCCTATTGGTGTTGCAGCTATTGCCATTGGCATTGCTGGTCTTGCTATCTGGTTGGCATCAAAGCCATTGCAATGGGGTGCTGAGAATCTGAATGAAGCCAGTCAGAATTTCGCCAATGCTGGTAACGGATTATTGATAGCTGGCCCACTCTTATCTGCTGGCATTAAGGCGATTGATGAAGGAACAGACGGTATAACCAGAATCGGGTTGTCACTCTGGTTAGGTTCTAAATCGTTTGGTAAGGGTGCGACTGAGCTATATGCTGCTGTCATGCCTATTGCTTCTGCTGCCCAGATGTTGGCTAGTGGTCTGAATAGCATCGATGTCGCATTGGCCAGACCTTATGGTGATCTGTTTAATTCATTCTCCGCGAGCCTTGGTCAGGCCAGTGAACCTATGCTGGCCATGCTTGATGACGTGTCGGTCAGGATGGCATCTTATGCTTCTGAGATTGAGTCTACTGCCACTAGGATTTCAGGATCGTTCAACAAGGTCAACGCTAATGATGATCTGAATGCTTCTTCAACTAGGCCGTTAGCAAGGGATAGAGCGGCCATATTGTCTCCTGAGTCTGTGTCTTCTGCTGCTGAATCAGACAAGAAGATGAGGTTACTGGAGAAGCAGTGCGAGTTGCTTTCTGGTATCGCTGTGACTCTAGTAGAATTGACCAAGAATGGTATTGCTGCCAATCCGGGTGATGGTAACGCTGCACTGATTGATGTGATGGAGGAAGTTCGCGATGCTTTGTTAAGCAGAAATATACATAGCGACACTCAGGCTGCTCATATGACGGATTGGAGTTGAAATGGAGTATACTAAATACGATCGTAAGATAGCGAGTGCCAGTGTCTCTTTGGCATACTCTAGTAATATGGTGGCATTTGGCCCGAACCGGATAGAATTTCAGTTTCCACCTCGTGTTAAGTCAGATAGTAGAACTGGCGAATGGACGGCAGTGGCTGTGGACGGCGGAAAAACCAATAATGCTCAAATGGAAGAACCTCTCTTTACTTATCAAGGTGGTAATCCGCGTAAAATCCAAATGGAATGGGACTATTTGGTGACCGATGGTGAAATAAACGCATTTAATCAGGGCGGTCTGGCATGGACAGTTGATCGAATTACTAGGAATCTAACGACTTTGAGGAGATACGCTGCCAACGTCGATCAAAATGTGAAACAAAATGCTGTTTTCGATCAGCTCCTTATAAAATTAATTCTTTATGATATTGGTGGTAGGGAAAGTATGTCTTACAGGTCTGATGGAGTAACAATTAGTTATGACGATGGATTGTTTATCGGTAATGACAGGACTTTTCCATTGAAGACCACTGTTGCTATGACACTTTATTCGTGGCCTATAGTTGGCGCTCAAGGTAAAGGCTCTTTTGTTGCAAATGGCCAAGTCAGAACCTTTGCAGATTGGTACTAGGCATGGATAACATTCCTTTCGATCGATTTAACGAAAATACGCCTATTATCGTAGACGGCATTAAAACATATGGCCTATGGAATCCGCCTCCCTTTTTAGATCCGTCTTATAAGATCCCTGATGATCAAATTAGTACGTTTTATGTCGATTCTTCCACTGAAGGCAGGCCTGATATTATTGCGTCAATAGTATATGGAAGTAGCTATCTAGATTGGGTCATTATATATTTTAACAATGTCATTAACCCTTTGAACTGGCCGAAAGCAGGCACTACGGTATTGTATCCCAGTAATGCACTAGTGGCCAAGTTCATTACATGAGTTGAACATGATTGAGTCAGAAGTTTTACATGAGCATGAACATGATAAGAAATATTATGGTGTATATCTAGCTAAGGTCGTTGATACAAATGATCCATTGAATGTTAATAGAATAAGAATAATTTGTCCTGATCTTCATGATTCTAATATCGATCAGAGCATGGCCCAATGGGCTACTTATCTGCCCTTTACCGGGTCGCCTAGAGCGGGAATGTGGTCTGCGCCTGTCAAGGATGACATAGTCGCCATTTTATTCTTTCATGGTAATCCGAATAATCCTGTGTGGCTGGGTGTTGTCCATCCTACTTTGCGTAGACATTATCCGATATTTTCACAACATCAGCCAGCACAATTGGCTCTGAACGAGAATGAAGATCCTGACAACAGTAGGCCTGATAGTGATGATTTACCATATCTGCCTCGCGATGGCAGGCCGATGGGTGTCGGAATAGCTGATCCTTATGGCAATACGTTATGGATGAGCGGTGTTGGCTTCTTTCCTAGCCAGCATAAGGAACGCCCTGCGCCTGTCGGTTCTGACCCAATATCTGGTTTTGAATTCAAGCAATTAAGTGACAACCCAGAAGTCAATGCGCCAGATATGAAGTTCATGGCTAGTCTGACAAAATACGGCATGTATACTCTGATGTCTGATTGTGGTTATGAATGGAAGAATAGTGGCGAATACGGTGAGATAGAAGGCGACTATCTTCTAGATGATCAATTTGAGATTAATAGAGCGAAATATATCAGGAAATTGTTTACTCAGAATCAGACAAGCGGTAGAGATCAGCGACGCTGGCAGGCTGGCACCAGATACGGTCACATGTTTCTGATGTCTGATGTCGGCTGGGCGCAACCCGGTCCTATGCAATCGAAATCCAGACAGAATGAATATGGCGATCCGAAATACCTGTCCAAAGAGACGGTCAGGGATGAGCGATGGATCAAGGTCAGGACTAAGGGAGGGATGCTACGCCAGATGTCTGATGTCGGTCTTGATCCCAATTTTGACGAGTACATCAAAAGGCTTCCTGATGAGGACATCAACGCTGATTCTGATGCTGATGCCATCTGGAGTGGTCGTGGCGATGCCCGTTTCATCAGAGACGTTACCAGATATGGTTTCAAATTCGTCCTGTCAGATGTCGGAGCGGATAAGATAGAGCCGGAAAAGAAGGAAAATCCCAGAGGACAGGGCGTTCTGATCAAGGGTAGGCGAACAGGAGCCAGTCGGGTCAATAATAGCAAAGAAGGTAAGCCAGTCGGTTTCTACTTCGAAATTCAGGAAGGCAATGATTTTAATAGGATGTCTATCGGAACCCCTCTTGGTTCGTTGATTGAATTATCTGATAATTATGAGTATGTCGGTTTGACGGTTGGTGGCGGATACGGCCAAGCCACCAGATGGGAAGGCACTAAGAATAACGAGTTTACTAGACAGTCTTTAGTTGACATTAATCCCGGTCTAGTCGGCAATATGCTTTTCATGGATAATGAAAATAAGTTCATTATGCTTAGATCTAGAAGTGGTGTCGGTCCAGTTCCTGATAACAATACCGTCATCAATGATGATGTCGGTTCCTTCAGAGCCGGTTTCGAGGTTCGCGATGGCGATGGTGAGGATGGAGCATGGGTCGAGTTAAATGACTCTGACAATCGTGGTATTTGGATGTCTCGTAAGTATAAGAGTCTGATGCTTCGATCTGGCAGTGCTTCGGGTAGTCCTACCAAGATGCTGATTGTCATGAATGACGAAGACAACAAGATTTCAATTTTCAATGGCGATCCTAAAGGCAAGATTGAGATTTATTCTGCTGGCGATTTGCAGGCACGAATAGATGGTGATATGAACGTGGTGGCTCGGAATATCAATATGACCGCTATCGAATCTATTAAACTTAATGGCGGCGGAAGCATTGTTGAGATTAATAATCAGGGAATGATGACACCCGGCGATATGATGGCTAAGGTTATTCGAGCTGATTTGAAAGACCCGAAGCCGGGTGGTGTTGCGCCTGATCTTCCTGAGATTGATGAGCCACCTCAGACTATCAGTCCTTCTGATAGGGGTAAAAGATATAACTAGGAGGACTGTGTCATTAACTTACAAGCGCCGACTGGTTTATATGAACGTGAGTTGCCATCGACTGATGATGATTCACGCTCTGTGACGTATTCTTGCAGTAAGCCTATTTCTCCAAGACCAGAATTATTATATTCGCAGATTCCTGATGCTTTGTTACGTGGTCGGAACCCTGTTGAGACGCTTTCTGATCGTATGGCTGACATGTCTGATATCATTAGCAGTTCTGCTGCTGGCAGGCCTACTATTCTCGCCTTGTCTCAGCCGCTTTATGCTCCCGGAGACATTCTTGAATTTGATTCGAATAATACAGAAACAGTAGTGCAGCAGCAGTCCGATTTGGTTATCAGGCACGATCTTTATCTGGCCGATCTTGACTCTATCGGATTGGACTCCGCCCCTCTGGTTCTTGAAATTAAGGCTATTTACACGAATCAGATGGAGGCACTGGCGGATGCCCAGAGGCGTTTAAAGGACACTAAAATCAGTATTGATACGACTCAGCGATATATCAATGAGTCCAATAAGGTGTTGAATACGATAGAGAAGGCTTTGGAAATCTCTAATTCGTCGATCTTACTATCTTCAAAAGAGATAGTTTCTGCCAAATTGGAAAGTTATAGGGCAACAATGGCTGAACTATTTGCGACTATGGAATCAGTCAACAATAACATCAACACGATCTCTGATAGCATCAGGGATCTATCGACTCTGGTGAGATAATGTTACAAAAGCCGATAAAAAGACTATATTATGGCTGGAATAATCCGTTTCTTGGCGGTCAGCAGGGGATAATGTCTACTCAGTTCGATGAGGAGATAGTAAAAAACGACATTGTTCGATTATTGTTGACTGTTCCCGGAGAACGTGTCTTTCGCCCTCGATTCGGGACTCGTTTGAGGGCTATTGTATTTGATATGCTGGACGCTTCTGATCTGATCATTATAAGAAATGAAATATTGACTGCGATTTCGGAGAATGACGAGCGAGTTAATGTTGTTAATCTGGAATTGGTTATGAATGATAGCGAGTCCAGATTGGATGTCAAGCTAGTTTTTAATTTAAATGGGAATCCGTCAGTAAATTACTTTGTTGGTCTTGGTATTGGAACGTCTTCTATTACGACTCTTCAGGAGAATGCAACATAATGTCTACTGTAACAATGTCGGTTCCGACTGATATTAATGAATTTGCTGTGCAATTGCCAGATGCAGAATTGCGTAAGATTGATTTCTCTGCTCTATCTTATCAGAGAGCGATTAGAGCCATAACTGAATATGTTAAGACATATTATCCAGATCGTTTCAATGACTTTGTGGCAAGCAACGGATTCATTGTCTGGATGGAGCTTGTAGCCAATGAGGTTGGCAAGCTTTCTCTGAGGCAAGATATTATAGCCGGTGAGTCGTTTCTAGTGACAGCCCGAAGTGATCGCGCTGTTGATAACCATATCGCTCTTATTGGCCAGACACGTCGTAGACAGACCTCTGCTACTGTCAATATAGAAGTGTCCTTGAATAATGTGACCAACAACGATGTCAGAATCCCAGCTGGTACTTCATTCACTATTATTGGTGCTGATCGTGACAATGTGACTTATGAGATCTTCAGAGTGCCGGGCGATTTCGTTAATGACATAACTATACCATCTGGCAAGCGTGGAATTATAGCATATGGCATAGAGGGCAGGTTTGCTGCTCCTTTTTCTTATGTCAGCCCCGGTGGGCCGAATCAGATTATTTCTATTAATGAACCGGCTATGTTGGAACAGCCCATTTTCGTGTCTGTGAAGACTGGTGATCAGACGGAGGATTGGCAGGTCGTCAACAAGCCTATTGAGTTATATAGTCCGAATGATAAGGTGGTTGAGGTCTATTTCACTGGCGATATAGCCTATTTCAAGTTCGGTGATAATGTCCATGGTCAGGCTCTGTCTACTGGCCAGACGGTGACTATCAGATATCGGGTAGGGGGTGGCTCTAGGGGTAGGATCAGCACTGGAAAGATTGATGAAGTTCGCCCTGTATCCCCTTCCAATGTCAGTGCGGCTGTTTCTTTGCGCTTCAGGAATATAGGGCCTAGTTCTGGCGGCATAGACAAGGAGACGGCTCAGGAAGCCAAGAAAAGGGTTCCCAAAACGTTCGCGATGCATGGGAATATCGTTACCGATCAGGACTATATTAATGCGGCGGCGTTCTTCTCCCATCCCTACTATGGAACTATTCTGAGAGCATCGTATGCTATCAGATCGCATCTGAATGGTAATACTATTATTTTATATGTATTGGCTTCTGGGCCTGATGGATCTCCTTCTATAGCAAACCCGGCCTTGAAACAGGCTTTGCAGACCTATTTGAAGCAGTATAATACCATGGAAGAGGTGGAGATATCGGATGGTGCTTTGAAGGCTGTCGATGTTAGTGTTATTATTGGAGCCGATCGTAATTTTGATGCTTCTGTGATCCAAGACAATGTAGAGGCGGCGATTAATAATTTCTTTGATTTGTCTAATTGGTCAATGGGTCAACCTCTTTATATTTCTCATCTATATCAGACTATTCAGAATGTTGATGGTGTACAGCATGTGGAATTGTTAAGTCCTAATACGAATTTTGTGAAGGCTATTCCGAATGCGGAAGGGACGGAGGGTACAGCCGGGGCTAACGGCGGTTTTTCCGTTTACCCGTACGAGTTGATTGTTTTGGGGACGAAGAAGGTAGTGGTGTACTACGATCAGAGATAGCGTCTGAGAATGCTTGAATGTCAGAGATAACCATGTCTTTCGGGTCTATTCTGGTATCCAGATAGTATATCTCTAGAACTATGGAATCCTGAAGGGCTTTGAAGCCGTGTTTTATGCCTTTTGGCACTTGGACTTGCGCATCGCCTTTGGTTAGGAAATGCTCGGTCAGTTTGTCAGGGCGACTAGGATCGCCACAGCAGAGCATTATTTCGCCGGAAATGACTTTGAACAGATTGTGTTTGTCATTGTGGTGGTGGATTGATGAAAATTCACCTTTGGCAATGTTGAGTAGTATGACTTCCACTGAATCTGATCTGAAGACGGTCTGGCTCGTTCCCCAATTCTTGCAAGTCATCATGGGTTCTGTAGTCCTAGTCTGTACATTGATGTGCCGGGCGAATAGACTGCATTTATTGAACTAGTTCCAAGTGGTGGCATTGGATAAGTTGGCAATGTTGAGTCGTCCCAGTCTATGTATCCTTCTTCATGCTTGCATAATATTCTTGATATGAAGTTTGCGACTTTGATTGGAGTGATGTACATGGATTCGATACCGGCAGCGTCGATTTCTCCATTAAGACCCTGACCGGATCTGATTGCCATGACTGCATCGCTGATGTTTGTGTGTTTGGTGTCGCCTAGGTACATTCTATTAACGCCTAGGACAAATAAGTTCCATCGAACTGTGCATTTTCCAGTTCTGGGGTCGTAGGCGTGGACTGTGGGACTTATTTCTACTTTGTCGATCAGTTGTGGGATCTGACTGATGGCGGTTGCTACGTTGATAGCGTCCACTGGTTCGTATAGATCGTTATCTTGATCTTGGAAGCTTTGCAGTATCAGCCTTCTTGCTAGATTTGCGTTTGCTGCTCTTTTGAGGCGTTCTTTGAGGGCGTTGGATATCGCTGGCATTTGATCGTGTCCTATTTGTCCACTCGGTAAATAACATATCTTCTGTATGTCTGATCCCTATTAATAGTTTTGATAGATTGCCTGTCCAATTCGTATGGACAACTAGTTGGCCTGATTCGTCAACGGCAACGATAGCGTGAGTATGGATTTTTGCTTCGGCGAGCACTTGCGCTGATTTAACTAGAGCGACTTGAGTGTCGTTAGCAAATGTGTTAGTGCCGTCAGCGTTTGGAGTGCTGGTCATGAAGTTAGCCTCGGTTCCGGAAGAGCTGGTCAATAAAGTTATGCAGCGTTCGCTTAGATCATTTCAACGAAATAATCATCCACTAAAAATAAATAACTCGACTGATATTAGAAAGACTTATCACTATCAGAATTATACTGCCTTTGCTAGAAAGGCAGACATGATAGCCAAAGATGCTAAGTGGCCTGAAGTCGTGATGTTGGCGTTTGTAGATTATTGTTCTTTTCAGGTGGTTAAGAGAAAGCTGATTCGTAATGGCATTGGCTCATTACTGCAGGATGCCTTTCTGGCCGAATGCAAGATGAAATTTGAACGTGCCAGAGCCGAATTGGTATCATCTAAAGCCGCGATAATGAAATCTATAGCCAACTTGCATAAAGAGCATATGAACAGCAAAATCAAAGGATTACCACTGGACAGGTATCTAACCTCGCCAGCAGTTGGATTGGCCAATATTACTAAATTGTGCAGAAATGGTGGAATTGATGAATTGACTATAGCATGTCATAAAGTATGTAGGTTTGCTGTTAGAACGGTGCGAAGCAGAGATGCTATTCAAGCAAAGATGCTGCCCAGCGAGCAAATTCTAGATTCGGCTGTCTCAAAAGCGAAACAGCGACTAGGCCAGCAACTACTTATTGAGTTGTTTGGTGACCAACTTTACACAGGAGCATGAGCGTGCGGATTCAACGACGTTTTACCGATACTGCCGTCAAACCAGTAGATAGCATCAAATACGAAATCAGAAAAAGCAAAGGACAGAATGCGGAAGTGCCGCATTGGTGGTCACAGGTAGCCACTGATATTCTGGCTTCGAAATATTTCAGGAAGCGTGGTGTTCCTAATAAAGTAGTTCATCTGACAAATCAGGAAATACGAGAAAAATTTCCACACATTCAAAACGATCTGGCACTTGATTCACTACCATACAAATTCAGACCGAGCAAGCCAGCACCAGATGCCGTTTTTGCTGGCGAGTCGAGCATTAAACAAGTAGCTCACAGGCTGGCCGGATTCTGGACTTTCAGTGGCTTGATGAACAATTATTTTGAATCGAATGAACAGGCGAACATTTTCTATGATGAAGTCTATCATACTATTGTTTTCCAGATAGCCGCTCCTAACAGTCCGCAATGGTTCAACTCTGGTTTATGGTGGGCCTATGGCATAACTGGACCGGCGCAAGGTCATAGTTACACCGACCCGGATGGTGAAGTTCATAAATCAACCGATGCCTACTCAAGGCCTGCTCTTTCCGCCTGCTTTATTCAGAGCGTCAATGACGATCTCGTCAACCCCAATGGTATCATGGACTTATGGGTTAGAGAAGCCAGAGTGTTCAAATACGGCGGTGGCTCCGGAACGAATTTCAGCAAGATCAGAGCAAAGAATGAAAAGCTCTCTGGCGGCGGGTCATCCGGTGGTCTGATGTCCTTTCTGAAGATCGGTGATCGTGTAGGAGGATCAATCAAATCTGGCTCTACCACACGACGCGCGGCTAAGATGGTCATTCTGAATTCTGACCATCCGGATATTGAAGAGTTCGTGTCTTGGAAGGTGCATGAAGAACAGAAAGTAGCCGCCCTTGTTACTGGCAGTAAAGCCATAAAGTCAGCTACTCACGGAATCATGGATGCTTGTAATGGCAACTATGAGGCCGATAAGAACCCAAAGCTGAAGAAGGCAATTCTGAAGGCACGAGAACTTAATGTCCCAGACAATTACATCTTCCGAGCTATTGAGTTAGCCAAGAACGGGTATAAATCGTCAGAGGTCGAGATAGAGGTTCTTGATACACAATGGGAAGGCGAGGCATACGCTACAGTTAGCGGACAGAACAGCAATAACTCTGTTCGTGTTACCAATGAGTTCATGCAGGCTGTAGCAGATGATTCAAAATGGAATCTGATTGAACGAACCACTAATAAACCAGTCAAATCGATCAGTGCCAAGAAGCTATGGCGGAGCATTGGCTATTCCGCATGGGCCTGTGCTGATCCCGGTCTTCAGTTCGATACGACTATCAATGATTGGCATACTTGTCCCAATGACGAGCCGATTAATGCTAGCAACCCATGCAGCGAGTATATGTTCATTGATGACACGGCATGCAATCTGGCATCGATTAATCTGGTAGCCGTTGGCGATCCCCGCAATGGCTGGTCAGAATATTGTAAATCCTATGAGCAGGCCATTCAGATCTGGACGATAGTCCTTGATATCTCGGTGGGTAGTGCTCAATACCCAAGCGATCTGATAGCCAAGAAATCATGGCAATATAGAACCCTTGGTCTTGGGTATGCCAATCTCGGTGCATTGTTGATGCGGCTTGGTATTCCCTATGATAGCGAACGGGCATGCACTACGGCATCAGCTTTAACGGCCATTATGCAGTACGCCAGCTATCTGATGTCCCATGATATAGCAGCGAGATTGGGTGCGTTTCCGCAGTATACCAATAACGCCAAGTCGATGATCAGGGTAATAAAGAACCATTTGGCTATGGTCGATACAGGTCATCGCTCATTTGAAGGCCTGTCTATAGAACCAAAGCCAATCAATTTCAGTCACATCAATACTGAATTGGCAGAATATGTCATAAGCCTTTCCGAGCGGTTGGAATCTGTCGATCCTCATGTTGGTTTCCGCAATGCTCAAGTGACCGTGATTGCTCCTACTGGAACTATCGGGCTGGTGATGGATTGCGACACTACGGGTATAGAACCAGATTATGCTCTTGTAAAGTTCAAGACTCTAGCTGGCGGTGGGAGCTTCCTGATTATCAATGAATCTGTACCACCGGCATTGAAGAACTTGGGCTACAGCGAAGCTCAGATAGCCGACATCACCAAATACTGTCTAGGCACACGTGCGTTCGACCATCATAAATTGAACCGTGATAAGATGCTGCTATTAGGAATAACCCATGCTTCCTGTGTAGCATTGACAAATTCACTGCCTAGCCTGTATGACATTGAATATTTAAATCTCGGTCTGCTGGATGATGAATCGAGGAAGGCATGCAATCTGAATGAGAATTCAAGACCAAAAGATTTCTTTGCCTTATTTGGTTTGACTACCAATGAGGATATTAGAAACGCAAATGCTCACATCTGTGGGACCTCTACTATTGAGGGCGCGCCGCATTTGAAAGAGAGCGATTATCCGATATTCGATTGTGCCAACAAGTGCGGCAGAAACGGCAAGAGATTTATCAGGCCTTTGGCTCACGTTGATATGATGGCCGCTGTTCAGCCATTGATCAGCGGGGCTATCTCCAAGACGATAAACATGCCTTCTGATGCCACTGTAGAAGATGTCCTGAATGCTTATTATTATTCATGGCGAAAGATGATTAAAGCTGTTGCTCTCTATCGTGATAATAGCAAGCTTAGTCAGCCCTTGCAGTCTGGTGATTTGATTAGCGTGGTTGATGATGCTGCAATGGAAGTGGCAAAAGAGATCAAGAGGCATGTTGCTGTGCGACGCAATGTGCCATGGAGACGGTCAGGTTACACTCAGAAGGTCAGGTTTGGCGGTCATACTCTCTATGTCACTACCGGAGAGTATGAGGATGGTCAGCTTGGTGAGGTCTTTTTGACTATGGCCAAGGAAGGGTCTGCTTTCCGTGGCTTGCTGAATGCATTTGCCGTGGCGGTGAGCATTGGCTTGCAGCATGGTGTTCCTCTTGATGAGTTCTGTAAGGCCTATCTATTCAATAAGTTCGAGCCTAATGGTGTTGTTCAAGGTCATGACAAGATCAAGATGACATCATCTATGGTTGATTTTATCTTCCGTGATCTGGCGATTGCTTATCTCGGTCAGCACGATTTGGCTCATACTAACAAGATCACTATCAAGGATCTGGAAGTTGATGCCCTGCCTAAGACCGATTCTGATCATGAGATAGACTTCGGTATTCAGATCAGTGCGAATGGGAATGGAAAGCACCATAATAACAATAACAACGGGGCGACTTTGGCGACTCTGCCCGTAAATCGAATTAGAATGCCGGGTTATGAAGGCGAGGCATGTCCTGATTGTCATTCCTTGACAATGGTTAGGAATGGGACATGCCTGAAATGTGCCAAATGTGGTGCTACTTCTGGATGTAGCTAGTATTTTGCAGTCATTCCGACTCGTACGTATTGACAGTTCAACGCTGTCAATACGGAGTCGGTTTGATGAGTCCTAGTTTCAATATGTTGGCTCTTAACAACAGTTTTCCGGGCATCATGTCTGATGTTGAGATTCTTAAGAATGTAAAAATGGAGCCGTTTTTCTGTGGAGTTGGTTATAAGGCCGTCATTGATGAACTGGCTGTCTCTTATGGATGGAACGATCTTCCTAGCAAGATTCAGTTCATAGAGGGTAAAAAGGCCGTTTCCCACGGTCTGACGAGTTATGGCTATGATCTGACTTTGGCCCCGCGATTTAAAGTTTTTACCAATGTCCATGAGCCAACGGCCATCATTGATCCGCTCAATTTCAAGACGAGCATTTTTGTCGATCAGGAAAGCGAATACTGCATTATTCCGCCGAACAGTTTCGCCTTAGCGGAATCAGTAGAAAAGATCACGATGCCAGAAGACTGTATGGCTATTTGCATGGGCAAGAGCACGTATGCACGTTGTGGTATTTTCTTAGGCATTACTCCTATTGAGCCGGGTTGGGTAGGAACTGTTACTATAGAGATTAGCAATACTACACCGTTACCTGCTAAGGTCTATGCCAATATGGGCATTGCTCAACTGATATTCTTTAACAATCAATGTGGTTGTGCTATTTCTTATTCGACTAAAAAGGGCAAGTATCAATCCCAGAGCGGGATAACTCTACCTCGGTCAGGTATTGAATCTGTATGATCGGGGTTGTCTTAACAGATGAGAGAATAAGGCCACTCAGACGTTATGATATTTAATATCGTTGATAACTTGGATGTTTTTGTCACTCAGGCACCAGCGAATCATCTGGCTGCTATAAACAAGTATTTCACCGTTTCCTTAATAGATTGTGGCAAGAGATATTTTGGTCATACCAACCAGTCTCCGGTCGTCAATTTCTTTGATTTTAACAAGGGCAGAATCAATTTACAGTTGCTGCCTGATTTGATTAAATTCTGTGATAAATCTGGTTTTCCTTATCAGATTGTTGATTCTCGTCCAGAATGGCCACATCAGTCTTTGACAGCAGATCAAATTGGTCCGGATTTTCTAGCTGGAATTGCATTAGAAAGCTATCAGCTAAGATGCATTCGTGCTGCCTGCGATGCGGATTTTGGAATTATAGATGCAGTGACTGGTAGCGGTAAATGTATCGTTGGAGAATCAAAAGTTGTTGTCAATGGAGTAGAATGTGAAATAGATCAATTGTTTTTAGGTGTTGAGCCAGAGCAGATAGTAGATGTTTCCAAAAGAAAGCTTTATGTTTTTGGGCCAAATGGTCACTTAAAGATAAATGCTCTTTATAAAACTGGTAGACGTAGGATATTAAAATTGACGACTGAAAATGGTGCTGAGTTGAGAGGGGTTCATGAACATCGGATTTATACTAAACGAGGCTGGGTTCAATTAAAGGATTTGAAGAATGATGATGAAACCCAAATTCACCCAGAGCTATGCATTGGAAATAGGAATAAAGCCGTATATTACAAGAAGAATGTGGAAGAGAGCGGGCAAGAGACGTGGGCAGATGAGAGCAGCCCCATTTGTCAGTTCGTTGTGTGCATTGTGCGAGAACAGATTCGAGAAGTCTCTGAGAACATTCATTCACGGAGTAGAGCATTTCAAAAAGCCGCTTTGCCAGAGATGTACATCGTCTCAAGCTACGAAAGAAAATGTTGCGGCGAATCGGCACAAACATCGGAAGAATTGGGATCGCTTTGTTGCCATTTCGAGAGCCGCGAATCCGATGAAGAACAAAGAGACAGTAGAGAAAGTCTTGCAAACTTGCAGTCAGAGGTATGGTGTCAGAGTAGCGGCCAATGTACCATGGGCAGACAGGTCTATGGCGAAAATGAAAGAATTGCAAACGAAAAAGATGAACGGTACTTTGCCAAATTCGGTGATGGTAATAAAGAAATTCAGAAAAACAATGGCTGCGAAATCAGCAGAAGAGATAGCAGCGATAAAAACCGCCAAACTGCAGACGTGGCACAAGAATCACCAGACAGCGGATGCTATAGACGAGTTATATGCGCGAGTTCACAGAATTCGAACCAAGCATGTGGATACGAGATTTGGAGTTCTGGCTTACCAGAGCCAATTAGAATTGAAATTCATAAGACTATGCGAAGACTTGAGTCAAGTTCAAATGATTACAAGAGGTCCGACTATCAACCTAAAAAATTCGTGGTACTTGTCAGACTTTTTAGTGAAGACAAAGACCAAACAGATGATAGTAGAGATAAAATCGAAGTTTTTATTCATTCAGAAGAAAATGAGTGTCTTGTTGAAGAAGAAAGCGGCAATGAGGTACGCGAGAATACAAAATATGGAGTATCATTTGCTGATTTGCTCAAAATCAGCAGAAATGGCTTCTGTGATGGCGAAAATTGGTCTAGAGTAAGGAGTATTGAAAATGATGGGGTTGAATACTGTTATGATTTTCAATTGGCCGATCCATCACATGCTTATTGGACAAATGGAATATTGTCTCATAACACTGAAATGATGGCCGCTATCTGTAAAATGAATCCCGGTTGCAATACGGTGATTCTGTCGGAACAGCGAGTCGTTATCGAGCAGATTTCTGAACGTTTACAGCTTCGTGATGTGAAAGACGTTGGTCTGTTTTATTCTGGTAAATCGCCAGACGGGCAGTCGATTGTCATTGCCTCGGTTCAGTCATCTACTAAGATTAATAAGACCAATGTTGAAAAGCCGATTCAGTCGTCTTATAAGACGGTTGATGCTTATGTGAAAGCGTTGACTAAGTATGAATCGATGATGACTGGATTCAAGAATAGAAATATCAGGGCAGAAGAATTACGGGACATTATAAAGCAAGCCGACATGCTTTTGGTTGATGAGTGTGATCTGGCTGTGAGTTCCATGTATCGGTCGATACTGAGAATATTTTTTAAAGGCCGTAAGCGATATGGCTTCACTGGATCTGTCTTTGATAAAGACAAGAAGCTGCAATCGATGAAAATGCGGTCGTATCTTGGACCGATTATCGCTAGGGCTTCCAGAGAGGAAGTGCTGGCCGCTGGTCGAATAAATGATGTAAGATACACCATGATTGTCTTCACTGGTGCTCCAGAGGAAGTTCATGATTCATCTATGCTTAATATTGCCATAGATGAAAAATTGACGGCCAATATCAAGTACCACAAGTTATTGAATGGTCTTTGTGATTTTCATGTGGATGAAAAAACGTTGATTCTGGTAGAAAGCAAAAAGCTAGGTGCTGCTCTTGAAGAATATATTCCAAATTCGGTTTTCATCTGTGGCGATACTAGCTCTAAGGCTAGAAATGCTGCTGTGGAGAAGTTCAGAACTGGTGAAATCAAGATTCTGATTGGCGGTAAGATTCTTAAGAGGGGATTTGATTTGAAAGGCGGTTTCGACAACATTATCTTGTCTACTGGTGGAAAATTAAGTTCTGATTTTAGACAGAGGCTGGGAAGAGGATATAGGCGAAGTGCGCGTGGATATACTAGAATATATGATTTCATGTTTCGAGTTAATAAATATCTTTATAGTCATTCTCGTGAGAGATTGAAGACAATAGTCAAGCTTGGTATAAAGACTGTTGTGATATACCCAAATGGATTCAAAATAGATGGCGCAGACCTCGTCAAACGCAATTTCAACGTTGGTAAAAACTGGCGACAAACCAGTTAAGCCAAAGGTTATGTATTTTGTCAATGAAAAAGTCGAATACGCCTTAACAAAATACATCTGGTCTGGCTGTACTGACGTGGCATTGCGTGATATGGTTATGTCGAACGCATCAGAGCTTATCAGGCAAGTCATTAAGAAACAGGGTCTGGCTGAGATCTATCCCGGAAAAGAAGAGTCGTCCTTAGGCGATCTGCACCAGATAGCTTGGTGCGTTTGTCCTAACACTATTATTATAACCAAATCCGGCATACAGCCGATGTATGAGATGTTTTGCCCATCAATATATCATATTAGTGGTGGCGGTGTGGTGCCGATTAGTGATAGTCAGCGTAATGGTGAAGAACCCGTTGTGTGTCCCGGAAAGGCTGTCGATGTTTTCGGTTATCATGGGCTAAAATCGACAACTGACTTTTATCTCAATTTGCATAATCAGCCTGTTCGAAAAGTAACGTCAAAATACGGATACAATCTGATCTGCAGTTTGGACCATCCACACCGGGTTTTGACTAAATCTGGAATCAAGAGCATTCCGACCAAGAAGTTGAAAATTGGTGATTTGGTTGGCGTTCAATATAATCAACAGTGTTTTGGTAATCAGGATGATATAAACTTCGTTCCGAAGACTACTGGCGGCACCACTAAAGATTGGAATCCTCCAACCAAATGGACTCCTGATCTTGCATATATTGTTGGGCTGTTAATTTCAGAAGGATCACTGGAAAAGTATAGGACTGTCATTTATAATGCAGATCAGGCGGTCATTGATAGATTGCAAAATAACTCTGTCGGCCTTGAATTCAAGTATGATGCAAGCAATATATCTAGCACGACTCATTGTCGTCGATTTGCTGAGTTCCTTGAATACATTGGTTTGCATCAGGGAATGCATTCTAGTACCAAGATGATACCGCAATGTATGTTGAAATGTTCTAAGGAAATTATTGTCGAGATGCTGAGAGGTATGTTCGATGGCGATGGACATTCTAACAAGAATATCGGTGTAGTCGGATACTCGTCATCGTCTCCGGAATTGATAGAAGTTCTTCGGGTTTTGTTGCTTAATTTTGGCATCGTCTCGAAGACTTCTTATAGCGAACGCGGATTATGTCCGAATCCTAAGGGTGGTATGTCTGAGAGACTGCCAGAATACCAACTGCTGTTGTCGTCTGAAGACTCTGCTAAATTCTACCAATCTATTGGGTTTGGTATTCCTTATAAGCAGGTAAAGGCGAAGAGCTTAACATCGCAACCATGGTTATTGATTGACAAAATAACAACAAAACACTTGCAAGATGTTCTGAGGGATGTCAGTCCTGCCACTATTCGCAGAGTCACAGGATTTAAGAAGCGAAACCTTGTTAAAGGCAAGCAAATGCGACTGAACACATTTGCTCATGTAGTTATAACTCTTGAGTTAAACCAGACCGATAGGTTTTTGGCTAATAGATTATCTGAGTATATTGGTAATACTGATGACTCAAGTAAGATGATCTGGTTGCCAGTCGAGGATATCGAAGAGCGTGAAAATCAATTAGTAGTTGATATTGAAGTGCCAGATAGTGGAACTTTCACTGCCAATGGTATTGTGACATCAAATTGCCAAATTGAACGTGTGCTTTACAAATTCAGATCCTACCCGCATTGTCGTGTCTGTTTTAATCCAGATAGACCGCCAGATTCCTTGCTCTACTGTCAGGATGATAATGAATATGGCATTGTTATGATTGAAGAGCTGCTGGAAAATGGCATTAGCAAATGCCCTAATTGTGGAGCTGTATTGAGTAATGACTATTGTATCGAGCCAGAGACAGGGATTTATGGTGGTTCACCTACCGTTCTTTATCGTGGTCCGTCCAAATTGTTTAACATGTGGTGTGTCAGCCCTGAGACTATGCTGTTAACCAGCAATGGTATTGATACAATTGGAGACGTAGTTAGTTATTCTAATGCTTATCCGCCTAAAGTTTATGGTCCGTGTGGATTGCAGCCTGTTAATGGTGTACTATCCAAACCAGAAACAGCAACTAGAATCATCAAGACTCTGCTCGGATACGAGATCGAATGTTCTCCAGAGCATGGATTATATAAGCTTGAAAATGGAATTCCGACTAGAGTCGAGGCAGATACGTTAAAAGCAGGTGACTTGCTTGGAATTCAGTTTAACCAGCAGTTATTTCAAAATCTTGACTCATTAAAAGACCTGCCAAAATATGACACATGGAATCGGCCAGATTTAATGACAGATGAACTGGCTTATATTGTCGGTCTGTTTGTGGCGGAGGGATCATATTCCTATGGTAAATTGGTAATATATAATATTGATCGTGACGTGATCGATACTTTGGTGAAGAATACTTTAGGTCTAAATTTTATCCACGAGCCGCAATTTCAAAGAGTGTCGTTGTGCAATGTTGAATTTATTGATTTTATGATCAAATTCGGATTCCCTGAACGGACTGAAGCCACAACAAAGATGATTCCGCGACGTATGCTTTTGTGTTCTAGAGAATTGATAGCAGCATGCTTACGTGGGATGTTTGATGGCGATGGGCACTCTATTAAGCACAATGGTTGTGTCGGCTATACGTCTACTTCTAAGAAGCTGACAGCTCAAGTGCGAATGTTATTGTTAAATTTTGGTATCTTGACCAAAATAAGCTATGATAAACGAAAAATTAGAAAGTTTATTAAGAAGAAAACTGGTAGAATGTATGTGAGTAAGTTAGCGGAGGCTGCTCAGCTTTTGCTTTCGGCTTCTGATTCAAAGAGATTTTATGAAAAAATCGGATTTGGTATCGATAGAAAAGCAGTCAATGTCGATGGTCTGACTGAGAATAACAAGGAATTTCATTATTGCTTTAATGACCACTTTAGAGCATTGTATGCGAGATATGGATGTGGTTCCCTCGGCTATGATTCGATTAGACGAGCCATCAGGACCAATCATTGTACTGTCAAATCGGCAATCGCCGCTTTGGAATCGTGGAGCGAACATGGGACTGATGCTGACGTTGTGGCTATTAAACAGAGAATTGATGAGATCACACGTTCACAGAACAATATCAAATGGTTGCCGATCAAATCAATCAAAGATGGTTCCAGCAAACTAGTTGAAATCAGTATAGATCATGAAAGCCATGCGTATATTGCCAATGGCATATGGTCATCGAATAGCCAGATTAGCAAGACAGTTATTTTAGCTCACATCAAAAAGGATTCGCGTGATCGTGTCAAAAAAGGTTTTTCGATTTATCGTAGCCATTTGAGACATAAAAGTGCGAGAAAACATCGTAGCAATATTACTGACAAGTCAGTTATTGAACAATTTGTGGAAGATGTCCGATTGGCGGTTAAACATGACAGTCGGTTTGACCAGTTACCTGACTGTTTACTGGCTCTGGCTATGAATGATTCCAATCCTTATATGAACATCACTAATAAGTTAACCGATCTTTCTGGTCTGCCTCGTCAGACTATTAAATCATTTATGATGACGATTAAAAATATGTCTGGATCTTTTGTTTTGCCCACTGAGATATCAAAAATGCCGTCTTGGATGACCGAACATCAGCATCAGGAGAATGAAGATGCAGAATAAATGTGTGAAATGCGAGAGTGTCGAATTTAATCAGGAATGTTATTTGTGCAGAGCCGCCCAGATGATCGTTGAGAATAATGAAGTTTCAGATGAAAATATATGTCTTATGTTGACTGAAGCTATTGTCAAATCAATCAAGGAAAGATTAAATCGACGTACCAGAAAGACTATCGGACCAAGACAGCCAAAACCGGAAATGAAAGGCGTAGTCAAGAAGAGCGGTAATAATGATCCGACTGTGGGCAGAGGAGACTTCGCTAGCGGCACTGTGGCCAAGGAAAAACAGAATCAGGATCAAGCAGACGATTATCTCGCGAAGACCATGGCAGAACAGAGACGAATTATAAAACACAAATACCATAAGCTTGATGAGAACCTGTCTGATCCTCGCGTCGTCAGTCTGCTGAATGAAATCTGTACCACAGGAACAGGTTATGCTGATCAAGACGTGATAGATAAAGTGGGCAATACCATTGATAATCTAGCTGATGTCAATGACGGCATAATCACCCATAAGGATGTCAAATTCCAATGGGATCAGGAGAAGGCTAATGGCTGGCGAGAACTCATTAAGCAAACCAAATCAGTCCCTAGTGACAGATAATCAATCACCAGCTGATAATCGATCAGCCAATTTGGCTGATATTGGCACTGCTTTTATACTGAAGACCGTTCATGACTATGATACGCATGGCGCACGACTGCTTGAGTTATGGAAGAGAGAGCACGAAGAATTGGATGATATTATCAGTGAATTGAAGGATATAGCCGGGTTGAATGGTGTAGAAAATTCAATGGGTCAGGTGGATAGAGGCATGCCAGTTATGGAAGCCTTATCTCAGACCCTTAAAACTAGAACAGAGCACAGTGGTGTATTGCAAAAACACCTAGAATCACGAACGAAATTCATAGCTGCATTGAAAGCTGCGTCCTCGGTCGTGATCAATGTTGATAATAACGGGGTTGACAAATCTGGCATTGATGTTGAATTGCAAGATATTCTTAATAACTCTGATACTCACAACTATGATGAGGATTAACTGTGGCTAGACTGACTTCCACACAGAGGGCAATTGTAGAGAGATGTAGGAATGATCCTATTTTCTTTATTGACAATTTTATGAAGGTCAAGCACCCTAAGGCTGGTCTGCTTCCGTTTAAGACTTGGGGATATCAGCAGAGAATTGTAAAAGCTACCAGAAAACACAGATTTAACATAACTCAGAAGCCTCGTCAGGCTGGTGTGTCGAAGATAGCAGGCGCTCTGTGCCTGCATACTGGCTTATTCAGTACGCATGCTAAAGTCTTAATTGTGTCTAGAAAAGACGATGATGCTATGGACTTCTTGTCCGATAATGTCAAGATTCCGTTTTTTAATTTGCCAGAATGGATGCAAGCGATCTGGGGTGAGCCAAAAAACAATGAGCATGAGTTAGAATTCAAGAGCAATGGTTCTCAAATTAGGTCTTTGACTTCTAATCCGAATGTTTTGCGTTCACACGCCAGTACATTCAATGTGATTGATGAGGCCGCTCACATTCAGGGCATGGGCAACCTCTGGGCTTCAGGCTGGTCTACGTTGCAGCATGGTGGTCGTGTCTTGGCTATTTCGACCACTAATGGTATAGGTGACTGGTTTTGGGCTACCTGTACTGAAGCTGAAGCCGGTATCAATGTATTCAATCTGATTAAGATTGATTGGACAGAAATGACATGGGCTATTGAATTCAAAGACAATATCACAAATAAGATGGTCCGTATCGCTCCTACGGATGGCATCAGAAAATGTGTGACTAAGGAAGAGATTGAGAAATATGGTGAGTACTGGTCGCCATGGCTGGAAGAACAATATAAGGGTCTAGTGGAGAAGGGTGAACCTTGGAAGTTCGAGCAGGAAGTACTGGCACGGTTTGTTGGATCTGGTCGCACTATTATCGATAAGATGGCGATAGCCAATGCTAAATTGAATATCGCTGATGAATACGAAAAAGTAACCTCTAATGCGACTGTCTTCTATATCAGGGGCAATCAGGAAGAGGAATTTTCCTTTGATATTGATGAGCCGAAGCAGGGCCTGTACATCTGGGAGCATCCGCCAGAGGGCGATGGTGTATCTAATTATGTCATCGGGGTTGATTTTGCAACTGGTAAGGGAAATGACTACCATGGTCTTCAGGTATTAAATTCTGATACTAGAAGCCAAGCAGCCGAATTGATGATCAGGAATAAACCTCATGAATTTCTGCGTATGCTGGTGTGGTTGGCGATTTATTATAAGATGGCGTTGATAGTTCCGGAGCGAAATAACGGTGGCGATCCGTTGATTGATAATCTGCTGTATGATTGGGGCTATACTAATATCTGGCGTGAAATCAAGCCGAATACCAATCCTAGGTCAAAGAATAAAGAGGTGTCTTATGGTAAGCATGGCTTCTTTACTAGTGAGACATCTAAGGCGACTATCGTTCGTGCTCTGAATCAGAATATAACAGCAGATGAGAATACTTTTAAGGTCTATAGCAGGCGTTTGATTGAGCAGTTTGAAATATTTATTAGGCGCAAGGACAAGTCTGGTAGAGATACTGGCCAGATCGGTGCCGAAGCCGGACCCGGAAATTTTGATGATTTGGTTATGGCCTTTGGTCTGGGCTTGATTGGTTGTCGTGATGCCATGCCAATTGATAAGGAGATAATGCAGATCTGGAGGTCTGACAGGCTCCCATCGCAGAGTGCAATTGGTGTTATCAATAAGCCTAATAATGGTCAGAGTATGAGGACTCAAATATCTAAGCTGTCCGATTTGACCAAGTCTTATTTGCCTGCGCTGGTTGGTGAGCAGTCAAATGACTATGACCCTAGTGAAGATATATTGAGTAGCGTACTTAAATCGGTGGGCGAACTGAATGTTCCAGCTGTTGTGGCCCCTAAGCATCGCTTTAAATAGGGCGTTGAAATGAGTTTCAATTGGGCAATGTGGGATAGAATACGTCTTCTCAATAAGACGCATAGACTATATCAGAATGATAGGACTATTCAGGATCAGACATCTCTTTCTACTATAGGAAGAGATTTAGGAATAAACAATCTTCGGCGTTCACAGCTATCCGCTGACAGTCTATTTGCCACTCAGACAAACCGGTTTGCACGATATCGCGATTATGAGATGATGGACCATGGCGAATTAGCCTTGGCTTTAGATATCCATGCTCAGGAATCATGCATTACCGATCCTGAGACTGGTCACTCGTTGATAATCAAAGCATCTAGTTCAGTAGTAAAAAAGGAACTGGAAGAACTCTTTTTTAACACTTTGAATTGGGATAGTGTTGCCTATGCAGCTGCTAGATACCTATGCAAATATGGCGACAACCCTTTCGAAATCATACCGACAGTAGAGCGTGATGGTGTGGCGGCAATTAAACACATTGAAGTCAGAGAGTTCACCAGACTAGAAACACGCAATGGCGATCTGATTGGTTTCTTCTATAGCCCAGAATTGGCTACCAACCAGCCAGTTTTTATGCATCCATGGCGTATGGTTCATATGCGTCTTGATTGTCTGGAGAAGGACTTCAAGCCATATGGTATGTCTATTATCGACAGATCACGATCAGACGCTAAGCGTGTGCGCCTGGTATCGGAAGGTGCTATAATCTATCGATTGACACGAGCCACAGAACGCAAGAAATTCAAGATTCCTATCGGAAACATTCCAGCCAAGGAAATACCAGAATATTTGAACGTCATTGCTAGAGCCTATAAACGGAAACGCATCTTCGATCCTAGAACCGGCACTTTCGATGAGAAATACTCTCCGCTGATTCAGGAAGATGATTTCTTTCTGCCGCAACGGCCAGATGGTCAAGGCATTGACATTGATAATCTGCCGGGCGGAGCCAATCTCGATAAAATCGATGATTTGGAATACTTCAAGAAGCAGATGATTGCCCCTACGAATATTCCTCCTGCGATGCTAGGAGTAGGTGAAGGTGCTGGCCAGCCAACCAAGGAACCATTGTATTCTATTTCTTATCATTTTGCCAGATCTATTGAGCGAGTACAAAGAGCTATAGCCCTTGGACTAAAGAAAATAGCTATTGTTCACTTACTATTGCGCGGTTACTCTATAAATGATGTCAAAAATGTCGATCTGTATCTGCCTATTGGGTCTGCCATTGAAGAATTATATAGGATGGAAACATGGCAGACTCGCGTCAGTGTGATGGCTGATTTGAAGGATCTAGAGTGGTTTCCTAAGGAATGGATTGTTACGAAGTTCACTGATCTAACACCAGATGAGATCATTGAATTGAATGAAATGATCAAGATGATGGGTGCAGATCCTGCAGCCGTCAGTGATGGATCTGGTGGTGGCGGTGGAGGCGGTGGTGGTCTACCTGATATTGGTGATCCTGAAGATGCTTTAGCTGATGTTGAGAATTTAGATCAGTTGGGTAATGATTTAGATGCTGCGGGCGACGAAGGTTTGGATAATGCACCTGCTGAAATGGCTGCGATTGAAGAGGACGTAAGGCAGCAGTCTAGGATGCGGAAGAAACGTCAGATGCTTAAGATTCTAAGCGAATGGCATATGAAAAAGGTCAGCAACAGGACTCTGGCCAGCGGATATAATTACATGAATTGCGCCGGTGAATTCAGACTTATTACTGAGTCTAAACGCACCAGCGACGGAGAATACAAGCTGCTTTCCGAGTCGGTAGTTTCTGAAATAGATAATCGTTCCTTCGGATATAACAATGATGAGATTAAAATGATCACCAAAGTTGCTACTATTTTGTATAGGAATAACAAAAAGCAAGTCCCCGGTGCTTTAGTGACAGAATCTGTTGATATTGCCGCCTTGAATGAAGTAATTGCAGGCGATAAGATATTAATTAAATCAAATATATAAATATTCAGGCCGTATTTGGGCTACGGCACCTGCGCGTGGTGAAGTCAACCATATCGCGAAGCACAAAGCAGCCCTATCAAACGAAAGACTGGACCATGGCTAAGACAACCGCAACTACAATGGATAGCAGAAAATATCTGACTATCGTCAATAATTCACCTTTTGCTATTGCACGAGTAGTAACAGAATCATTCAAAGCACAGACTGGCCTGAAGGATGTAATGCCGGTCGGTTTCGATGGCAACCGTTTGATGGTTGAAGATACCAAACGTGGCATCCACTATGCTGTCAATTTCGCTCCAAAACGTGGCGACTATGTTATCGAGTCCTACGAACCATTAAATCTGATGAATGGTGATCGCTCGGAAACCTACACAGCCAATTGCTTGAGCCTTGTAGAATCCTTGCTTGCCGACAAGCAGGATCAGAACAAGATCAGCGAATCGTTCTACAGAATCGCTGGTAACCGATATTCTCGAAAATCAATTCCTAGCCACGGCATCGTGAAAACACGTGATGGTGTTGTGCATAAGATCGCTGTTTTTGAAGAAATTCAGAAACGCAAGAAAACAGCACTGGCTGAAAGCATCGGCAGAGCATACAAGGCCGGTTCAAAGATCCTCAATGAGGATTCGACTGCCGCAATTGGTAATGTCAAGTTTGCACTGCATCGCTACCGTGCACGTTGCATGAGAACCATCGCTGAAAGTGCCAGCAAGGATGCTGGTTTCAATAATGTTGTGGCCCATATTGCCAATCAGGTGAATAACCACGACCTTGCCAAGGGCGTGTCTATCGCCAAGAACTTCCTGCGAGAATTTCAGGAATTTTCCACGCTGGACAAGGCCAAGTTTACCAACCTGATTGAAGAATCCTGTGCGGCTTCCGGCATCCTGAATGATGACCTCATTCGCGACACTGCGGAACTGATGTGGCGAACCAATATTGGTGTAAATAGCAAAGCAATCGTCAAGGAATGGCGAATTGCTGCTCAGAATTCCGGCAATACGACATTGCTGGAAAACGTCTCGATTCTTGCCGATACACCCAATGGTCTTGATCACTACGATCAATTCATCAATGCCATATTCTGTGAGGGCGTGACAGGGCCAAACCAGATTCAGGCTGGTGCCTATAAGACTGCATTGCAGGCTTTGTTGAATGTGCCTACCATCAGTGGTGAGCCAGCAATGAAGAATCATATTGTCGATCTGATGGAAAGATTGACAAGAACCGGTGACCAGCATGCGATTCTGGAAGCCGAAGAAGTGCTGGCTAATGCCAACAGCGAGGCACAAGGTGCTGGCATTAATCTAGAAAATTTCGATGCCGTCAACGACATAGTTGACATGCCTGATCTGTCGCCAGAAGCGGAAGAGAATAAAGAGAAGGCTGGTAGTGGTAACGTAGTATTCAATATTAACATCAGTGGAGACGGTAAGTCTGTCGATGTTAATAATGAAGATGCTCTTCAAGACGCTACTCCTCCAGCGCCTCCGGCTCCTCCAGCCCCTGAGAATGCCATTGGCGACACTGGCGGCATGCCAACCCCATCTCCCGGCAGCATGTCTGGTGGTGGTCCCGGCCAACAAGCCGGTCAGGTCACCTTCGAAAGCTATAATCAGTATGCTAATGTGCTAACTGAACACGTTGGCAGACCTCCAATGTTCTTTGGGCACGATTATGGTGTCAGTCCGCTGTCTTATGAAGACACTGTAGCAGCTACTGCAGTGTTGAAGGGCATACTGGCTGAGAGCCTTGATAGCGATGCGAACTTGACTGCTCTGGCTATCAGTGCGATCACCAAGTCGAATTTTGTAATCCCCAAAAATCGACTTGAAGAAGCCGCCAAGAGTGTGGTAGATAGCTTTGTGGCTTCAAATCGCAGCGTGTTAGAAGAAGATCAGTACAAATTCCCACGCATTAAGAAGACTGGCCTGAAGAGGAGTTCAATTAAAGCCGAGAAAGAAGCGGCTTCAGAAGCATCGCCTGCCAAGTCTGATACTGTGGATGAGTCCTACGTCTACACGCATCATGACGGTACAGCCGTCCTGATCGAAGGCAATAACTCACAGTATTTTGTCAGCAATCTGTCTGGTACTATCAAGGAACCGGTTCCGACTAATGTGGTGAGCAGCATGCTCTTCGCTGTGAAGGCTAGCGATTCCGGCGATCCCAAGATTTTCGAAGATTGGGTTGGCCAAGGTATCGATCAGTTCTTGCTGGATGAGTCAGCCACCATTGTGACTGTTGATGAAGACGGCACAGTCTCGGTCGATCAATCTGATGACGACACTGGTGAGACGATCAATATCGCCGAAATCAAGCCAGTTGTTGATGATCACTGTATGACTGCCAGTGGATCTGATGATGGTTTTGGTGGTGATAGTGAGTTTCCTGAAAATGAAGGATTCGATGATTTCTCTACGGAGGAAACAGTTGATACTGAAACTGCCGCTACTGATGCGATAGACAGTGTTGACAATGAGAATGAAGTCGAACCTGAAGGCATGGAAACAGACGGAGACAATGATGAAGATGATGAAGATGAAGACGATGAACCATCGAAGGGTGGCATGCCATTTGACAAAGAGTAATCAATGTCGATTCTGAATCAGATAAATGATTCTATAACTGACCTGCTCGCCAGAAGAAACGTTTCTTCTGGCGGTGCTGTATCACCACATAATGCCATTGAGTATTTTGGTGGTATAATGGTTCCAATGTTGCCCTATGAACCAGATCCAGTTACTTTTCGTGAGCAATATTATTATAATTCGACTCTAAATATGTTATTCACTAAAGCTGGCACTGCTGACAATGCAAAAGTCTGTAAAACAAGAGTATTCTGGGCAAGAGCAAGGACTAGACAAAGTCTATAGTGACGCTGTCAAATCAAGGACAGTCATCAGAGCCATTCTGGCTAATACTTCTAGCCATGTCGATTTTGCTGATTTTGGTCAAGTCAGGAAATGGATTTGGGAAAATCGATTTGTCTATACTATGTTAGATATGGCATATGTATCGAAAATTCCTAAGGATCGATTGAGGAATATTATTTATGGTGTAGGGCTTGCTTATCCTAGGGCTGTTGTCAGCGGGCGTGCGCTGATGAAAATCGTACAGCCAGCCGATTTTCCTTCATTTCCAGTGACGACTGAATGGCTGACATACGCTTTAAATAAGTATACTAAAGGTGCTATCGCTAATATTCTGAATGTGAATTATCTCAATTTCATTAAAATATTGAAGAGCAATGGATTGAAGGTAGGAATAAAGCCAGAGGCTATCTCAGAGATTCAATTTAGGCAAATGCTGCTGGAGACTAATTCGCTCATGCGCAATAGAAAGTCTGATTTAGCTGCTAAATACGGTATCGTCTTAGTCAACAAGAAGTCAAAGAGTAAAAAGCATGTTGTTAGACATGAGAAAATTTCAGCGTTTATTTCAAAGCCTAAAAATCATAGCTGTGAGACTGGAAAGGGCAAATGATATAGTCGATCAGATTACTCCGATTATAACTACGACTCGACAGCACCAGATCACGATAAGAAGTAAGACCGGTAGCGTGTTTTGTGTGAAGGAAAAACAGAGCTATGATCTCCTTAATTCTGATGTTACTATCCAGTCGGATACACTAACATACGATGAGTTCATTAGACATAACGATTTAGAAAGATTTCTAATATACGAACGATTCATTTTCAAGGCTGCACAAATAGGATGTAACCGCACTAGTGATGAACTGGCTTTAGATCGAGTGGTTTCCAAGGATTATTATTTGCACCATAAGCAAGATAAAGCAGTTGTTTTAGATGGTCTAAATGTCAAATGCGGCAATATCACTTTAGACCACCACTTTAAAAACACGAAGAGAGTACGTCGGCTGGTGTTCGATAAGATAATGCACCATAACAATGTGGTCAACAGATATGATTTGGCTAAGCCGGGAAGAGCGATATATTTAAGAATAATAAAGCATATTATGGAAGTGGGGCCGATCTCTTATAGATCGGTCTGGAATATTTTAGGATGGGCCGATTATAAGCTGGTCATTTCTAGGGCGATAAAGTCATTAAGGAACTATATCATGGCAAATGGTAATATCAATGATCATTTGACTATTCATGATTATTCCAATTTCGCTCAGCCTGTCGCTGAAACCATGGCTCATTTATTGGGTTTCGGCTATGTCAGCCATTTCAATTATCAGCCCAGATTGGCTTTTTCCAAGTCAGAGAGCACTGTCCATCTTAATCTTGCTCTTCTAGCTAATCAGGAAGATATTCGACTATTTCTGGAATCGAATGTGATGGAAGCGGTTGTTATAACGTTTAGAAAGAAGGAATTTATGGATGCCGCTATTGCTACTGGAAGGTACCTTGTCAGTGGGATCGACCTGCGAGGAGTACAGAATTATGTATATGTAAAATTAAAGTCCCTGAACTAAATATATCTAGGACTCTATGAGGAATAATGATGGCACTTTCGGCTTTGCCTGATCCAAATTCGATGCAAGATGGACAGACTGTAGATATCATTGGACCAGATGGTATAGTGAGATCATTTGTATTTGATTTACAGACCAAATCATTTACTCTGAGAGACAGCCAGCTTTTTGTCCCCACAAAGCATGGCGATACACACATATCAACTGACCCTATTCCCTTGGCTACTTGCGACACTCCCGGCCTGATGGCCGCAAATGACAAATGCCGCTTGGAAGCATTAAGCCAGTTGAGAGTCGGCGTTTTAGGATATACAGGGGCTGGTAATCCGAATGATGGCGGGTGGCTGCAGGACGATATCATTCTAGCTGCTGGTGGCAATGGATTTTTGAATATTGAACGTGTTGGTAACGTCATCAGATTTACAGTTCAACCGCCTTTGCCCTTTGCTTGTAATTGTGAAAGCTGCGCTGAATTGTTCTGGATTTTCGATGAGACAGAGCCATACTCAATCAGACCGCCAACATGTAGTGGCAAGTTGCCCGGTATAAATGCCTACGGTGATGTCAAGTTCTATATCATGCCAGAATCGACTATAGTCGATCCGGCTAACCCATCTCAGGTGCTGAACACGAAGGGTAATTACCCTTCTCTTGTATTCAAGAGATACAATAATTCACTGACTACCGGTCTGGCATCTTTCGAGCTTGTCCTGCAACGCGACAGCATTAACAGGACACAGGCTCAAGTAGGATGGTCGTTCTTGCCTGGCGCTGATGGCGATGTTGAATGCGTCTGGTATACTGGTAAAGACGATGACGGCAACCTACTGAGGTTTTCTTTCGATCCCAAGAAAGAACCCGGCATGCTTGGCGGTCTGATGTCCAATGGTCATTTGATCACCAAACGGATGGCTATCGTTACCGGTTATGTTACTACTACGCCGCAGAATAACGTCTATTATTGTAAAATGTGGGATGTTTTAAACGCCACAACTATTGGCGATGAATTCACAGCGACCAATATATGGGATTATGTTGATAACGGCACTGGAACGTTTGTGCCGGTGATGGATTCGATGGAAGCCAATCTGTTGAAGGTTGGTACGCTTATCGACATTTGGATGTTTGAAATTAGCCAATCCTCCGATGGTCCACAATATCGGTACTTTATCAATAAAGAGCCGATGCTGACAGCTGATGATGTCTGGGCACCAGTAGGAAATGTCCAATTTGGTGATACAGTTGATGCCAGAGCAGAAGTCGCTATGACGGATGCCACTGGCCAAGAGGAAACGACGGCTTTTGAGGCAGATGTTGATTTCGATGGGTTTGAGAATAGCATCTGGGGTCTAGCCAATGAACAGGATATTAAATTCTACTCTAACTCTGGTCAGATTGAAACATATATCGGCAGAAGAGCAAACATCGATACTGCCATCAAGGCTCTGAAAGTAGTAAAAGACGAGTATAGCACAGTTGGTACTACTAACCGACATCAGAAGCCGGTGTTTCTGTGGAACAGAATCGATCTCCGGGCATCAGCCTACGCTGTGATCGACATGGGCTTCCCAGCAGATATGGAATTTGAGGATTTTCCGCTTCTGGATTTGTGCTGGGGTCCACATGAATCATGCTCTGATCAGTATGCCGAGGTCATTAGGTCACGCGATAACGCTCTGAGCCTTGACGGGGTCGATTACAACAGTATTCCTCGTGTGGGGCAGTGGCAGTGTGTCTATCCTCCGGAAAGAGCCGGTCTGACATTCAACCAAGCCGATAAGTCGATGGAGTATGTGCCTAGTTCCGGGGTCAAACCAACCATCTATTCCAATGCCGGTAATAGTATGGTGTCTGGTGATATTCTATCCTTGGTACAGCGTGATTTTACTACCAACGCAGTTCGCATTTTGCCGTTCAAGACAGGTGACGTATATGGAATGAGAGTCATCAGTGGTATTCTGGGCATGGATACGCTCTATCAGAGCAACGGTCCCGGCGATTTGGATGACTATGTGAGGGGTTTTCAGGCCGGATATGTCGTGAGCCAGACGTATACCCAAGACGGGCTTTGGGACGGCTCCGGGACGGCTCCGGAGGCTAACATATCAGGCTTCTCAATATTGGGAGGGTCTGCAGGGACCGGTACGGAACGCTGGAACCGTTTGGAAATAATGTTCAAGAATAATAGACTGTGGTTATGGTGGAATGGTCTTCTAATCCCACCTTCGACTCAGCTGTCGGCTCTTTTGCCTGTGCCTGTACAGATTACGAGCCAGTATTATCCATTTAATCCAGCCTACGATCTGGGCAAATTCTTTCTGAGAATGTGGCCGGGCATGATCTTACGACGTGTCCAGCTTATGACACAAAATTCCAGAGCTAATGAATACCAGAATGGGCAGGTTCTTTTAGGCAACTAGAGCTGATCTTCTTCGATCAGCTCCTTTTCTAATGCATCCATAGACTTTATGATGCTGTATTTCTCTGTCAATCGAATAATCTTCATAATGGCTATTTTATTCACTAGGTTGGAGCTTACTTTTCTTGATTGTTCTATGGCTTCATGATTTGTATTGCATAGTCCTGCAAAGTGAATAGTTAAGGCTTTTTTATTGGCCATGGCATAGCAGATTAAGAATTTAGTCCGCTGTTGTATTTGTGATGACATGACTAGCCCATTAGATCGATGATTGCCTTTGCGTTCCTTAATACTTCGAATGGCTGTTTGACTAGCAGTATTCTCTTAAATGTCTTTCTGATGTACGGCACGACGACAGTGTCGATCAGTTCAAGCTCTGATACGGAACACATGTCGGGGCCACAGACGTGGGTGTCTTCTATGTTGACCATCACCCCATAAGGTACCATGGCCTTGAATAAGGCCTTGTACATACGTCTGATGGTAACGCGATTATCAAAGTGATCAACAGCTGATTGCTTGTCCCTGTTCAATAGACGTTCTGAAATTATGTTGTTTGGTGGTGTATCCAACAGAATCAATGTCATATCGATATCGGCGATATGTTTGGCGGTTAATTTGCATATCGTCTCAAATAGTTCTTTTATCTCAGTTATGTTCTCATTCTTTGTGTGAGCGAAGAACGGTCCGGTGATAGGTGATATTCTATCGGAGATAATGCACTGAACTGGTATTTCGTCTAGTTTGGCTGTGAAGTTGGTATAATCTGCAATGGGAATCAACTGTTCAGTCAGCCAGTCCAATCCGCCATTGCTCTTGACTAGATTCCGTAGTTGTTCGCCGACTTCGAATGCGCCGGGGTGTTGGAATACTGTATTTTGGATATCATAGCTTTGAATTAATATTCTGGAAATACCATGGCATAGGGTTGTCTTACCAGAAAAATCAGTGCCTTCTACTACTAGCCAATTCTTTTTAGTCGTGTTCATTGGTGTGCTCGTGAAATCCAATTGATACTAGATAAATTTACATACGTTCTAAGTGTTCTTAAGACCATAACTCATGCTATTTTGGACGTATAAAAACGAAACGCTTTTTAGCGGAACCATATACTTTATGATAGTTGAATTTTAAGGCGAATTCAGATTCAGTAAGCTTAAGATTGATAGCTTTATTATACAAGGTCTTTTTATGCATTACCCATCCATCTTCAGAAACATACCAATAATCAGGCTGGCAAATACCATCTTCTTTGAAATTACAGGCTAAATAGGTAATACCATGGTGATTAAAAGTAGTATCACAATAAGTTAACACTGCTTTATAGTATTCTGGTAACCGTTTAATGCAACGAGCTACGAACCAGCTGGCAAAATGTTTCTTTTGATAACTCGGATGAATACAGAGACGTGATAATTCACGAAATTGCGATTGCTTTAAATCGTTTATAGTGACATTTTGACGTGCTGGCGGTGAGAAGACACATACGGCAATTAAACTAGAGCCAATATAGGCTCCGTAGGCTATTCCGCCTCGTCCTGCATTAGCTAAATAGTGATATTTTGATAACAATAGTTTATAATCATTTGGAGGACAATCAGTTATAGTAACATCTTTAAATTCGAATTGGATTTGATCTAATGAACTTAGGCCAAGCCAATACTTTAGAAGATCGACGACTCTATTATAGTTGGAAAACTCATGTTCCCAGATTGCTTTTAATTCGAATCCTGGTACTTGGGCAATATATGCGGCTTTGGCTTGATCGGCAATGCGTTTATGTTTCTGAGAGTGAATCCAATCGCCTTGGCATTCAATTAATAAATCAGGTTTGTCAGCCCTAGGAATTCTACAATCAAATGACCAAGGTCCGATTAGACAGGCCGGATCACAATCGACAAAATATGGAACTTTTAGATCATCTAATATTGAATATAGAATGCGTTGAATACTGGATACACGTGGCTGGCGAGCGGCGCTGGCTGATAATTTAGCTAAGTATGCCATGCTCTTTTGTATAGTGGCCATTTTGGCTTTGAAATCAGCTGTCGATTTCGAAGCCAAAACTTTGGCACGGTAGTCAGGATCTGCCCAGAGTGCCTTGCTGCGTTCGGAGCGTAGCTTGAGGTCGTTTTCCGATAATGACAATGAACCAGATGCCCATTTTTCTTTTAGCATTGCGCTCAGATTAGCGCGATGATTATCGTCACGAATGGCTGTTAGTGTTTTATTTCTGTATTCTTGATCTGCCCAGCGTTTTTTAGCTGATGATCTATCTATTTCTAGTCGGTCGGCATTATGCTTCTTACCACGCAAGGCATCGCTTATTTTTTGTGATTTTCTAGCTTTTGATTTTTGGTCTGGCGGATTGCGCTTTATGGCGGCAAGACGCAGTGACTCCCTGTATTCGTCGTCCTGCCATTTGGTTTTGATGGCACAAGATCGGCATTTATATGGTTGATAGGTTCTGTTAGGGATTCGTTTCAATGTGGCGGTGCTGCCACAGGCGCAGATTACATCAGTTGGATAGGCTTTTGATGGCATAGGTTTGTATTGATTATGATACAGATTATATTTCTTTTGAGCGCGGATTTTTTGGAATGACGTACATGTCATGTTCAGAACCCCATTCCAGTTCCATGAAGATAGCATCTCCTTGTAATTCTATGAGATGGTCTAATAATTTCTGGGCGTTCTTTATGGCTGTAGTGACATTGGCCATTTTGGCTATTTGATTCTTAGTTTTCTTTAACTTGGATAGTTCTTTTTTGATCTTTTGCAGATCGGTCTGCATCTTTCTAGTCTTCCAGACTGCATGGCCTGATGTGACGTAATATTTTGCAGGATCAAAGACTCCTAGTCCTAAACTGGATAGGTCGATTTTATTAATATAGTCTGATATTTCTATGCGAATTTTATCTGATTTTGTTTTTTCAGGCTTCATACTTTTTGTCCTCGACCTATTTTAGTTAGATCGAGGACAAAAAGAGCTTAACGATTAATATTATATGACCTTCATGTTCTTCAGCACGTCAGTGGCTTCCGACAGGCTCATGGTATTAGCTACCATTGTGCCGTATTTGTGGTTGCTCAGCTTGGATGTCTGATTGATTTTGGTCGCTGCATCAGCGAATTCTTCAGCCAGTACACGGTTGGCAAACAGGTATTTGCCTTCCAAGAACAGAGGAAGTCTGGCTTTGAGATTGGGGACCTCGTAGCTGCCTCGTACAATAGTGCCGTTGCCTTCAGCGATGATGCTGATGTTGACCTTCTTGGCACGACCGATTGATTTCAGTTCCTCAGCGATCATGAGTGCACGATATGGTTCTTTGACAGCAATTCGTTCGTTGGCACTTTCGACGACGAATCGGACGTTTGTCTCTTTGGGTGGGTTTGGCAGGCGAGAGAATTCGTTATCGATTGCTTCTCGAACGCCTTCTGACAGCACTTTATAGTTGGAACGCAGTTCTGCGATACCACCGGCGACCGCTGATTCCTTGACCACGGAGCCGAGATTGTTCGACAGGTTCCAGCTGTATGGCTTGTCAGCCCATCGTGTATCGACCTTGTCTTTCAGATCGATATCCTTGTCGGTCTTTTCCATGCCCTTGTTGCTAGGGGTGCTATGGCCGGGTTCGCCATCAGTGATTTCGCCATCGGAGTTGCATTCTGCCTGTTGGCCGATTGGCTCGCCGTGCTTTTCGACATCGTCGGGACCGGGCTGGCTGTTGTCGTAATAATGGCCGAGATCATCGTCCATGACGCTATCATCGTCATTGGTGTCCATGCCTACAGCCTTGGCTTCGTGTATCACCCATCCAGTGGTGTGACGGCCCGAAACCGGTTCGAAGGCACAGAGCTTGCTGCTATCGAGAGCATCTTCAAAGAGTGTCTTCGGCACAACTAGGCTCTTTTTGGCCAGATAACCATTGAACTGGCTATAGTTGATGAAATTATTCTTTTGTGCGTAGTCCTCAACCAATCTGATCGTTTCAGTCAAATTGTTGATTTGTCTTGGTCGTGCAGTCATGGTATTGACCTTCGTCGATGTTATAGGAAACTACAGGTATATTTGTCAAAGACCTGTGATATTGTCTAATGACAAGGCCTTATGAAGCCATGCTTCATGTGGTATTTTACTCGCCAAATCTTTGTATTTATTAGGTATCCATTCTACAATAGTAATATGTCCTATAGTGGACGAATAGCAGATTTCATTTTCTTCCTGAATTCTCTTTATATCATTCTGATTATTTAAGCCACGAAGAACTCGACGCATCGGCAGAGTCAATGCCGGTGTCGATCCGACATCTTTGATTAGGTCGCTTATCTTGTTGAGAATGGATGGGTGAGCCGAATTTGGATGTGTCTTTATGATGAATTCTAGTAATGATTTTTGGTCTAACTTGGGTAATAGTGTTGATAATGCGGCTACTATTCTCTTACATCCATTGCTCCCTTTGATTTCGGCGGCATAGTCGAGATATAATTTATAGTCATACTCGGCGAGCCATGATTTGAACTGGCCGTCATTGCCGATAAAACAGAGATGTGAATCGCTTATGATTGCTGCCATGGACAAAGTAGACCGGTTCTCATAATGCTGATCATCATATCTAAGTTAGTTGCGTGACCTTTATAAAGATCATAAATATTGTCATTCAGTCTACTCAACACAATATCCTTTATAGAATCGTCATATGTTATAATGCTATCGCTACAGTCCAGCATGGTGTTAATGCCTACAATCGGCAACGCAAAGCACTGTCCCGGTGTCAGAGATGAGCCAAAAGATAACAGATTAATGTATTGTCGCTCTGACAATTTGAATACTGCAAATGTCTGGATGCCAGTAGAGATGACAGCTAGCCAATCTGGTTTGCCAAAAGTACAGGCATCGGAAAGAATGGAGAAGTCATCCTTTGTGATGACTCCTAACTGCTGATTGTTGATGCGAGTGAGGCCAACTATCAATTCGCCTTGCTCACTGCTATAGCGATCATTTAGGCCGATTAAAATAGGTCCGCCATCATGTGAAATAGTAGTGGAGAATTTTTCGTACTGATTTCTGACCGTTTCACTGTCCGTGTTTGGTGCAAACCCAGCTATATTGATTGTCTTGTCTAGCGAACCATGCTTGTACTGGATCGTTAATTCGGCATGGTGGCCTGCTGAACCGGTAATAGGATACTTCAGGTAAGTAAGCCTGTATAGGCCAGATTGTGGCACTATGCTTGCTTTTGGATTGGTTGGTGTTATTGAGACTTTTAGATCGGTCAGCGGCGTATGAGAACTGAATGATTCGGCAGCTGCAGGATCTAGTTCAATATTCATGAATCCTTGTGGTACTGGCGGCGGTGGCGATGTTCCGGCAGCAGCTGCAGCTGCCTTTTCTTCATTGATTGTTTGTTGTTTGATGCATTCGTATAGAGCACAACATAATGCGTCCTTGCTTAATGTGTATATCTGATCCATCATTTCTAGCCATGCTCTGGCGATGTCGGCAGTGCCTGCTCTGATCCTTTCGGCTTCGAGATAATATTTCGTTTGGATGGCTGAAATGATGGGGAAGATGTCAATATAATAGAGTTTTTGACCAGCAGGAGGACCATCTATGCTCTGGACTGTGCATGCTTTCAGATCGCTGGTTATGACGGAGTCGGAAGCTTGACCGCTGAGAGCGATAACCCAGCTGCTTGTACTACGTTCCACATCAATGGAACTAGGTGCTATTTCATCATCTCCGATGGCTCCGCGATAGGCTATTAATTTTGTCTTGCCACTTGACATGAGTTTAGTCTCAATGTCTACTATGGCCATTCCTGATTTTTCTATATTCGATATATCATATAGATCTTCGAAGACGCTGGCTCCACAACTGCTGCGACCGGGAAGGCCGGGTGGTCCTTTAGGGCCTGTTTCGACTTTTTGACCATCTGGTCCTTTATTGCCTTTTGGGCCTTTATTGCCTTTTGATCCTTTGAGCGATAGACTATTACGTCGAAGAAGCTCTAGAGCCAGCTTCTGTGGATCGATAGTGATGTCGATGATTGCTGTATTCTTGTCAACTTTCAGGTTCATTTCAACATTGGGCATGCCGGTCGCTGGATTGCTGAAATTACTGGTCGTCCGTACGTTTATAAAATCGTCTCCTCCTATGCTCAGATAGCCTGATGAGAAGACTAGATCACAATGCTCGCTGGTTAGTGTTGTTTCAAAAGGATCGGATTTTATATTAAGCAATTTGAGGTAGTCTTCACTACTCATAGCCCCATCTGATGATGGGGTGGCTAAGGCCAGTCGAACATTACTTGGCAGTTTTTTCCAACTCATAGTTTGAGCATCATACATATAGAACATGTCTGTAGATGCTTCGAAGATTGTCTTGTCAGATGGATTCGATGGAAACGTCATTTCATATCCTGTCAGAGAATCTGTATTATTTTCAGATCAGGCCTGTTTGCAAAATATAGCGCAGTTATTCTTTCATAGAAGTACGCAGGGCCGCGAGACGGGTCCATATTATGGTACATCATAGGCAAAAGAGCACCATATTTGTTATCAAAGTGATGAAAGCATTTTCTCCAGAAGGCGAGCCAGTCGTGCATTGTCTGTTTGCACATGATCATATCATTGGCCCATAGAGTGGGCTTGTCGTCATTAAATTCCAATCCACTGAATTCTTTTAATTCATCGAGCAGTTTTTTCATATCCGGATGCACATTGATAGTGTGCGTGTACCAGTTGCTGGGACAGGTCCATGGTGCGTGGACTTCATTCGGTTTTATATTACAGAGATCTATATATTTTGATAGGTCTGCTAGTCTTGTGCTAATTTTGGGATATTTATTGTTCCATCGGGCATTGACTATTCCGGTAACATCGCTGATTTCGAAATCACATAGGAACGCTCGGCATTCACCATATAGGTTACTATTGTGCTTCGTGCCTATGTGCAGGTTGTTCAGATATACCTTATAATAATCATGGCCGACATCGGCTATCCAGAGTAACTCCGGGTTATGTGATAGAACGTAAATGGTTTTGGTCATAGTTTAAATCTTTGTCTGAATGATTCTATCGGACCCCAGAAACGGTCATTGACAAATGTATTTATTGATTCTCTTGAACCTGTGAACGCTTTTGAGTGTCTGATGTCGATGTTTGGTATTTGACTATTATATGTCTTACCTGCTGGTTCGGCGATCACTGTATTTGTTTCAGCTATTTTCATGGAAATAGCTGCTCTCAATAGTTCCTTGTGGCCGCTTAATTGACTCAGGTGGAGTGATGGATAACCATTTAGCCCAGCATTGAAGAAACCGGCAGGAATGGCTGTCAATAGGTTGGTGTTGTAATAGAGTTCAGGGCCATCTGGTCTGTCATTGAAATGTGAGTGAGTATAGAGTACATCATGCTCAGCAAGATAGATTAGATCGCTGTGGGCCTGATCTATGCCGCTCAGGATATTTTGATACATTAGGCGATGTGATCGTTCTGATTGTTTGACTGATATGACGACCATTTCGAAATTTAATTTGTTAGAAGCAGCACTCAGTTCACTCAGAGCTGTCCTTAGAATCCATGGATTGCAATAACCATCGCTATAATAAACTATTGTTGCTGTTTGCATTCTTCTTGTGCTCTATGGACGATTTCGTCTATTAGTGCACTATTTACTGGTGTAGACGATTTCATGTGTGAAATCATATCGACTGGTGACAGGTTGAGTTCAGTGGTGCCTATGATGGCATTGCGAATTCTGTCTTCGTAGGTGTTATCATAAGGTACTTGTTCGCGAACGGAATGATGCCACCATTCCAGCCATGGTAGACATATACATTTTCGGCCATGTTGGCGATATTTTTCATGAATATATCCTTCTTCACCTCCGAAGCCTCTAAATAATGGATTGAATCCGAGCCATGCTTCTTTCAGGCATGAGAATAAACCAAGTCCATGGGATACGATTTCATAAGGCTCTGTCATGGTTTTGACAAAATCGGATTGGGTGAATACACCTAACATAGCTGAACTCCATACGGGCGACCACATGTCCGACTTGTTTATCAGATTGTTGTAGGCCATGGGTCCTTGATAGAGGTTCTTCGTAGCTGGGTTTTCTCTGTAGAATTGTTTTAGGCGTGATATACTGTGAGGAGCTAATAATATGTGGCAGTCGATCACTAAAACCGCATTTCCTCTTGCTATATGAAAAATGTGGTTGCGTGGTTGGGCTGTGCTGTTGTGTGATGTGTATTCGACGTATCTTGTATTTGGTAGGTCTTTGATAAAGTCTTCTAATTTCTTGTCTTCTTTATTGGCGACTACGAGCAATTCGACGTTGGTCATATCATGATAATATCGTAGGGCTTGTATGGTCATACAAGCCCTTGCGTAGTCTTCGTATACGGCCATTCCAATGGTGAGTTCGAATTTCGCCATAGATTAATCTGATGTAGGCGGTGGTGGTAATGGTGGTGGCGGTGGTGGTACTGGTGGCGGAGGCGGTGGAACAGGCGGTGGAACAGGTGGAGGAACAGGTGGAGGAACAGGTGGAGGAACAGGTGGTGGAACAGGCGGTGGAACAGGTGGAGGAACAGGAGTGAATGGTGGTGGAGGGACTGGTATAAATGGAGGTGGCGGCGGCGGTACCACAGTTGTTGTCGGTACAGGAGGCGGCGGCGGAAACGGCGGTGGAAAAGGCGGAAACGGCGGTGGAAAAGGCGGAAACGGCGGAAAAGGCGGTGGCACTGGTGGCGGCGGCACCGGTGGCGGTGGTGGAAACGGTGGAAAAGGCGGTGGCGGCACCGGTGGCGGGAACGGTGGAAAAGGTGGAAACGGTGGAAACGGCGGTGGTACCGGTGGTGGTACCGGTGGTGTTGGTGGCACTGGTGGTGGAAACGGTGGAAAAGGTGGTACCGGTGGAAACGGTGGAAAAGGTGGTGGCACCGGTGGCGGCAATGGTATTGGCGGTATTGGTGGTGGCGGTACTGGAGGCACTGGCGGTGGCGGCACTGGAGGCACTGCTGGTGCTTTTGGTTCATCGCCGCAGCTTATACTAGCCGAACATGCAAACAGCTCATTGGCTATGTTGCCCAGATTTTGTCTTGCTTGGGCATCAATATTGTTGATATATTCGCGTAACGCTGTATTCCAAGAATCTGTCAGCTGATTCAGCTTGTCATAATAGAAATTGACTACGCTAGTAATATAAACTGACAGGCGTACGGCTGATATTGTTGTGACACCACCATCTGTACCATCTGGTAGTCTAAGGACAAAACAGTCAATTGGCAATGAGTCGTTGATTGGTCTTACCAATTGCCAATCTTTAATGGTTGTGTTTTTTGCGTTTGAGTATATTATTGATCTGATGAGTGGTGTAGTGTTCCCAAATTGTGCTGGTGTGTTGATGTCGGGTAGGGTGACAGTGCCTATGATGGCTTGAATGCTGCATCCGTCTGATGTGGTTTTCAGGTCCAGAAGTGATGTCTTATGAAGACCGTCCAGAGTTTGAATCTCTATTTCTTCTATGGGTGATTCTGTGGTGGTGTCTTCGCCTTGATCACCCTGTAGTCCGACTGGTGTCAGATACATTCCGCTGCGTCCTGCTGGTCCGTCTTCTCCTTGATCGCCGTCTTCTCCCTTTGGAGCCGGAATCTGATAGCATGCTGTATTTAGAAAGAGGTCGCTTACCCTGATTGTCATACCGGATGTTCCGGCATTATCCTGAATCTGGATGGGGTTTCTAGCGCAGTTTTCTCCTGTGGACGATTTGGCGATTGTGGTCGTGCTACAGTCGATAGTCAGACTGTTTGATCTTAGAACGATGTTGCCTGAAATAGCACCAGTTGGATTACTACCGCTTTGATTTAATAGCGATTGGCTGGTTAGTAATCCGAAGCCACCGGGGTGGGATGGCAAGCCGTCAATGAGGGCTTTATCTATTGATTTGAGCAATCCACTAGTGGTTTCCGTAGCTGCGCCTATTTGCTGGACTGCACCTGTCCATTGCCATGTTCTAGTTTCTAGATTGTATACCCAGCGATTGCGCAGGGCATCGATAAACTCTTGTTTGTCAAATGGGTTGGTAGGCAGTGGCATAGATAGGCAATCGCAACTTGGTTATTCATTATATATTATTCTTGCTGCAATTGATGCATTTGGTGCAGTCTGGCATGATGTCCAGTCTTTCAATCGGAATCGGTTCTAGGCAGCTATCGCAGATACCATAGGTGCCTGCTTCGATCATAGCTAGCGTTTTGTCAATTTGAGAGATGTGACTATATGTATGTGAAGCTACTGCTGCTGCATCATTTAGAGCATCGGCATTTTGCATAGCATCTATATCATGCATGCTGTCCAGTGCTCCAGTGATTCTAGCTCTTTCATTGAGCAGCTTGGTCTTCAGTTTCTGAAGATCAATACGTTTGACTTTAGTTCTTGCCATATCTTGGGTCCTAGTTTACATTGTAGGTTTTTTGCAAATTTTCTGCATCATAAGGTGCGCTATGTCCAAGTGCTTTATAATACCGCCGTTCGTTTTAAAGAACATGATCGATTACAATATCGAGAACGGTATAGATCATAGCCACTTTAGCGCGACCTTGAATGATACAGACAAGATCAGAAAGAACTTTGAAGAATCACAAAACACACTAGCCGCGAAACGAGTAGCGGCTACTATGTTCATGATGCCTAAAAGAACTCTCATGCGTGCTATATACAATGCAAACAATGGACTGATATTACCGGGTGTTCTGGCGCGTAGTGAAGGCCAGAAGGAAGTAGAAGACCCAGCGATTAATGAATTGTATGATTTGACCGGCCAAGTTTATTCATTTTTTCGTGACTTGTGGGCAAGACACTCTATCGATGATAGAGGTATGATAATCGAGGCTTCTGCCCATTATGGTATAATGTATGATAATGCATTCTGGGAGAATGGTCGGTTAGGGGCCGGTGATGGTGATGGCATACATTTCGGGCGATTTACCAGCGATCTGACGGTTATTGCTCACGAACTGATGCATGGCATAACACAGCTGGAAGCTGGTATAATTTATAGCGGCGAAACCGGCGCTGTCAATGAATCCATCAGCGATGCTTTTGGGATTTCCATCGACCACTACGTCAATCGTTCAATATTTCAGAATGCCAATTGGGTTATTGGATCTAAAATTATAAAGCCTGAAGCGAAACTGAACGCTAGAGGCATTCGTGATATTCGTGAACCCGGAACTGCCTTCAATGATCCAAGAATGGGCAAAGATGCTCAGCCTGCACATTATAAGCATTATATTAAGGCCAGTGCTACCGATGAAGTCCACTTGAACTCTGGAATCCTTAATAAAGCGTTCTATCTGGTATGTGAGCAACTACAAGAGCCATCATGGTCATTACCTATTAGAATATGGTATCGAGCACTATGCGAATATGCTGGTAAGGATACCCATTTCAAAAGTTGGGCGAGCATGACTTGTCAAGCTGCTATTGATTTATATGGGGCTGGTGGAAATGAATATAAGGCAGTCAAAAGGGCATGGAATGCCGTTGGCATCACTACTGAAGTGTAGGGGTGGAACATGGTGATAAATATCACTCGACAAGGCGGGTTTACTAATATAGCTAAGAGTACACGCATTGACACTGATTTATTATCGCCTGTAAAAGCCAGATCAATCAAAGAAGAATTGTCTAAACTGGTTTCGAACATAAGCCAGTCATGTAATGACAATTCATGTGACAGGTTCACCTATAAAATCAGCTTCGATGATTTGCAGGGCCATCACCAGATTATTAAGAATGAATCTAGTATCATTTCATTGCTGGAAGCTATAACCACGGTCTGACCGGTCGTGATGTGTAGTTTAAATAGTGCTTGGCACAACCATGGTGATTTAATCCTGTAAGAATATCGCGAGTCTTACCAAGCAAATCGACCGTCGTCAGATTGTGTTTTTTAATCAAATAGTTCAACCACGGCTGATCGCGATAGTTGCTGTACTGTAAATGATCTAGCCAGTCGTTGTTAAAGGCAGCTATTTTATCGGAGCTAGCCCTGTAAATGAAACTAGCATCATATAGACCGGTCTGGGCCTGATAGCCATAGTCTAGGAGCATTTTAGTGCATTTTATGCCAGTGGCATTATCTATGAGTTTATTGATGACTAGTTCTCTCAGTTCGTCATAGGCACAATGGCGATGAAAATGTCTATGTAAAGCAATGTCACAGTCTGTCGGGTTCAACAGTGGATCGGCGACCAGCCGCATTCCTCCGTCTATCCATATGCTGTGTTTGTGAGGGATATAGTTTGGTAATGTGATTTTGATTCTTCGGCTTGTCTTTTTGCTGTCGTTGTCGGCCTGAATTCTAATGATTTTCCATGGATGGATTGGTTTTAGTGGTAAATCTGTAATGCATATGAAATCGGCATCTAGTGGTATTGATGGACTCATTAGTTCATCGGCTCTTTTAATAATAGCTGTATATACTACGAGATCGCGGGATGCCAACTTTGTAATCGATCTTGATAATTCATCAAGCATTGATTGGCAAATATCCTATGGGTTTTTGGAGCTAGATTATGTCTGAGTCATTATTATCTAACATCGGTGTTAAGCTGACACTAAATCAATTAGATAATCCGTTAGACGCAATATCTTTGGCCAGCCAAAGCAATATCAAATTAACTGAATCTTATTTACAATTTGACAGGGCCATTTGCGAAGGCAATATAGCCGATGCCATTGCCTCTGCTGATTTAATTTCTGAACAATTCAATGGAATTGAGTCTGTTTCCTATGTTGGCGGTCTGGCTGATATATTGCGTTCGGCTCTGTCTGTTGGATACAATGATAGCAATCATTTGCTTGAATCGCTACGGAAGCCGGGCCACTCTTTCTATGCCAATAACTATCTGGTGACTCAGAAGCTTCTGCCTAAAACTGGATCATATGTCGTTCTTGAATCGACAGGCAATAAAGTCAATGTCGCCTTGCTCGACGATATGGATGTGACGGCATCTTTTTCATTTGACGAAGCTTCTCAGAATTGGCACAATTTCGCTAATGAGATGCTTCTTGAAAATGATGGCCAGAAGCATACCATCCATAGTGATGGAAGACCTGATCTACGCAGAGCGAGAGTAGAATCGGGAATGTCACAGCGAGAGATGGCTGATGCTATGGGGATTGGCAAATCGACTCTGGCCAAATGGGAATTAGGCCATGCCAATCCTAGACATAATATGGTCCAAAAAGCAGCCAGCGTTGCCGGTGTCAGCCCTGAATCATTCTTTGATGATGGCTCAGTAACTGCTTATGAAGGCAATTTGAATAGTGACTCGGAGGAGTCAGAGAAAGAAGAGCCAGTTTCGCAGCAGCACGATGATGATGAGAACACCAATGCATAGTTTCGAGGACTTATTGAACGAGGTCTTTGATCCATCTCCTGCTATTAGTGGGCAGGCTGATGTCCAGCAAGTTACATCTCCCAATCAGGATGACAAACCAGATCCCAGATCTGAAAATTTACGCAAGGCGTATGAGTCTTCTCTGGCTAAAGCTAAACAAATAGAGCAGGATGCCGCTAAAACACAGGATGTTAATAAATATAATGCCGCAGCTAACGCCAGAAAAGAAGCCGATAGCAGATATAATGCATACCAGAAATCTCTTGACCAGAAGAACTCGTCGGAAAATGTAGGCATGCCGCAAGAATTTGCGATATAGAATTAAAACGTCAGTTTTCCAAGCGGTCTGTTTCTTAGCCTATCCCATTCGGCTGTGTGATGCTCAGCTGCGCTATGCCATAAATTCTGACCGTTTCTCCAACGATAAGCACCAAGTGGAGCATTCAAAAATTGAAAGTCTTTAATGCCATTTTTCCAAGCACGAAGCCAGAGGTCGCAATCAGCTAACGCTTTGAACCATGGGTCAAACAAACCGATTTGATCATGTATAGAGCGATCCCATAATGGAAAGTGTCCACAGCTGACTAGATCGGCATCCGGGTTATAATGAGTAGCATTGTTAGCTGTGCCTCTAATTTCTGACCAGTGATTGATGTTTTCTCCTATGACATACCAGTCACTGAAACAAATTTTCGATTTGGTTTGTTCTAATGTTCTGATGGCTTCGTCAAAGTAATTCGGGGCATTCAGGTCGTCGGTATTGCAGTTGGTCAGATATTTAGTAGATGTCCTGTTGATGATGTGATTCCATGCTCCATAGACGGTGCAGAAATCTATGACTTCATAGTGAAAATTGTCATATCCGGCGAACGATTCGCAGATCAGATTATCGGTCGGATCAGGGCTTTGTGCATTGACGCAATAAATTAACAGCTGACCACGTTTGTAGGCGTTTGTTTCGAATAGGTTAGTTAGTCTTGCTCTGAGCCATCGTGATGAATTGTAGATTGAAACCATCGCTGTCACTTTAAGGTCGGACATTTTCTTTTGCCTTTTGGGAACAATGATAACTCGTCTCTTCATTTCTTTCTCCGAATTTAAATAAGTTTGATATCGTATTTACTTACAGGCAAATTCAATGAATCTCGGCAGGTTTGTTTACAAAATTGATGAAGATACTTATTATGATTCTTTGCGCCACAAGCGGATTAATTCAGCTGCAGTCATTGAATGTCGATTATTGGCTGGTCAAGAGGCTGACGCAATAGAACGGTATCTGATGGCTCCTAAGCCCATTCAAAAAATAACGCTTATTCCGTCCTATGAATGCAATTTAAGATGTAAAATGTGCATTATAGGGCATATGTTAAAAGCACCAACTGGTTCTGATTACGGATCTACTGATCTCAATGCCTTTGTGCGATTTATGCGTAGAATAGGAACCAATTATTGTGGGATTATCGGGGGAGAACCATTTTTACATCATCGTATGATCTCTGGCATAAAACAATTGATGCCAGAATCATATTTGAATATTACCACTAATGGCGTGTGGGATTACGAAGAGGTCAAGGAAGCAATAGCAGCTTGCGGCGTATTGACTTTCAGCATTGATGGCCTGCCGGAGGATCACAATGCTGCTAGAATTCCTCTGAAAATGACAAAGGAAAAATTCGGATCTGATGAATTTGCTGTCTCCCTTCGTAATCTAGCTAAGGTCTGTAAGCATCACCCTGATGTTAATGTAGCTGTTCAGGGTAGCATGATGCATGCCGATTATGATGAACATTATATCTGGGTCTATTTTCAAACCATGATAACGCTTGGTGTCAAATTGGAAAACATTTCTTTGTCCAATGCTGCTTCATCCAAATTCTGGAATAATAATAAGATAAATCAGCATGGGATACACAAGACTACTAGAAAAAAGCCATGTTGTGATTTTCTTTTGGGCGGTGATTATGTAGTTTATAATAACAAGGTCTATTCGTCTTATTATAATTTAAATCAGGATCATGCCATTGGCGACCTTGACTCGTCGATTGATGAGCTGAATTCCAATCAAATGAAGTACATCAGATCTTCTATGCCTATTTTGAGTGATCCGGTATGCATGACTGAATGTAAGGCCGTTGGAATCTGCTGGGGCATGTGTACTAACTTGACGCATGATCATATCAATAGTGGCACTAGGCTGAGTGATATTTGTGGACGTGCCACCAAAGAAGAAGCAATGGCGGGGATTGTTGCTAATGAATTATCAAGATAGGTTGCCATATCAACGGCAGTTACATGAAAAGTATGAGAGGTTTTTGACCTTATCTGAAATTGATAAACTCGATTACTATGCTAATCGCAGAGTGGCTATAAAATTCCTTGGTGGTCAGCATAAGGCGGTTGCTTTACGGTCTTCTGGCACTAGAGCAGCCCCTAAGATCTATGGCTGGGGGCCATATTTCAATGAGATGTACAGATTCATTTTGGACATTGTTACTAATTGTTCAGCCAGAAAGAGAGTGGCTGTTCAACTGGCCAAATCTGATTTTTCATCTGATACTTCTTTTGCATATCAGCACGATCTGTCGGATGACCACTTCATCGATACTATGCTGACCTTTTCTATTGGTAAGACAGGGATTGATAGGTCTGTTCAGAAATTGTTATCAAATGTCGATATTATTATTGATCCGAATTTGCTGTATCTGCTGGATAGACATCTAGGGCTTGTTAAACATGTCGGCAGTGATTGCCGTTTCTTTTTTACTGGTAGTATTCTGACTGATGAAGTCAAGGATCTAGTATCCGGCTTCAGGTGCTTTGATTGGATGAGGTCTTGGGATGGCGGTGCTACATTTTATACTTGTCAGTTCGGGAACAAACACTGGTTGAATTTTGTGTCAGAACTGTATAGGACATACGATGGTAGATTGTTTTCTACTGATTTGTATAATGCTCACACTGTTCATTGTGACTATTTTAATGGTGATATTGTTGAAGTTAATTCGAAGATCGGACGCTGTTTTTGTGGTTTGGACTATTATGATATCCAGTTTCAGGATCGTGGACGTTCTCTGACTGCTGTTTCACCTAATGGTCAGTTTTATTCGTATGCGGTTTTGAGGAATATCCTATTTAAGGTGAAATCGGATATAAGTTTTGATGATGTGTTTTATGATGTTTTTGATAATGAGATGGACATTGTTCTGATTGGTGACGTAGATGTTCAGGTCAAAAGCGAATATTTGAATGTATTAAGAACGATATATGATTTCAAGAGTGTTAGATACAAAGATTATTTAGACGACGGCCACAAAGTGAATCTGCTGAGGGTTAGATAATGGTAGCTATAATCGAACGCTCATTGCAATTAATTAGAGATTGTGAGATAGATATTGATTTAAGTAGTGATGTTCATTTGGTTGAGTTTTCCGAAATCAAGAACAGAATAGATAGCGCAATAGTCGGGTTTGTTGGAACTCAAGATCCGACTTGCTTCTGCAAGGAAGTTCCACCTATGTTTTCTAGTGCTTGTGATACTCCTCCTGATGTCACTGAGACTCCTCCTCCAGCGCCCGATTTTGGTTAAACTGGTGTAAATAAAAATATAGTGTAGATGTGAAGGGGATTGCTCATGCCATATGAAGTTAGAAAACAAGGCGATGGTTATAAAGTCTTTAAGAAAGGTACGCAAAAAGCGTATAGTGAAAAGCCACTGCCTAAGGCTAAGGCTGAGGCACAAATGCGAGCCATTTATGCTAACACACAGAATGAATCCAAAACCTATATGAATGATTTTGGCGCTAGAATTGATGAACTTCTGTCGGAAGAAATGCCTGATTTCATAAAAGAAAAGATCGAAAGCAAGAAGAATAAAGGCAAAAAGCCAGAAAAGAATGACAAGGAAGAATGCGATTACGGTGATGAAGATTGCGATAAGTAGTCATTAACTCAGTACAACGTGCACCATATGAAACGAGCCGCATCACAAATGCGGCTCGTTTCGTTTTTCTTGAGTATTTTATGTTTTTTACAGCGTCTGCCAGCTTGAGCCGTTAAAGAAATTCAATTCCGTCCCATTATAGTACATGTCACCGAATATCGGTGCTCGTCCGAGCAGAATTGTCAGGCGTGGTAGGACGTGTGTGGTGTAGAACGCCGGATCATTATCTGGTACTTTACTCTGATCAATGATCAAAGTCACGATCTTATGGCACAATGCACCACTATTTCCGTAGCGTTGGATGGCTGTGCTTGGGGTGATGCCGCCTTGTGCTTCCAAATCGATCTGATTTCCTCTTCCCTGATCCTGTTCGGTAACATATCGATTGGTATCTGATGGTTCTACAGGGGCTGTTAGTCTTTCTGTGGAACCTACTAGAGCTTCGGCTTGGCCGCGAGTCGGAGTGTATTTGGGAACTCTGGAGATTCCGAAGCTGGAAATTCTGGTAGAGCTTGCATTGAAAGTGGTTTCTGCTGGTGAACTGACAATGCTGTTGACGGCATCAAACAGGCCATCTATGGACCCACCAGAGACACCCCATATCGATGACAGCTGGACATGTCCTAGTCCGAAGCCCTGCAGATTGAGTTCGCTGGAAGTACCAGCGACTGATTTGAGGTTATCCAGTGAGTTTATGGCAACGACTTGACCAGCTATCATATCTCTGGTGAGATCGATGTAGGCGAATTCGATTGTGTCATTGCTGGGGTTATTCAGAGTAGTATTGTGAGTTGAGAAATAGAGCCGAATAGAGTCGGTCGTTCCAGTTCGTTCTATTTTATTGATCCAGACCGGGTAGTACTCGCCACTAACATCGCCTGTAGGCTCATCGCTGGCTGGCGCTACTATATTGAATTCTCTGAATATGCCCTGTGGGATGGTGATGTCGTCTACCGATTTGCGATTGGCATTAGCGTCGAATGGGTAGTTAGTGCCTTCGATATATGACTGAATATCGGATTGAAGTGGTGGAACGCCGTTCCATGCTGAGCAGGTTAATAAGCCTGTACCATGAGTGATGACGCTGGTGGAGAAATCTCCGCTAGTGCCACCCGGCACCATATCGGCTGTCTCATATGTCGATGGGTTGAGGTACAGACCATCCGAGCCGGTTGTGGTATCGACTGGTTGTGCACAGGCTAGTAGGAATGACTGAACATCTGCTTGTGTCTGATCCAGTGTTTTGAAAGTGATGACACCTGATACTGTATTGATTTCAGCCGCATCGAGCACTGGGCTGTCGATAGTTGTGTCTTCCAGCGGGATGAGATCGACTACTTGATAGGTCAGATTGCTTTCGATATCATAGTCAGCATAGACGAGGGCTGTTTCTGTTACGCTGTTGTCTTCTGCTCCGCTAAATATGAGTCGCAGTTTGCCTGTGAAGGTGTAGCTATCGCCATCTGTCGTAGCGGTGGTAGTGTTGACTCCACTTATTCTTTGAATTTTCCTGAGTCTTAAATTGTTCCACCGGGCTGGTAGGGAGATGTTTATATCCCAAATGAATCCGTATGGGATATTGACTATTTGGGTCCCAGCATTTAATTGGGCGGTTATGAGGAATGGGAATGTGGAGGCGTGTCCGACATTCAGGTAAAGGTTATCGAGTGCTTTGGCGATGATGAATATCTGATATTCCATGTCGCTCAAGGGACGATTCAGAACATCTGCATGAACCGGGTCGCCAACTACAAACCATCGTATTGTTACTGCTTGATTGGTAGTGATGGTTGAAAATATATTGCCGGGTGCAATCGACGGTACTAATGATGGATTGATGATTACTGACATTTTGTTGGTCCTGATTTAAAGATTGCTTTCTATATATGTTTGAATATGAATGTCAAATCAGTTGAGCACTGTCTGTAAAGTTAAATAGTAGCGTTGTTTCATCGGGTGGGTTATATGGACGATTTTTATCAAAATGCCTTTAGCTCTCTAAGCACGTTCAACGATGCTCAAAACAACCTTAATGCGCTTCAGACAAACCATAAGAATGCATTGAACAATCTATGTAATGAGCTGGCTAAGGCAATCAGAGATATAATGCCAGACAAAATATCAATCGAATTATGTGGCACCAAGCTGAAGATCTCATATTTGTCAAAATTCATATCGCTTGAGCCTGACTTAGAGAACAAACTCTGGCGAATCGAAGCATCGGGACCGCGTTTTGCAGCCAAATTCAAGCAGAAATGTGGTAATAGTTGCAATATGACCATGGCTGGGTTAAAAGATCTGGCCAAGTCGATTACTGAGTTTTTTACCGGTAACTTCAAAACTATGAAGAAATTGATTTCTGAAACAGAAATTCATTCTTTCAGACGCAAACAACACGACACTGATTTTCCGTTTTCAGCAACTCAGAAGCTGTTGAACAAATCTGGTAAGCCAGATGCGGTCAAGACTTCTGATAAGCCTATAGCCGGAAAAATCGAAATGCTTGGTGAACAAATGGCTGATAACAATCAATATAAGTCTGAATACGATGCAAATCAAGCTAAAGCTGCTAGCGAATATCGTAAAGACATGACTGATAGAAACACCAAGAAAAAGACTGATCGTGACGCTGCTTATGGTCGAATGAATCCTAAAAAGATCTTGGGTGAAGAAATGGCCGCTTCGGCTCAACCGGCTGATGGCCTGAAGGTTCTCAATAAGGCTATGCAGGCCACAGGTCTTCACAAGGCTCTGGCTAAGGCCAATGTGAAAAATATGCTGTCCAAAGACAGACAATCTATCGTTTTCTATGTTCCCATGGGTAATGGCCAGATTCGGCCTATATTATCATTGTCTCTGATCAACATGATGAAGCCAAATGAGCTAGAAACGGCATTAGATAGCCTTGGCGACATTTCGAAAAATCAGGCTCCGGGCATGGGCAAGCAAGAACGTCAACGAATCAAGGACCATGAAAATGCCTTGAGGCAGGCGGCTAAGCAGTTCATCCCTCAATCTCCACAACAACCCAAGCCAATTCCACAAGTCTTTGCTAATGTTTAATGACACCTTGCAGGACATTATCACTAGCGGTTATCGAGAATCACGAGTATGGGTTCTCGATAACCGAGTTTATATTATGGTGCGTAACGCTGAAGGTGACACCAAGACATTTGAAATAATAAACAACGAATTATTTGCTATTAAAGAATAGTCTTCTGTCGTAGTTAAAAATAGAGTTGAACCGAAACAAAAGTGACTAGAGGTATTCACATGCGAAAGCTAATGCTAGCTATTCTGCTAGGCATGGTAGCAACCACATCATTTGCTCAAACGCCCACTACTAACCCAGCAAATCCTGTGCCTCCACAGGTGCAACCAGCCCAGATACCACCAGATGGAGTACCCAAGAGATTTAAGGAATGGTCTAACGCCTCAAGGAATTTCAGTGGCGTTGTTGTCAAGGCGAGAGTCGGTGAATCTGAAACCAAAATGCAGGAAGTTCAGATATCTTCACCGACTGAACTGAAAGTCCCAGCCGGGACGAGCCTGACAGAACTGACCATCGACTACAAAGGTCGTGCATTGTGGTTCATCTATAATGAAGGAATCACCAGCCGATCTGGTGTGCTTGATGGCCAAAATGTCTGCATCATCAGCACTGCTGGCCTTTCCAATCTGACTATACGAGTAGCCGTCATAGGTGTAGTCAATAACGACCCGGCCTTGCTAGTTGAATACCACGTCATTATAGGAACACCGGACAATAAGCCTCCTATTGTACCCATTGTACCTGATGTCATCAAACCACCAGACGATGTGTCGCCTGATGTCAAGCCTGATCCTCTGCCCAACCCGGTCTTTGACGATCTGGTAGACAAGCTTCAGGACGCAGCTGATCTCGATATTCAGGCAAAGAAGATAACTGGCAACACTGTTCTTGCACTTCAGACCATTTACAGCAATGCAGGCAATAAGACTAAGATGTCTATTGTCGATTTGTATAAATGGCTTGGTGAACAGTATACCACTGCAGACAACGCAAAGGCTTTGCTTGATAGCGGTAGGAATTTGCGAACTGCTATCAATGGCGTGTTGAGTAAAGAAATCTCGCCTTTTCATGCAAAGGGTGCGAACCTGACTGATGCTGATTGGTCCAAGGTCAAAGCCGTTCTACGTGGGCTGTCTGATGCTTTAGGTAAAATAAAGATTGAGGGCACTTTAAGTGGTACTCTCAGTGTGGTATTTGTAAGTAATAAGGATACTATCACTATTCCAGAAGCCAAGATCAGAGCTTCTCAGACTCTCAGGACTTGGTTGACGGATAATGGATTTAAGTCCGAGTTCCTTTATCTGGAAAACAAATTCGTCAAGGATAAGATGCCGAAAATTATTGAGAAGTACAAGACACCCATGGTGATGATCATCAATGATAAAGGTCAGTATAAGGCGTTTCCGATGCCGAATACTGAAGAAGAAGTCATCAAGATGATTAAAGAAAAAACCGGTAAATAACCATCCATTTGTAACCACATAAGGTAAGAACAATGCAACACGATATCATGACACCGGAAGGATATGCCGCGATTGCTCGTGAGATGGGCTGTGATCCCGCCTCAAATAACGTCATATCAGTTAATGGTCAACAGATGGCATGTGGCTGGTCCCCTCCGGACAGAGCCAAATTCCACTCTGTTCCGGTGTCGCCTCATAAAGTCCGAGATCGAGCTTCTTGGACTGATCACTCTCTGGCCAATCACACGCCAGCTATCTATGACCAGAATCCACAAAGTTCATGTGTCGGCCATGGTGCCGCCACTGGCTTCGGGACGGCATGGAGTCTGGCTGGTTTCAAACCACAGCGATTTAGTCCATGCTTCGTGTATGGCTTAATCAATGGTGGGCGTGATAATGGTGCCAATGTTATTGATTCTCTGACAGTTCTTCGTGACTATGGAATCTGTCTCGAATCGACAGTCGGACCACGTGAAATCTGGCAGCAGCGATGGCCAGCCAATGCCAAGGTTGAAGCCAAACGGTTTAAGGGTATTGCCTTTAAACGCGTTGAGAATTATGATGGTATTGTTGATGCTATCCTAGGCAACAAGCCAGTTGTTCTTGGTGTGTTCATTGGCAATAACTTCAATCCTGCCGCTGATGGTCGTCTGCCTCGCTGGGATCGTCGTCGCACTGGCGGTCATTGTATGGCTGTTTGCGAAGTGAAGCTGTTCCCCGGTGAGTCAGAACACCGCATTGGCTTGCCCAATTCATGGGGTACTTGGTTCGGTAAGGCTGGTTGGTGTTATGCTGGCCGGTCTTATGTTGATGAGCAGCTCGATTTCTTCGAGGCTTATGCTATTGAGGTCGTTGAGAACGACGCTAATAATCCTAATACACTTCCTGAACCTACTCAAGAAGCGTAATTGAACTCTGCTTTACGATTGTTAACTATTTGGAGTCTCACTAATGGAAGTTTCCGCTATGGCATCGACCGGTCAGCTGGTTGGTGCCCCCTCTGATGTGAAGAACATCATTGAAACAATCATGTGGCCTTTGAGCGTTCTTTCCAAGGTGACGAATTGGGAAGCCGCCAAGAATTTTCACATTGCCCTTGGTGAACTAGTCAAATCTGATGCCTTCTTGAAGGCAGTCAGCGAGCTTATTGACTTGCTGAAGAAGAACCCGAATGCTATTTCTCAGACACCTCAATTTGTAGCTGAGGTGCCGCAATCTTTCATGGGTTCTGCTGTTTTCAATGACATCTTCCGCTGGTGTGCTGATAACAACCAGCTTGTTTCGGCTATTCCTTCATGGTTGATGATGATCTTTTCCATGATTGATTGGAAGAAGGTTCTGGAGTTGCTTACTCAGTGGTTCGACAAGACTCCACCTGCTCCGCTTCCTCCTCCGACGACTGAGCCAGTTCTGCCGCCTGTGTAGTCTGCTCGAATTAACATTGTGGCCTAGCATGAAAATATGTTAGGCCATTTTCCTAGTGACCAAGACTATCCTATAGGAGATGATGATGAGAAGCCTTTTGACGTTATTGTGCCTGTTCTGTGTTGGAATGTGTTATGCCAGTGAGGAGAATCCGGTTCCAACTGATCTGATTGTGTTTGTGGCTCAGCCAGAGGCAGTCGCTTCTGATGACTGCGCTGCTTGTCAATCTCGTCAGCAGAATGTGGCTACTAAGAATGTGGCTGCTGATAGCTGTTCGAACGGAACTTGTTCTACCAGTTCTGTTGGCAGTGTTAATATGAAGTCGGTTGGTCGTTCTGTTCGTGAGCCGAAGGTGCGCAGGGGTCTATTTGGCAGATCGTTTAGCAGGGTCCGTGGGAGTGGCTCTTGCTCAAGCGGTGGTTGCCAGTAGATCCTTGTATCGTGCGACTTGGGCGGCTATTTTTTCATAGGCGTTGATGCCGAAATGATCTTGAATGAATTGGTCCAAATCCTTTATAGGGATTTGGACCAATTCATTTACTTTATCATGGTTGCCCATTCCGCCTAAGAAGCTGATGATTGAATTTCTGATGCTTTCTATTTCGATATTGTGATTTGGCATGATTTTTCCTGACAAATTGGTTTATTTGACTTTCTATTTATAGCACATTTTATACTGAATGATGAAAAATATATTAGGTGCATGAGCATCTGATTTCTGGAAGTCCGATCTGATATTGGCATAAGGCAACAGGCTGCATCAGATATTTTATAGGAGCAAATCATGCCAATCACCAACCCTGCTGCTATTCAATTCAGTAATGAGAAGCTGCGAGTGGCGGCTAACTTGATAGCCCAGCTGGACAACTTCGCCGCCAGCATCCTGAATGAGTGGACGGCTCTGGGAGGCACAGCGCTGATCCCTAACACTTCTGATGTGTTGCGGGATGGGGCTAGTCCTACCGATGATGTTGGCACTGGTGGTGATGGTCGCCCTGTAGTGACTGGAGCCAAATTGAACAACATTATCAACCGCCTGACTGAACTGCGTGCCTCCAATGCTGCTAATGGTTTAGCGTTAGGTGTAGAGGGCGTTCGCGACACGGTGTTACAGGTTGCCGTCGTAACGATGCGATAATCAACGGCGATCGGAGAAGTCGGCTTTCTCTGGCGTGACAAAGGCTGATCTCCGGGCGGCTTTCAATGACCTTGATACTTTTCTCAATGACAATGCGGCGGCGATTAACACGGCAATCCCACAACCACTGACAACTGAACAGAAAGCCCGATTGCTGATGGAAGTCGTTCGTCGTCGTTACTTAACAGGAGCTTAACCAGTGGCAACAGTCTATCGAGAAATTGATATCTGGTCTGATGTTCCCCCTGCGTCTAACTTTCCAACGAAAGATGTATTCAGTGGTACGAACTTTCCGGTGAAGGTGCTGGCATTTGATGCTGCTACAGAGGAGACGACTTACTACTTCTTTCAAATGCCGGTCTATGGCAGCGGGAACATTACTTGCAAGGTGCAATGGTACGGAGACACAGCGTCGAGCGGCGATACTATTTGGGGAGCTGCGCTAGCTGCGATTACGCCGAACACAGACACGCAAGATATTGAAACCAAGGCATTTGCTGCTGCTCAGACTGTAACAGATTCGCATTTGGGCACGACTAACCAGCGGCTTCATGAGGCTGTTATAACAATCGGCAATCTTGATAGCGTAGCGGCTGGTGATTGGTGCTGTTTGAAGCTCTATCGTGATGCAGATGCAGGTGGCGACACGATGGCTGGTGATGCGTTGCTTGCTGGGCTGCTTCTGTCGTGGAGCGATACATAATATGGCGCGAGATTTCACAGGCACAGGGTCGCAAATTGCAGTAAACTCCACAGGATCGACTTGGGGTGCTGCAGTTAATGGTGCTTCTGCTGTTTCTATCGCAGTATGGGCCAACCTAGATGCGATTACATCAGGAGCTAACGACAATCGCCTTATGTCCGCGATTATAGGGAGTTCTCTTACCGGGTTGACCTTTGCTGTAAACGGAACGGGTGCAACGAAAGTTTTGCGTGTAGGAGGACGTAGCGTTAGTGGTGATGGGTTTCAATTTCGAGATGCTACTAGCAACTTTTCGCTCTCCGCTTGGCACCATTGCGGAGGCGTGCTTAACTTCGGTGCTGACACAATTACCCCGTATTTTAACGGGGTTGCTGAAAATAGTGGAGCGGCAACTTTTGCCAATGCAGTCTATACTAGCTCCTATATAGCCGGAGGCGACTATATAGGAGCTGCTGTTGATGGCTCCGCGTCAGTAAATGGCAGACTCGCTGAATTAGCGATCTGGAACGTGGACATTGGGGCAGAGGGGTTTGCATTACTCGCTAAAGGCGTAAGTCCTCTCAGCATCAGACCAGAGGCACTCGTATCTTATTACCGGTTGCTAGGGGCGTATTCAACAGAGCATGACGAAATCACCGGAAGAGCGTCAACGGTTACGAACGCCACCAAAGCAGCCCATCCACGCATCACCTACCCGCTGCGCAGCGGGTCGATTCCGATTGCGATATCCACAGCTTTGACGAATAACCTTATCAGCTATTGGAAATTAGACGAAGCGAGTGGAACGCGATACGACTCACACGGCACTAATGATCTCGCAGACAATGGTACCGTTACTAGTGCTACAGGGAAGCTCGGAGCTGCTGGTGATTTTGAAGTTGATAATATAGAGTATTTAAGCATAGCCAGCAATAGCTCTCTTAATACTGGAGATATTGATTTTACATTTTCCGCTTGGGTAAGACTTGAGTCTAAAGGTGCTAACAGGTTTATAATTGCAAAGGATCATATAACGTCAGGCCAGAGAGAGTACGCTTTATATTATTCTAGTGTTGCGGATAGATTCAGATTTGAATTGCATTCAGCTACAGACTCTGCTACTAACGTAACTGCGAATGCTCTAGGCTCTCCAGCTTTATCAACTTGGTATTTCATAGTCGCTTGGTACGATTCCGCAGCGGATATGATGTATATCCAAGTAAATAACGGCACTGTCAACAGCGCCGCAAAAGGCACATTGCAAGCTGGTAGTTCGGCAGAATTTAGAATAGGCGCTAGACAATATACTGGCCTTGTCCAACCATTCGATGGGTTGATTGATGAAGTTGGTTTCTGGAAGCGTGTCCTCACCAGCGATGAGCGAACGCAGCTTTACAACAGCGGCAGTGCGCTGCCTTACCCATTTGATGGAAGTTTGCCGCCTTATACTTCGGGTTGGGCAGACTTTTATATGAGGGACACAGGCAGCAATTTGAACAGCGGCAGCACCACAAGTACTACCGCTACGCATACTTACGCTAGTGGCAATCTAACGGCACCGCCACCTCCGACACCACTTACCTTTACTGTGGCCAGTGGCGATCCGGTAGCCGATGGAGTTGATATAGGGGATTGGGCATCTGTCTATCCAGATGGTAATACCGTAACTCCATTCATCGGCAAAGTGATCGCAAGAACCCGCACCACGATTTCAATAGATCAGACAAATGACAAGTTTGGATCGCCTCCTACTGGTGGTACTGGAAATCGCACCTTGAAGATCGGCGGGGCTTGGGAAGACTTTGAGCTGTGTGCCGCTGGAGGGGCACTCAATAACCAGACCGTGACGCAGTCCACACGAATTAACATCAATAACGGGGACTACTATCCGTCTGGAGACAGAACGCTGGGATTAGTGGGCACTACGACCTACAAGGTCTGGTGGAGAGGGTATTGGCCGCTTGTTGAAGGGGAGATGGATAACCCCTTAGCTATTACGGGACCAGCAATATATCAAAGCGCTTATAAAATAACATTCAATACCAGAAATATTATTTCAAATATTCAATTCTACTCGTTTGATACATCTGTTTTGACTCAGACGGGAGATCATTGCGTAATTAATGACTGTGCTTTCTACACAGACGGTTCGGGTGCCACGACCAAGTTAGTCGTTCACTCTTCCACGACGAAAGTACGATTTATTTCATGCTGGTTCTACTGCTTCGGTAGTTCGGTAAATCCATTTGATATTTCTAACACGCCTCCTGATTTTATCGGATGTGATTTTGATTGTGAGGCGGCTAATTGCATTGAAACAACTGGTGGTCTTTTTTACCGATGTCGTTTTGTACGACCGGCTTCTTACGGGATCAAAACAGCCACTGGGTCATTACAAGTTGTTCATTGCACTTTTTATAAATGCGGCTCCGATTCTATTCGATGGACTAGTACCCCAGGAGCATCCATTATCGCGAATAATATGTTTGTGCTAAGCGGTGGGTATGACATTAATAACGCTAGCGGTGCCAGCAGCACAAGTGTCTTAATGGGCGGTAATACGTCCTACTCTGCTACCAGTGGACACACCAGCAAGATCAATGGTGCCACCAGTGGTGATCACTTTATACCTCAAAAGGTGGACAGCGTTTTTCCCTACATCGCCTCTTTGCCGGAATCCATGGGCGCTGACTACCGCCTGAAAGGTGTTGCTAAGGCGCTAGATTCTTCCATTCCTAAAGTCGCTGGTTGGGCTGGTACCTTAGGGCCTAGAGACTCAGGCCATATTCAACGGAGAGTAAGACGAGCCATCAAGCCTCGCGGTATGAGAGGAGGCTTGGTGTAATGGCGTGGACAGAGTTTTATATGACTGAATCTGGCAACAATCTGAACAGCGGGAGTTCTTCCGACGATGTAGCTACGCTTACTTACGCCAGTGGTAATTGGGTGGTGGGTTTAGGTGTAGCTGTATTCACGGTTGCTAGCGGTAATCCATCGTCCGATGGTATTGTTGTGGGTGACTGGGTGTCCGTTTATCCTGACGGAAACACGGTGACTCCATTTATTGGTAAAGTGACAGCTAGAGACTCAACTACTATTACCGTTGATCTTCTGACGAACAAATTTGGTACCCATCCCACCGATGGAACAGGAAATCGAACTTTGAAACGTGGAGGAGCTTGGTTTAATTTGGCATTATGCGGAACAGGCGGTGCTTTGAACGGAGCCACAGCGCCTCAGGCTACCAAGATTAACCTTAAGGATGGTTATTTCGAAGAGTACATTGACGATCGCACGTTTGGGCCTGTAGGGACAGTGGATTACCCAGTATGGTGGTCTGGTTATCTAACGACTCCTGGAGATCTAGACAATATTGAAAACTACGCAGCAAGTAAACCAATTATTTATCAGACGCGCACCCTTACTCTTAGTGAAAGAACTATTTTTTCTAATATTATTTTTTACTTTAATAAAGCAACGACCCCGGCTGTTATCACGGCAGCTCTTTGCGTCCTTCATGACTGTGACTTCTCTAATGACAGCTCTGGGGCATTGGTTGGGCATTCATCTACGTCTAAAGCTTGGTTTATTGGCTGCAATTTTTACAGCTACAATGAAGCTACGCTTTCCATTTCTAACACACCTCCTGATTTTCTTGGTTGTTGTTTTTACAACGGGTCTAATGGAATCGAAACAAATGGTGGCTTGTTTTATCGTTGTATCTTCAACAATCCTGTTAGTTGCGGAATTTTGACTGCTACCGGTGCCTTGACAGTCCTGCATTGCTCTTTCTACTCCACAGGATCGGATGCGATCAAGTGGACAGGAACGCCGGGCGAATCGCTTATCGCCAATAACGTTTTTCATTCCAGTGGCGGCTATGACATTAACAATGCTAGTGGTGCCACCAGCAACAACGTGGCCATGTTTGGCAATGTCTCGTATTCGCCAACGAGTGGACATACCAATGGTTTAGGGGCCGAATTGCCGTTCCCTCAGTTAGTTGATAGTGCTTCATCGTTTATTGACCCTGATCTTGATATATTTTGGCTTGCAGAAACCAGCAAAGCTATCGACGCAGCCATACCTTATAATCCATATGGCCCAGCCTCTCATGCTTCAGACGCTGGCGCTGCGCAGCGTGCTCCTGCTGGCGGTCGTGGATCTGCTCCTTTGTCTGGAGGTTTCGTATAATGGAAGAGATTTTGGTCGGGACTACTGACCGCACTATTCTTGTTTTTATTCCCGATCCTGCCTCCACGGATGGTAGTGGGATAACAGGGTTGGCCCATTCCGCTATTACTGTTAGCTACACACGAGTGGAAACGGACAATGATGTTGCCATCACTGACGTGACTAGTTCTATGTCTGCGATAACCAATTTGACAGATGCTCACGTAGATTGGGGTTGGAAGGAAGTGTCGGCTACTTTAGCTCCCGGCTTATATCGCTTGGACGTTGCCGATGCCTTGTTTGCTTCGGGAGCTTGGTATGTTGTCCTCTATGTGATGATTACTTCGGGATTAGCCGCAGCCATTCCTAAGGCATTTCTATTAAAAGACCCAATTGACGGCTTTGCACCTGATGTGTTATTGCAGCGTATTCACAGTTATCTGTGGTCAAAGCGTTCTGGTCTTGATCGTACTTATCCTGATACCGTGACGTTCCGCAATTTCGCTGATACGGCAAATCTAGGAACGATCACTTTTGATCAATATGGCAACGTTACAGGAAGTACATAGTAATAACCTATGACAGAATTATTCTCCACTGATTATCCTGAAGCTATTGCACTAAATTGTGTAATGAACCCAACAGGGTCATTCATCTATAAAGATTCGTATGACGTTCTCTACGAATATACTTGGATCACTTTGTCGAATGGCTCTATTCGTATGGATAGAACCATTTCTGATCCAAGATTATATGGCACCACTAGCAAGCCTGTCTTTGATGGTTCATACTATGTTCTTACTGGCAAAATAACAAAACAGACTCTGGTTTTTTCTATAAACTCAGATAAGACTTTGACCTTGACTGATTCTTCTAATATTTCAGAAACCATTGGGCCAATAAGGTATCGCGGACCTTGCATTCCTAAGTATGTTGATAATTTCTGTTATCATATTGATAGTGCTATAGTTGATGACCTTGAATTTGATATAGAAGAAATTGGAACGAACATTACTTCTGGTGACATCACTTCTGGTGATATTACTTCTGGTGATATTACTTCTGGTAATAGCACAGGGATTACTCCAAATCCGCCAGCTATGTTTTCGACCGTTTTAGACACTTTTTCGGCTGGCAATATCTCTAGCGATGCTGATAATGGGCCTACAAGGCGATTGCTGTCTTCGCCTTATGGTACAGCGACTATCAGTGGTGGTGAATTAATTTGGCAACAGAGTGGTGGTCTTGATGTTAATCCTGCTGTATTAACATGGGATATACTCGATGTGACTCAATATGGAGCACAACGCGAGATAGCTGTTGAGCTACCGGTATTGGTTGCTGGTTTTGGGGCCAGAATCTATTTTAACTGCAATAGCGATTTTACAGATGGATGGCTTTTAGAAATTCCGGCAAATAATTTACCCAAATTAATATCAATAACGGGAGGTGTCGAATCAGTTGTTAACACTGGAAGCGAAACAACGACAGGCAGTGGCACAACCTATGTTCAAATTATACTCGATAGCGCCGTTGTACGATGCGCTATTATAGATGACAGTACTAGCCCTGAGGGGTCTATAATATATGAGACAAGTCTTGGAAATAAGGTTAATAATTCTAAGGTAGCTGTTGGTTTATTAGGTTCTGGTGGTAATTCATCGACATGTACTCGATTTGAGACATCTATTAATCTTTGGACATTGCTTGATACATTTTATGCCCCTGCCAGCCCCGGAACCTTGGCTACTGATGGAGACTTTACTGATGATGGTATTGCTAGAATTCCCATAGCAGGCGATATTAGATATGATGCCGTAACCGGAATAGGAATTGTTTGGGCCAATGATGGATCGGCTACCAGCCCTGCTATACTTTCATATGGGCCTTTGCAGATAATTTATACTTCTATAAGAACAGTAGTCAAAGAGCTGGCTTCAGCAGCAGTAAGAATTTATGTTAATTGTGATGCGACATTTGAGAATGGATGGGTTGTTAGAATTAGTGCGACTATGATAGAAGTCATTAGGATAGATGCAACTATAGAAACCCCAATTGATTTCGTTAATTGGTCTGGCGGTGATAACTCTGTCTCTGAAGCATGGCTTAACATAACAAATGTTGCTGGTTATATTGATATTACGGCAGTTGGCCTTAGCAGTGGGGCTGTCGATGGTGACTCGGCGACTTTATCAGTTGATATGGCTTTTACATACATAAATCAAGATGTGTATGGTATCGGTCTGGAATCAGGAGCGTCCTCGGCACAGGTGACTTATTTTAGATTCCTGAATTAATTGTAAGGTAATGATCTAGTTGGTTTTGTCGGTTGTAGTTTTGAAATTGATTGGTCGATCAAATCAATAATATCTGACTTTTGAATAGAACGAATGGAATAATAATTGTTAGAATCCAACAGTTGACCGGGGTCCTTCGCATTTTCGATTATAATTATAGGGCATCGCAAACATTGGTTGATTATATAGGCTCCGGCATATCCCCATAAATCATTGTCAAAACACACCTCAAAATTCTTGTATTTTTCAATCAGACAGGCTAATTGCCATGGTGATGGTGCCGCAGAACCCAGAGCAATGGCTTTATACCCAAGACGACGTAAAGCGATGGCATCGAAGATACCTTCAGTTATGGTTATAGTGTCTGTAGAAGAATAATCATCAAAACCCCAGATAAACCATGGATAATTGGTGAAAGTGTATTTGGCATCAGAGACGAACGCCAGATTAGATGAAATATTGCGAATACACATGCCTGCTAATTTGCCATTGCGCCAATCGCCAGTGGCTGGGCCTTCGACATGTTTCATTCCATGGATGTCGATAATATGATCATCAGGTATGATATTAAGATCGAGCTTTTCCTGTTCTTTCAAGCAATCATATTTGATGGTACAGAAATGCTTTTTAATCTCTTCATCGGTCAGATGTCTGACATCCTGTAACCATGCGTAGTGCTCTGGAGACGGAGTGGTGATGGCGGCTGATAGGCTTGCTAGTAGTTCTTCAGACTGATAGTTTCTTTTTCTGATGGTGACTAGCTTAGTCTCTGTTGAATCTGGTAATTTGTTGTGTATTCCGATCAATATAGAGAACAACCCGGCTTTCACCGGGTTGAATGAGTATCTGGATGTGATTTCTGGACGAAATATTAGCTCGTTGATGCTATTGCATAGCTTCTTCGTTTGGTGGGGCGTTGCTGACTTCATCGAATGATCCTATCATGTCGTCTTCAGAGTGCTGAACGGCTGTCGGAGGGGTGATGTTGAAAGCTTGTCCGCTTGTTTCCAAGAACTGGACGACCTTTCCACGATCACTGTTGCCTTCGCTACCGTACATCTCATCATAGTATTTCAATACGTCATCGCCATTGACCTGCCAGAATTTACCGATGGCTCGAAGAGAGTCTTGAGCATGCCCATAATTAGGGCCATATTTGGCGATTTTGAGAATCTTATGGCATGCTTCTTCAGTACCATGGTCAGGATTGGCCAGAGCGAACTGATTGACTCGCTTCGGGTCCATATCTAGAAGCTGATATTCTGGCGTATTGGCGATGTCTTCATCTTGCATGATGGGAGCACTGCCAACACCACCGGTCAGCTGATCCATTTCTTCCATTTCATTGAGGGCCTGCATGGTGCGATCAACGTCTTCCCCGAAAGTGCGGCGTTTACCGGCCATCACTGCTGGCGGACCACCTTTAGCTGTGCCGCTGGAGTCGGGGGTATTTGCCCATTCTCGGCGTGTGATGTCAGGCTTGCGATCGAACTTTTTGGCGGAGCCGACTAGTCCACTGGTGAGCCAATATCCGAGATAGGATATCATTTCTTCCTGTGGTGTCTTGTACATGCCGTGTTTCTGAGGGTCCTGATCCCACGATCTCTTGATATTCTGAATTTCCTTCATGAATTTGTTGAAATTGGTTGGTGAAATACCATGATCTTTGTACTTCATCATTTCATTGACAATGATGTCATAGACTTGATCGCTGGTGACACTAGGATCATTCAGCATGGGAGCCAGAATCGATTTGTAGAAAGTAGACAAATCGCTCAAGTGGCCAGTGTCGCCAATCGCTTCCACAATGACTGATTCTGACAAAAGAGCTACATAATAGTTGACGCTGTACTGTGACATAGGTTCCGTTTCCTTAAATTATGGACACAATATATATTTGTGTCCTATGGTTCATGACATACAAAAGAAATACTACTGCAATTTTACAGTTGAATTGATTAAATTAAAATGCCTGATGGCGCTTTCCAGATCGGGATTGTTGTACCAGTTTAAACTGTTGAAGGTTATGGTGGCATCATTGACAATACAACGTTGTGCAGAAGAACAATAGTGATATAGCCATTTATACTGCTGAGTGTATATCAACGTTCTGCATTTTGCCGCTTCAGAAATGCAGTCCGCAGGTGACTTGTTTATGACAAATGGAACATGTGGATATTTCTTACTGATATAATCATAGTAACCATAGCTGATAGCGCATTCAGTTTCTCCAATGAAATCAATGACACCAAATGCGAAAAGTGGCACCCCTATTTCTTTGCATTTTTCTATAGTCGATTCTAGATTGGCATCCGGATAGCAATGCCCCACCCAACCCATAGCTTCGTAGGTTTCTGTAGGTGGATTCATGACTCTGGTGGGCCATTTTATATCGTGGTATCTGATCAGTCTCGTATGGTGAGTGCCTTTGATGAGATAGGAAATAGTTCTTTGATTGGGCAGGTATTCTATGATGTTGATTTTCTTACCGGCATTGATGAACGTGATCAGATCGTCATGAAAGTTCGTTCTTCCGCAGCTGAAATCATCATAAAGAATGGTTATTTCTGAGAGTAATGGATCGGTTAGAAGCCAATGATTTATTGGCTGATTGCATTCTGTGTGTTTCAATTTAGTAATTTGATTGGATGGTACGGCCAATCCACAATCATTACATATAATCGTCAGATCTGGTTTGATGACATGATAAAACTGTGGTTCAAGGAGCCAACGTGCTATGGAAGGTCTTCCTACCAATACAGAGTTGGTTTTACCATTATCAACTCCGTTCATAGCCACAGCCCTTTGTGAAGTCTTTTATAGCGGAAGAGCCAGTAGTAAGTTGCCTAAAGGTAACTATATAATCATTGTGAAAGCAGACAAATCAGTAGCCATTCATGATTGCAATTTCAAGCCAATAAATTATCAAGCAAGTGGAAGTGATATCCTGATTGATTATATATTCAACACGATCATGGTCACAAAGAAGAAGGAAAGGTTGTTCATTATTATTCATCAGCTGTTGTCAGTCATGTCCTTGGAGTCAATAGATAGTGGTAAGCTGGATCTATTTGGCACTGAAAGGCATATGGTCAATAAGTTCTTGAGCGAGATAGACCAATATTTTCCTAATCATACTAAAATCTCGGTAGAGCATACAACAACACACGGTCCAATTGATGTTTTGGTATGGTTAGACGATGGATCGTTAGTGGTTATAGAAGCAAAACGAAAGACAGCTGGAATTTCTGCTTATTCACAGGTTGGGCGATATAGAAACTGGTTGGAGAGTGAGAATTCAGATCGGAAAATCATCCCGGTCATATTGTCGCCCAAGATAACGCCTTCTGCTTTGGAGGCATTAGAGCGTGAAGGTGGGCGGTGGATTCAATATTCGATAGGGCAACCGACTTATCGAGAACTATTGGGTGATGATTATATGAGTCTTTTTGATGCCGTATAGGCGGTCTGTTTCATTTTGGCGATATGGTGGGATGTCGCCCCTAATGATTTACCCAAGCTGAATTCTGCATCCAAGGTCGTATTGCAGATGATGGGATCATCTGTGCCTAGTGTGACATTCAGATTTTCATGGAGCATGATGGCTAAGGGGTGATTCTCCAGAGTAGCCACTCCAGTCAGAATATTGCTAGTCAGTCCGAGATCAAAATAGATGTTTAGATCTTTAGCTAATTTGATCAGGTCTGGTTCTGTGCATATTTTGATGCCGTGAGCGATGTTTGTCACGCCAGCTTCTATGGCTGTCTTGATGTTTCTTGCTGGCCCTGATTCGCCGACATGTGCTCTGACGATTTTACCAGAGTTGTGCCATTCTTGTAATAGTGCACTATGAAACGAATGATCGAAGACTGTTTCTTCGCCGACTAGATCGATGCCGATTAGCTTGTCTTTTAGATCGTCGTTTCTGATCAGTTCTGCGTATCGTTTCTGTTTTTCTTTTTCGCTTTCATATTTTATAGACAGGATGAGTCCGACTTTGTTTGGCCTGTGTGCTTGAAACCGGTCATGAATGAAGCTTATGGCTTCGACCTTGCTCCATCCAATTGACATGTATTTGTTGATCGAGAAGTCGAGCCAAGCATAGTCGATTCTGTCAGCTTCAAGTTCGTCGCATATCGATTTGACACTCTGATCAATCAGGTCTTCTGTCCATGGGATCATGTCTAAGATAGCGAATTTGTTTAGGAAATGCTTGAAGTCTTTAGGATCATCTGGGCCGAAGACCATCTGGCAGTAGGTGTCGATTTCATCTGTGGCTATATGATGCCAGCCGTTATTATCGATAGTCTGCCAGATGAAACGATGTGGGATGGAACCGCCCATATGGCGGTGAGTGTCTATGCGTAGTATAGCTGGTGGAAGGTCGATATGTTTATGTATGTTGTACTCTTCATAGGATTTGATGAATGCAGGCAGTGATTTGTCAGTTTCTGGTAGCATCATAATGAGTTGTTCCATTCTTGTGATTTGTAATACGTGTTCAGATAGTTTTAACACCATACCAGTTAAGATAAACAGAAGTGTGTTTTGCAAATATTTAGTATGCATCCATGTATTTCGATTGGGGTATAGATATGACATCCTTGGAACGTGCTATTGAAAATGCTTTACGTCTGAATGAGGCTCGAAATGATGATATGTTTGGTGAGACAAAGCCCGGCAGAACATACGAAGATTTGAAGTGGATTGCGGCTCCAACAACCGCTCCAGTCGATCGTCGAACAGGTCAGCCAGCAGGTGAACCATGGACCATGAATGAAATCTGGTCGGCTATTCGCCCTATAGTCGTCCATCGTGCTCGAAAACTGGCTGGTGGTGGATTCTCCAAGAGTGGTGAAGTTGACCAAGGTGTCTTTCAAGATCTAGTACAAAATGCCGCATTAGGTGTCGTGCAAGCCATTAATACCGGAAAAGACGAAGGGCGAATAGGCAATTCATTCCAGACATGGATCGATAACATCATCAGATCATCCATGCAAGTCGGAAAGTCTGCTGCTTCCTACTTCAGACCTGCCAGAGGTGCACTAGGCATCTTGGAAGCAGTCAGGGATGCAGCTGGTGCAGAAGCGGCGTTAGATCATTTGGCTACCAAGTTAGAAGCTACCGGGCCTTATAAAGATCAGATTGCCAATCTGGCAACTGCCTTGAGGGATGCCTATGCTTCTGGCAATACCGCTGCCATCAAAAAGATGAAAACCGATATGAAGAAATTGAGAGAAGCCATTTCGGAAGCTGAAGAATCAGATCGAACACAAGGTGCCTTCACCGGTCTACATGATACAATATCTGTCCGTGGACGACAGGAAGCACACAACAAATTCAGGCAAGAACACGGTGTCACCAAGGCCTTCACCACCACCAACTCGGAAGGTGAGAGCATGGAAGCACCTGATACTCCTTTCGAAAAATCGCATGTTGGCGGCATGGCGACGAGAGAAGCCGCTCGCCGGGTACTTGAAATCGCGTTAAATGGTTATACTGATTCCAGTGGTGTGAGTCATCCTCCTCTGAATCAGCGTGACTTTCGGATTTTGATAAGATTGTTCGGTCTGAGTGATTATCCCGGTGCCGGTGGTACCAAGGATTATGAATTCGACATGAACAAGTACAATGAGGCCATCACCGCTTTGGAAGCAGGCCAGCCGGTATCTATTCAGCCTATGAATACGAAGGAACTGGATATGCTGGCGAACTACATTAATGCTGATGAAGAAACTAGAAATCAGATGTATGATGCCTTCAGCGAATATCATTCAGCCAAGGAATCGAATCAAGATCCCGGCGATCCGGTTGTTATTAAAGTCAGATCATCTGATCCAGATGCTCAGGATGAAATAGCTTACATGAATGCTATGTCACCGTGGGCAAGAAGCGGAAGGCCACAGCTTGGTCCGAAGGCCATCAAGGCCGATTTGGGATTTGATTTTTCTGACGTACGTCTGAACACTCTGATCAATGGCATTATGAAGGGTGTGAAGGCTCGTCCCAGCAAGCCCGGTAAGCCCGGTTGGGCGGCTGAGCTTGGTCGCAAGTTAGGTCATAAGATAGTGGGCGACGTTCCAGAAGCTGCTATGGCAGAATCGGTCTGGAAGGACATCGTTCTAAATGTTCTGGTCGAATTCAACGGGCTGTTCCATAAGATTTATGCTGATCTGCTGACGGAGCAACAGGAATTCGATGCTTGCCGACCATTTCATCAAAGGCTGCTTCGAGAGAGTCAGCGTATCATAGAGAGTCTTAATGGCTAAGTTATCTCTATTGAATGAAGCTGGTGCGCAGGACATCAAAGGTGCCGTTGAATTTGGCTATCCAAGCGCGGAACGACCAAATCCAACGGTATTGCCACTTGGGTCATATACTCATCCACGTACTCAGAACAATCTGATGGCTGGGATGAATCTTGATTTGTTAAGTCCGGGTGAGATTGAACGCATCAAACGGACTCAGAAGGCTATTTTCAAGAACAAGAATCTACCTGACAGATACTGGGCAGCTCGTCGTATGCACCCCGCTGCTATGGAGCGGTCCTACCGGACTTATGATTTGGATAAAGTTGATGGTGTCAAGCCCGTCAGGGCTACAGCACAACCTGCCGTAAAAGGACAATCTGTCAACCCTCCTAAGGGGACTGTTGACTCGTTTCGGCCTAAACAATGGGCCGTCCCAGAGCCTAAAGTAACACCACCAGCTGACACCGTTCCCGTACCTGATGTGGTCCAAGATCGTGGCGGTATAGACCAGACTAGGGAATTCCCACAGCAGAACATACAGCAGGCACAAAGGCAGACGCAAACAAAACCACAACCAAGCCAGCAATCTGTAGCTAGCCAAGATCAGGAATTTTATGAGCCTGTCAGGCCACAGCCACAAATTCCGATGTCTGTACCAGATAATACGCCTAATGCCATTGGGGATGAGGAAGACGGCATACATGATATTGATAGTGCTCCTGAATTGAAATCAGATAATACCACGACGACCGTTGGTATTAATAATGAGCCGCCAAATGAGCCGTTAGAGGATGAGTTAGATAAGTTATTTAATAGCGAGGAGTAGGATGCAATCTGATACGGTTATAGTCACGCCAATATTCAAATGGCAATGTCTAAAGTGTAACCATATTAATATCTCTGAAGGTGTAGAAGTTTCAGATGATCAATTGAAGGAAGTAGCTGAGCAAGTGGCTGTGTTATTTGGTGATTCTAAGGGTCCACCACATGGAATGATAGAACCACCTTTTGAGGTTCAGTGTGAGAAGTGTCACACTGATTTCTTTACTGAACAACAGGTGTATTAGCCTCGCGATTTCGGTCGTGGGCCGATATCACGGATTCCGAAGTACTTATTGATACAATCGAGTATCCGGTTGGTCACTGCTTCTTCAGTGATGAACTTGCCGGTGTGTCGATGCTCTTCTTGAGCAGCCTTGATTATTCTGTTTCGTTGTTCATTGAGTGGTTTGAGGACTGCTCGTCGGACGGAAGGATCTGCTACCATGTCCCAGCAGATGATGTGGTAATCCGGCTGAACAACATATGATTTTTCACCGCTTCTGTGTTCGAAAAGCTCTTCTACTTCACCAAGACCACGAGATGAAGTGCATACTCGGCATTTGCGTTCGAACAGGCCTCGTAGGCTTCTGCCGTACACTTGATTGTCCAGAACTTCAATGACACCACGGACTACATTGCCGTCCATGCTGGCTTTTGTGTTGATATGGCTGATACGTTCCATGTTGATTTTGGCGTTTTCTGGGTGGCCGAATTCGCCATATAGTGCTCTGGCATCAATATCTTCTTGGATTTCCTTGATGGCACAGGATAGAATCTGTCTTGGATAGATTCTGAAGTTCTCATTTCTGATTTCTGCTTCTTGCAGAATCCCACTGACTCGCAGAATCGGTGCTTCTCCGGTCTGTGTGCTACCACGGACATCCTTGTCTTCTGCTAGTGTGGTCTTCTGGGTCACACTTTCTTTTCGGTTGAAATCAACGAAATCAACCATCAGTCTTTGACCGGTTTTGGGGTAGCTCAGAAATGGATTGTAATCAAGCTGAGAAGACATAGTGCAAATTTCCTAGTTTGTGTAACTACTATTGTAGTTTTGAGATAGAGAATATAAGATTATGTGTCAATATTATGTCTTCCACTAAATATAATAAGACAACCTTCACTCATAATTCATGGTGTTTTGATTATGGACCGCACACAATTACTCGAAGCAATCACAGCAGCCGGAATTACACCAGAAGCCGCTGAAAAGCTTGTGGAAAGTCTCGAAAATCATCTGACCTCGCACAAGCGCAGACTAGATGAACAATACAGCACAAAAGTCAATCAGGCCAAGCAGATTATCCTTGCTGAAACCAAGCAATGGAAGGCCAAGATGGCCAAACGCATCGGCATCTTCCTTGAAGCCAAAGCCACTGCAGTTGAAGCTCAGGTCAAACGCCAGACAGGTCTGAGCGAAAGCGCTGCCATCAAGGAACTCAATCAGATCAAGATGCAGCTGTCCGGTGGACAATCAGTCGAAACAAAGGCACTGACAGAGCAAGTTGCCAGACTGGAAGAGCAAGTTGCCAAGCTGCAGAAATCGAAACAGAATCTGTCAGAACAGTATCAAAAGATGTCCAAGATCGCTAAGGATTCAGTCCTTAACGTCAAGGCCAATGAAAAGGCTCTCGCCGAAGCAAACAGCCAACTGGCTAAGACCAAGGCTCTGCTGGCTGAAAGCACCAAGCGAGATTCCTCCAGTAATCCAGATAACGCAGTGACCCATAGCGTTCTGAATGAAGACACCGTGGCTCGTCCTAACGATGCCGCCAAGCGAAAGAAGAAATCAGCGCCTCCTGTTGACGCTGAAATCGAAGCCATTGCCAATCTTATCCCATAATAAGACCAGCAAAATTCAACAAGACCCGCATCATGCAACGTGGTGCGGGTCTTGTTGTAGATATTGACCTGTGAGCAAAGATAATTTTAGTTAGAACGCACCAAAAGCTCAGTCTTATAGCTAGACATTGATGGGCTATAATAAACAAAATAGCGTTCAAAACACAACAGACTCAACCAGTACAAACCAACGCAGGAATACCAATTATGTTGCTTACAAGCAGACGATCATCTTCGCAGACAGGTGATAACGCTGAGGTTCTCAAAGAACACCAGATGCGTCAACACACACAAGGCCAACTCGTCAGCAAATGGGGTAAGGTGCTCCAGAAGCTCGGCGGCATCAAGCAAAAGCAATGGTCCAATGTGGCTATGCTGCTTGAAAATCAGCACAAATACATTAACAAGCGATTCAAGGGCAAACGCAGCCTCTTGATGGAAGACCAGACGACCACTGGTGATATCGCTGACTTCACACGTTTTTCCCTCCAAGTTCTCAAGAAGACATACTCCAAGCTCATCGCTGACAACCTCGTCGGCACACAGGCGATGAACGCTCCATCAAGCATGATCTTCTACCTCCGCTACCGCTATGCCACCAACAAGGGTGACACGGTCGCAGGCACCCAGATCATGAGACAGAATACTGCCCAGCAGTACGCTCGTCAGAATGGTTGGGCACTCGATCCTTACTACTCCTCCTCCGAAGTTCGTAATGAAGCTGCTACCATCACCGGTGGCAACGTCGTTACCGCAACCCTCCGCCATCGCCCAGTCCTCGCAGGCTCCATCGAAGTCAACGTCTACCCAGACGCTGAATCGGCCAACCCATCATGCGATGACGCACAGCCATGCTTGCAGGTTCTCTTCGATGCTGAAGGTGCAGTAAGCAACATCCAGATCGCAGATTGTACTGAATTCACCAGTACTATCGATGTCAACACTGTGACCCCAGGCGCTACCGAATTCAACTCCACCACCGGTGTTGTCAAGGTAACCCTGTCTGCCGGTTCTTTCCCTGTTGGTGCCGTAGCCAAGGTCAACTACGAATTCAACATGGAAGGCAATCCACTCATCCCAGAACTCAAGATGAGCATCGACAGTGATGCAGTTTACGCTGCTACCAGAAAGCTGAAAGCTAGCTGGACGCTCGAAGCTGCACAGGACATGGAATCAGTCTACGATATCGATGCAGAACAGAGCATCACCGACATCCTCGGCGATGAAATGGTTGCTGAAATCGACCGTGAAATCATCAATGATCTCATGGTTGCAGCTGCCGTTCGTGCACGACACAACTTCGCTACCGCAGCCGGTGCTTCCGTCAACTTCACAGATCGCAACATCGCTCTGTTCTACAAGATTCTCGAAACCGCTAACATCATCCACCGACTCACCCTCCGTGGACCAGCCAACTGGCTCGTCACCTCATCCGATATTTCCAGCAAGCTGGAACAATTGAATGACTTCCGCGCCAGCGATGCCCTCAGCGAAGATGATTCTTACGGAGCAGGTATCGTCAGCCCCGGTTCGCTTCAGACGAAGATGAAGATCTTCAAAGATCCACTCTTCCCAAGCTGCAAGGTGTTGCTCGGACACAAGGGCAAGGGTCCATTCGACTCCGGCTACGTGTTCTGCCCATACATCCCACTGCTTGGCACCCCAAGCATCATGGACCCCAACAGCTACACGCCAAGCAAGGGAGTCATGACGCGCTATGGTAAGAAGTTGGTAGAGGATGGTAGTCTTTACTACGGCTTGCTCAATGTAAGCAACCTCTAAGTTGCTATTAAGATATCGCGATATCGTTCTGAAGGCCACATGGAATACATGTGGCCTTTCTCTTTATATGTGAAATAAGGATGTTATGATAAGAATTATAATATAGATTAATTCTGAAGTCAAATGTATTATATAGTTAGGTATGACACCCTTAAGGATCTAGATATGCCAATGCCAACCCCAGAAGAAATTAAACAATGGATCGAGATTGACGGTAAGTCAATGAATTCTTTGGCTAAAGAATTCAAATGTAATGTTGGTGGTTTATCTGCAATGATGAAGCGTCTTGGAATTATTAGTAGGCATGTAGGAAAAGCAAAATCCAAAGATGATCTCGATGGATTGAAACTGCTCGCACAGTATAAAAATAATGTTAGTCTTCACCAACTTATGAAACAAACAGGAAGACCTATTCGTGCTATTAAAAATGCTTTACTGAAAGCCGAACCATCTTTAGAATTCAGAACCCGCAATGATGCTTTACGTCCTAAAGATCTTAATACACCAGAGTCATTAGACGCTTTTGCAAAATCAGGAAAAACGGCACGACAAATTGCCAATGAGCTAGGTGTTAAAGAAAAGACCGTAGTTGATGCATATAAGCGTTTGAACTTATCTCGATACAAAAAACCGAGTTCTGTCATTATTCCGAAAGCCGAATTACAAAAACTGTATATTGATGATCAATTTAGCTCTATTTTAATTGCTAATTTATATGGCACTTCCGCTGGTAGAGTGTGTACAATGTTAAAAGATTATAAAATTGAAAGGCGTGGATTTGGTGGCAAACGAAAGTCAAAATTTGATAAATTAAATAGTCGCGAATGGTTATTTGATCAGTATATTACTAAAGCTAAAAGTGCCGCTGATATTCAGAGGATAGTTGATTGTGGTATAGGAACTGTTATTGCTGCTTTGAATAGGCATCAAATTCCATTGCGATCTCGCGATGAGGTATATAATAAGCTTCGTGATGATGACCATGGGCGAAAAATTGAAGTATTATATCGAGGCGAATTGGTGAAATGCGACAGTGTTGGTGAAAGTGAGTTTTTGAGTTTTGCGGAACGCACTAATTTGGCTGTTAAAAGAGCGACTGAAAACATTAAAATAGGAAAACATTTATATAGACCAGATTTTATTACAATTGACGATTCTACTATAATAGAAGTTAAACCTAAAAGCCAAATCATTGGAGAGGCTTATGATCGGCAAAATTTGGTGAGGCAGTTTAGTATTGCGACGAAATCAGGATATAAATTTAAGGCTTGGGCTGAAAACCAATTATTTGATTTGGCTCTGAATGATTTTGATAAGTATTATGCTACATCATGGGATTTATTTTTTGAGTCTGATAATGATTGCGCAGACTGGTTAATAGATTTCGGTTTCCATGGTGCATTGCGTTCACATGGAAGTTTAATGAGCGGTTTGAAAAGATTTGAGGCGGTTGTAAATGACGGACGATTAGACCTGTTTGATAGTTCTATCAATGCAGCTGAAACTGTCTGGTTTATGCGGCATTTTTACCCACATTACTTTCATTCCACACACCTGAATTACAAACCGGTTTCTACAGCATTTGAAATTGGTAATAGTGTGATTGTTAGGAATGCAATGCGTAAAATATGGACTGACGGCAAGCCGTTGAATATTTATTCACTTTTACAAACTATAAACAAAGAGTTTGTGGATTTTACTATGGTATCGATGTTTAAACCATGGGTAGCTAGAGCAGTATATCTTGAATTGCTAAATGAAGGAGATACGGTAATAGATCCATGTTCAGGTTGGGGTGGTAGAGCCTTAGGAACAATGAATCTCCCTATTATTTATAGAGGTTTTGATATTAATGACAAGTCAGTTAATGGTACCAATCAATTGATTAAATTTGTAGGTTCTAAAAGAATTGCTGATGCTTCAGTTGAAGTTGCCGATTCGTCAATTAAGCAATTTCCAGAGTCAGATCTGATATTCACGTCGCCGCCTTATCATGACACTGAAATATACCATGGTACTCCCATGTTAGATAAGACGTGTAAGATTATATCGAATATTTTTAAACAAAGATCTGCACCTCTGATTGCTTTAAATGTATCAAATAAAATGGCCAATATGGTTACACAGATAGCTAGTGCCAACAAATACAAGTATGAAAACACATTGTTAATGAAAACTAGGCAATTTATGGCTATGCGTCAGACAGTAACGGAACCCATTTTGATATACAGAGCGTCTAAATAGTTAGTACCTATCACGTACAACAGACAATTTATGTTGGTTCGTCAAAAAGCAACCGAGCCTATTTTAGTATTCAATGTTAAATAGGGTATTATGTAGCCAGACCTTTTTTCTTAGGAGTGTTTGTGATGGCTACCCCTGTGTTTGGTGATCCGACTCATGATGAGAAGGCTATGCGGCTTTTGTACAATATGAAGTTGTTAGATAACAAAACATTCTGGAATAATATCTCTTTCGTTTTGGCACGTAAGCTAGCCAAGGCTGCTGGCAATATGCATACGAATGCGTTAGATACGGCATTGATGCTAACAGAGAAGAAGCGTGGTGGCACCAAGGGTGCTAGTATTGTCAAAGAGCAAGCGTCTTGAGTTGATATAAGTATAAATCATCTGGGGGCGTTTGACCGCCCCAGATCGTTCTTGGCTTCCAGATTTCTAGCTGTCGTTCCGGTCGTTTGTGATCAGATCCTTTGGCTGTCGTTCGAATTCCTTAGATTCTCTGGGCATGGCTGTCGTTCCGGTCGTTTGTGATCAGATCCTTTGGCTTTCGCTCGGTTTGTATGTGTTCATCCCTTCGGCTGTCGTTCGAGTACGTTGTGTTCTGTCACTATGGCTGACACTCTGACAAGGTGTGATCGGGTGCCATGGTTTTCGTTTCCCATTTCTGTGTTCTGGCTTTTTGACTGTCGTTTCTTGCGCTTGTGTTCAAGTGGTTTGACTGTCGCTCCTACATATTGTGTTCATCTGGCTTGGCTGTCGTTCGGACCATCTGTGATCAAATCCTTTGACTGTCGCTCCTATGCATTGTGTTCCTGTAGCTTGACTGTCGTTCGGCCTTAATGTGATCATAGCTGATGGCTTTCGTTCTTTGTGCGTGTGTTCGCCTTGTATGGTTGTCGTTCTTGACGCTTGTGTTCATGCAGTTTGGCTGTCGTTCGGACATCATGTGATCACTATTGATGGCTTTCGTTCATAGAATCTGTGTTCGATCGGTCTGACTTTCGTTCGGGTCCTCTGTGTTCACGTTAGATGGCTGTCGTTCTTTGTGCGTGTGTTCACCTTACTTGGCTGTCGCTTAGCTGGCTTTGGTTCATGGCTGATGGCTTTCATTCTGGCTTTTTGTGTTCGATCTGTTTGATTGTCGTTCATTTCAGATATGGTCATGTCCAATGACTGTCGTTCGGCTTTTCTATGATCATGTCCAATGGCTTTCGTTCCGGCTATTTATGTTCGTTCTCTCTGGCTTTCGCTCTATCCTAATGTGTTCGTAGCTTATGGCTTTCGTTCTATTGACATTAGTTCGCGTAGTCTGACTGGCGTTCATACGCATTGGGTTCAATGTCTATGGCTAGCGTTCGGTAGGCTTGTGTTCAATGTCAATGGCTAGCGTTCGGTTCAGGTGCGATCACTATCGATGGCTGACATTCGAAGGGTGTGATGATCTCCATTTTTGATTGCCATTCTAGCTTAGTGTGATCTGTGCCATTGGTTGTCGTTCGCGTTGGTTATGATCATTCTTGATGGCTGTCGTTCACATTAGATGCGATCAGGCTCGATGGCTGTCGTTCGCGTTGAATGTGATCAGATATGATGGCTGGCACTCACCGTCGATTAGATCGCATATGATGGTTGTCGTTCGAGCTTTCGGTGATCAACTTCAGTGGCTGTCGTTCTTTCTTGGTGTGTTCGGGGATCTGACTGGCGTTCTTTATGTTTGTGTTCTATCACTATGACTGTCGTTCCTTGGCGGTGTGCTCTTGTTCATTGACTGGCGTTCCGTGTGTCTATGTTCCGATGCGTTGGCTGTCACTCGCGTTCAATGTGATCTGACATGATAGTTATCGTTCTGAAAGCATGTGTTCATATGGCGTGGCTATCGTTCTATTGATTTGCGATCACGTCAAATGGCTGTCGTTCCATTGTAGTGTGGTCGTGTACTCTGGCTTTCACTCTGATCGAGTATGATCTAGTTCTGTGGTTATTTTGTCAAAGAGCTTTGTTGTTGATATAGTTCATGATGATAGTTGGTTGATACTATCGAACCATGGTGGTCTTTCTCTATTAGTCCACATATCCATGCGTTTTCCGTTCTTCATGTATATCTTCTCATTCATATAATACCGCCTGTATGATTCGACAGCATCCTTTGTCTTATAAACATCTGGCATACTCAAGGCGAATTCAGTTAGCTGCTTTGATGGCAGATTTGGTGGGCGTTTCAATATTTTGATTATCTCAGCTGTCTTATGCACCTTGCGTCTTCTAAATGTGAATTCTGCACACAAGTTAACGGCTAGTTCATGTAGCCACTTATAATTCTCTATGGTTTTACGACACCATATTGCACATGGATGATTTTTGTGTGTCAGCTTATAGGGAGCTGTTCCACCAGTCATATGATGTGCTGAGCATAATAGTTGTGCACTTTCCACTATCATTTTGGCACAGTGCTTATCATTGTGATATTGCGATGCCTTCTGATGGTCAACGTCTAGCACGAATATGTTCATGGTAGTCCTCTGGTGGAGAGTGGATACTATAAGTCCCAGCCGAGTGGCTGGGACTAATTCGACTATTACTGCTCATCTACATCAAACTCTTCATCCTCTTTTATTTTGGGGATGATCGTTACCGGGCGATCATAGAAGGTCTTAAGTGGTATGCCTTCCACAGTGAGCGGATAGTTAGGTGGGTTGATGAAGTGCGTATGGGCTGGATCATTGGCGATGATATAGGGTACATCAGGCTTCGTTCCGTAGTAGTCTTCATGCATTACTTGATGAAGGTGGGACAGAAAGAGCTTGACGGCATATCGTCTGGCTCGTGCTTTCAGGTGGGCTGGTGGAAGCTTACCAGTGATGTACGCCTTGTAAGCGTCAGTGTCCTTATTATACCTCTTGTTCTGAAGGATTTTGGCTGCTTCTTCAGCATATTCGCCGCTGTCGTTGCGTTGTTGTTCCAAGGCACGTCGAGTGGCGAATATTTTGCCATAGAAATCCTTTTTGTTATTCTGGACTTTGATGAAGCATTCGCCCAATTTGAAGACTGTAAGGGTCTTGAGTCGTGCGTTCCAAGGGCGTTTTTCACCTTTATTCCATGTTCTGGTGCTGACCAGACCAGCGAATGCCCAGACTTGGGAGGCATGGCGAGCCTTTCTAATGTCGATTTCGGCAAGCAGTCCTGCCGAGATAACCGGCCCGATGCCACAGATCGACTGGAGCCATGCACCAACTCGGAGAGAACTCGCAAAGTGACCGAGGGCATTTTTGATGATGTTCTCGAATATATGGGAATTTTTGGCCATTAATTCGATGAGCTTATTCGGCTCACTGTCTTGTTGGCGGAGTTGTGCTGCGGACATGATGCGGTGGCGTTGCATCTGGTAATATAGGTCTACTAGAAACCGAATATTGCCGGAATTGAGTTTGGTGGACGCTGCTTTGATGTCCTTATTGAGTTTGAGCAGCGGGTTGACCATGGTTTCATCCATGGCTTGTTGGTCTAACACTGGTTCACTCATTACTTTCGAACTCCTGAAAGAGGAAATTGGTTTAGGTGGGTTTAGCACGACCGAAATGGCAATTAATTCATAGTTACTTTGGATACTGGAGAATACCTATGTGGCCAGCCATTGTCTGTATTGCACTGATAACCGGTATAACTGTCTGCGTATGCACAAAGATCATTGTGGATCATATTGCACGGACGAAAGCACCGCTCATAAAGATGCTAAATACGGCATCTGACATTCTTGAGTTATGGCGTAAGGAAATAGCCATAAAGCATGAGTCGCCGCAACAGTACAACCCAACAGATAGATAGTATATATTGCGATCTTATCTTGTGAGAGTGACCATGGAACAGATGAAGCTAGAAAAACCGTCGTTGGATTGTGTCAAGGATATGATTGACTTGCTGATGGAATCGCAACCAGTTGACTGGAAGAAGCGGGATATCGCTAAGCTTCTGATCAATCATCTGAATCAGCACGTCGTCAAAGCTTTCCACCCATTGAAACAAGTCATGACAGAAGCGGATTGGGATAACTGGTATGAGAGAGAAAGAGAATTGGTGGCAAGACGAGTATTTGTGCGTCAGATCGGTCTGGCTGATCGTGCTGATGGTCGTCCACACAATTATCATAATTTGCCAGAGTATGTCTGGTATGGTCCTCCTGACAATCGGAAGATTTTGAAATGGTATTCTGAAGCGTATGACGGTGGCTATAGAGGTGAAACCGGCAAACCACCAGAAGAATTCCTGAGAGTCGAACAAGCATTGGCTGGTATGCCAGCTAGAAAGCTAACTAATGAAGACGTGGTATAAAGCCGTCTGTGATTCGTGTGGCGAAGCGATTAATTTGTTTGTGTCAAATCCATCATGTACTGCTCATTATGGCGAAAGTGGCGATATTATACTTCAATCGATGGAGGTATCCCATGCTGGATAAAGAAGCACTGGCCGAAATAATTGAGAAGTTCAATTTAACAGATAAAAATCATCGAGCCTCTGTGGAAGCTCTAAACGAGCTATTAAAGTCAGAATTGGATAAATTAGATATTCCCGAATTGATGGAGCTGGCTAATATGTTACCAAGGAGTTATTCAGGACGTAGAAGAATTTATGAACGTGCGCATGCCTTAGCTGCGTTGATGAATGATGATTACTAGCTATGAAAATCGTTGCCACAATCAGCGTCTAACCCGATGGCCGGATCGTTTGATTTTCTTGGCATGACTCCCAGATCAATAGACGCTCCGCCTCCGAGTAATATTGTCCAAGCTAGACGGCCATGAGGTTTACTGACTGGATCGCGGTAGTTTCCGTGGGCAGAGAGAAGGTCACAAAGTACCAGTCTTTCCACGATTTTATCCACTAATATATTGGCTGCGACAGCTTGATCAGTCCATGGGATGGCTATCAAGTCCAGATCTCTGTGCATTGAGCCATGGACAGCTATAGTATACCCGTTTTCTTGGGCAATTTCTGTAAGAACTGGAACAATATAAACGTAGGCCGGAGCCAAAACTGGTGGTTTCATGCCTTATCTATCTTATCGATTATGTGCGTTTCAATTATAATTAATATTGATGTTGAGATGGAGGTTAATCATGTTAGATTGCTATGTCTATTATAATATGTTCGATCCAGACAAGACACTTTTTGTCCACAAGCCAAAGTATGTTGATGATCATGCTTATAAGAATGGAATGGTTGAAGTGTTTAAAGGATCGGAATCCGAATGCAGAAAGTACATCATTGAGAATCAAAAGAAAGCATCGACATCATCAGTATTAAGACCTGTACGTTTTATAGGATAGAGCCATGGGCAACACGTTACTCCGTAGCACTGATCCTGTTCCAGATCAGCAATCATCAGAGCAATGGCGATATATGTCATTGAACATTGAACAATGGGCTGATACTCAGTTTATTCTGAATCAGCATGGTAAATCTGGCTGGGAATTAGTGACACTATTTCCGAATAGTGGCCAATATTACTGCGTTTTGAAACAGAAGATAAGCAATTAAGTTACTTTTTATTTCGTCCATCCCATGGGTCGGAATGGCCGCTTAATATCATTTTATGGTTGACACTGCCGACAGGCGGAACTGCTTTGGATTCGATATTATTCAAATGCAGGTCGAATTCACGTGGTGTGGACCAAGCTACCCCAATAAATCGCCCATATTTTTCTAGGCGGTCGAAATGTGTCTGCACTAATACGACGCTTTTAGGCGGACACAGTTTGGCAAGAAAGACTTTGGCTTCTGGTCCGCCTTTGTCTTTTAGTTCTGGTGATTGAATGCCTGTTAGCCTGAACAGCGCTGAGCCTTCTTTTAGTTTGAAGCCATAATCGAAATTGACTACAAGGGTATCACCATCATAGGCTTCGATGACGGTCATAGTATATCTGTATACGTATTTTTCCCAATATTTGCGATCTATTTGCTTTTGCTTTTGTTTTGCCATTATAGCTTGGCCTTTTTGAGTTTGGTGTAATATTTTGGATTTTCTTTCAGATGGTCGGTGGCTATTTCGGTTGCCAGCTTCTTATCGTTAGTATGTTCCATTTCTATTTTGATGCCCATTTCCAGTTCTTTTTGATCGAATTCCTTAGTGTCGTGACCATCGGCCATGCCGCCAGTTATTTGATTAAGTTTCATGATTATCCTCCTGTTTATATTTATGGATAATGTATCAAATGCTATTCTATGGAGATTGATATGTCTAATCTTGAGGACAGGAAACTTTACATTCCGAAAAAGATTGCGATCGGTTTTAACAAAAGACAGGATACTTACACAGGCAAGCTTGGATATATCATCTACTATGATGATAAAGGCGTTTTACGCAAGAAAGCATCATGGGATTCTTGGCGTGATCATTCTCTTCAGCCTGTCGAATATGACAACGTGCCTACTGAAGGTTTCGTCTTAAATCGTGATATTGGCTCTCGTGGCAGTTATCGTTGGCATGATCGTATTGAAAAGGTCAGAACATACGATCCACGCGATTTCGAATTTGAAATGTCGATACCGAATTTATTGCATATTTTAACTGAATGTACTAGCATTAAAGGGAAGGGTCTGGATGGCAAATTTGTCTACGCTTGGAGTGGTACCGAATTAATCTTGTTACCAGTCAATTCTTCTCTTTATGAGAAGTCAGTGCAGTTTACCAGCTTGCAGGCTACAGCTGGTGTTTCTATGAGGGAACTGGTTGAAGGTCGGACTTATATTACTAGGAGGCAAGTTCAATTAGTATATCTTGGCACTTTCAATTATTATTACGCTGCAACATCAAAACATGCTCATGATGGTTATTTTGGACCAAGATCGAAGTATAGCGAATCAATGAATAAGGGTGTCATGAAACGAAAGGTGTTTTATAATCTGGCCAGCAAGAAAATAATCTATTTAAATGATACAAAGTCACTGGCGACTGTTGTCAATAATGAAGTGATATCAAATTTCGCTGACTTAGTTGATTTATATAACAAATCGCCTCATGGTAGTAAAGTAGTTGATTTACAGTTGAAACAGAAACCATCAGAAAATTCACTATGGTTCGTTCAAGAGACAAACGGGGCATTTACAGGATATGAAACTCAATATATAAGCTATGGTGATAGGATCGGTCAGATAGACAGAGTCACAAAGAGAGTGGTGGCTATGATGCGTGAAGGCCAGTTATGGACTGAGCCTAAATATCAAGATATGTATAATAGGTATCACCCACAGTCTTATGGTGCTAGCACTAACCATATAACGTCTACTGACCAATGCCTTTATGCGATTATGGCTAATGGTATTGAAATCCCGTTCATTCATGGTAACGTATTCGATAAGGAATGACAGATCATGGCTAAGAAGATGGACAGTGATGCGATTGTTGTCCGTTTGATGGAAGAAGTGAAGAAACGCCGTAATGAAATCGCTCAGGCCGAACGAGGTGCATGGCGAACTAATGGCATTTTTTCATTTGATCAGAGCATGAACAGCTCTATCAATTTGAATGTCGTGAATGATAAAAGCAAATTGATAGAAATGGCTGCTTTTATCTTGGGCAAGGAACGCGATCACGCACTGGCTGTCGAAACGCTAGGGATAGATGACCCACCTCCATTCACATGGTTCGGATTCTCCAGAGAAAACTGGATTGCTGATTTCAGGACACGCATCAATAAACTTTCTATTGATGCTAAACGTAAAAAGCTTGAGGAATTTGAATCCAAGCTTAACGATCTAGTCAGTCCTGATATGCGTCGAAAAATGGAATTGGACGCTATCGCCAATGAAATAGGTAATTTTTGATGGATGATTCTATCACACCATCCGATCCTAAAAAGTTGTTCAAGGCTCTTAGTGCTACTGAACAACTTCGGGAAGCACTTTATAATGCCATGCTAGATATTACTGAAAAGAAATATCTAGCATTAAATAGTAATGCCTTTAACGCATTGCATGATTATCTGGTTCAGAATAAGCCTGATCCCAAGACAGCCCCATGGCAACAGACCATCATTTATCAGATGGCCGTTTATGTCAACGCCGATTTGCAACTAGAAGTCGAACGTCGGCATGGGGTCATCATCAATCCGGACTTGAATAACAATGGATAAACCAATTCTGATCGGGATGGTCGGCCTGCCCCGTAGCGGCAAATCGACATGGGCACAGGCACAGAACCATCCTATTGTATGCCTTGATTCGATCAGGCTTGCCTTGCATGGTCAGGCCTACATTCAGTCAGCGGAGCCATTTGTCCGGGCTATTGCCAGAGTGATGGTAGAATCACTCTTTTTGTCCGGACATAACAAGGTCATTCTTGACGCAACTAATATTACTAGAAAGATTCGTGATGAATGGAAATCCGATAAATGGAATATCCATTGGGTCCATGTTATAACTGAATACGATGAATGCATGAGACGGGCAGAAGGAAACCGGAAATTGCAGGAAGTTATTACTTCTATGCATTCAAAATCGGAGTTGTTTCACGCTTATGATTCTTTTAGCATAGTACGACCATCTATAATTAAGTAGTTCGCTGTCGGTATTACCAGCTGGTTTCTGGAGAATGCCGATGTTATTTGATAAGTTAGCTGGAATAGTTGAACGTCAACTGCCACAATATCAGAAGGCAGTTGACAATGCCAGATTGTTTCGAATTGCTGATAAGCAGCCATCATCTCATGAGAGTAGTCCAGTCGATAATAAGATGATCGATGGTTATGATGAAGAATCCGCCCTGATTCAAAACTTTGGTTTGCCATTCAACACTATAGCTATTGAGTCTGCCGACAGTCGATATTCCAACGGTGATTTGGTGATAGTCTTTGATACCATTGATAAAGATCACCGAATTTATTCTGTGTTAGGTATGACCAAGATTGGTAGTGAATTCAAAATATTTCGCGCAGAAATTGATGTTTTCAATACTTTGAAAGTAGATGGCGTATTAACCGGGGCATCTATGTACAAAAGAGGAATAAATATTCGCAAGTTACAATTGTGGACAGGTGATAAAGAACAAATTAATAGCGAGTCTATAGTAGTTGTGCCGTGGGATCACAAGGAACCGCCATGTGATACTTTGCCAGCCTTTGAAGCGGCTAATGCGGCTGAGAAATTAGTAATTCTTGATCAGCATCGATCTAGGTTGATGGGCCAATTTGTCAGGTTAAATTTAGCTACTGCTGTTTTGTATGTGGTTAGTATTAACTCGCCAAGCCATTTTGTTGTTGAAGAAAGTCCAATGGAAGGCCTGAGGAAAAGCAAAAAAGGAATTAGAAGGTCCTGCGATAGGCCGCATTATATTATTATGACTCCAAATACTATTAGAACTAAATTCATTTCGCTTCCAACTAATACTGGTCGGACTGTCACCGCTCATGAACGACGTGCACACTATAGAGAATTGAGGTCGGAAAGGTTTACTAATGCTCGTGGTAAGATTATTAGGGTAGAGGCTGTGTGGGTAGGCCCATCAGAGACAGTTGTTGGTAAAAACCGTTATAAGGTTATGCTTGATCTGTAAGAATTGAAGATGTAAATAGGTTGTCGATAGCATTGTGAATCTTAATGGTTGTGATTTGGGGATAGATATGCAGGGGTTCAATGGTGGTGTTATTACTAATATAGCGTATGTCTCTAGTCGTACCGATTTAATCTGGTTAGAATGTGTTAACTGGAGTGATACTGAGTCTCCGACTGTCAGTTTGGCGATCAGATTGACTGAAGAGACGAAGTTGATGGAATGGGGCGACCAGATATTTTGGAATAATGAATCTACAGTGTGGATTAGCCATGATAGTCTAGGGACTATTACGCCAATTGAGAGAGTCGGGCATATTGGGGTTGATCTGGATTATCTCGTGGCTAACCCTACATTTGGTAATCATAAATGGCCTTAAAGTTCTGGAACATAGATTTTTAGAGCGTTTTTCTTTTTAACGCATGTCTTGCAATACCATTTATCTTCTATGATTTCCCAGCCGTTCGGGATGCTGGGTATGCTAGCTGTACCTTCGGTGTATTTTCGTATTCGTCTGTCACATTTGAAACACACTGCATGCCATGATCTCACAATTGTCCAAGGGCTGACTGGCGTTGTGTTGTTTTTTGTAATATTGTTCATTATTCACCTTTTCAGTTAAGTTTATTTATCTTAATTCAAATAGGATTTGAACATGGAAGAATGCTCGCCCAGAGCACTCAACCAGCAAGTTGAGTCGTGGATCAACGATAACGGTGGTCTAATCAGGGTTATATTATATCAACATTTGAAAGTATTCTTTAACACTACAAATCGACGGTTTTTGCCGAGTCCTGAGGAATGCAGTAGTGTAACTTATCTGGCTGCGGTAGAGGCATTTAACAGTTATGATGATAGTCGCGGGAAATTCAATTACTATTATCGACTGGTTTTATGGTCCACTATTTGTCAATGGTTTAAAAATGATTCTCAAGTGCTGAGAAACAGGCATAGAAATTATACTCACGCCAAAAATATGAGGCATATAGGAAAAGAACCAACGTTGATTGAATCTGATACAGTATCTTGTGACTATCTATTCTGTGATTCTGATATAGCCGATATTGATAAAAAGATAGTCTCTAATGAGTTGTATTCTGGTGATATAAAGAAGATGTTTGATATGATGACTGAACCATTAAATGATATTAGTAAAGAAATAATATGGTTAAGATTTGGAATGGGTATGACGTTCAAGGAGATAGGTAAAAAGTTCGGTAAATCAAAACAGCATATTAATATAATCATTCGCACTTCATTGAAAGTGATGAAACAGCACCCAGAGGTAAAACGATTTGCTGCTTCTTTCGGCATTGTTGACCAAACATAGTGTGGAATCTCAAAGAATGGTGGGTGTTGTATTCCCCCATTATTTTGATTTTCTTCTAGGAGAATCGCCCAATGCCGACAACGGTGACTACACCGGGAGATCTTAACAAACTCAGAAATGAGTTAGTAGCGTTGATCTCACCATTGACAGCTGCATTAGCGTCTGTTAACGCTAAAGTAGAAGCTATTGATGTTAGGCTGGTTGCTGCCGAAACTAAAATTCGTGAGCTTGATCTGAAAGTCAATCCGCCACCAGCGCCTGATCCTGTACCTGATCCTGTACCTGATCCAGTGCCTGTGCCTGACCCAGTACCTGTGCCAGTGCCAGATCCAGTGCCTGCTACTAAGCCGCTTTTCTTTCAAAAGAAATTGCTTGGCGGGTACAAACTCAAGGGCGAATTCGCTAGAGGGGCCATAACGACTGATTTTAAGAATCGCTTCATTTATATGAGCGGTCATGCTCAAAGAAATGAAGTGTACAAATATGCTATGCCGGATAACTTCGGCACGGCAGACATGGCCACTTGGCCGGTCTTGAATCCTATCGAAATTATTCAAGGCTGGTGGCCTTCAGATAAAGGATATGCTGGCGGCTTGTTCATTGATAACAGCGGTGAGCTGTGGGTTGCTCCAAGGGTGTTTTATGATATGGCTCCGCCTTCAGTTACGGAGTTATATCCCAGAAGCAATCCAACTCAGATCAGGACCATTCCAGTTCCACGCCAGCAATTTGCTGGTTTCATGAATTCTCAGGATAATTCTCTTGAGTATATCGGTGGCGGCGGGTATGAGTCCGGTCAGGGATCAGCATTCGGACCATGTTTGGCTAAGATAGATGGAACTGTTCTGGTCCATCATGATTTCAGTGGGACATGGGACAAGCGTTGTCCTCGCGAACCGAATTATATCAGTGAAGATGGTAAAGATTCGTGGGTATGCCTCAATCCACGTATCAACCCGGAAACGGGTAAACTGGAAGGTCGCTGGGCCTGCGATCGCATCTTCGGAGGCGGTCTACTGCTCGACGATGGATTCTATTTCTTCCCGCTGATGGCAGTGGGTCCTGTGGCCTATCGCGTACAGACTGAGACCTTCGATGTGGATGGAGTTATGCAGAACTACGTGTATCGGTATGACCGTAACACGTACAAGCTGCTAGAATGGACACCGTTCAACGACTTCGGAACTGCTAATGCTGTAGCAGGTCAGGAAGTCGGGCCAGATGGGAAGATCTATCTGGCGCAACGTTATGCGTGGAAGTCTGGTCTGTACACAGTGGACACGGCGGTTTGTGTCTACGGGTAAATCAATCGTTCTGCATTAATTAAAGTGGGCTTCTGTAATATTACAGAAGCCCACTATCGTTTGCTTTCGAATTATTAAGATCTTAATCGCTCATAATCGTCAATCTTGATATTTAAGATATTATATGAGTATTGAGGTCTTGACATGGTTAATTTTGAATATTTCGACGATCCCGCAAAACAAATTATGATTGAGGAATCGTATGGCGGCGATTTCGATCGGTTGATTGAGATCTTAGCAGAAACTTTATGCGAGACATCAAAATCAATTGTGAGATATGTTCATATTGAGAACTTGACATTTGTTGAAGTTGCCAATAGATTGAATATGAGTGAATCTGAAATCGAGTTACTTTATAAGCAATCGACCGTTTTGATGTGGTTGGCTAATTGTGATTTGTTAATTGATTTGGCATATATTTTTAAGATTTATCCGGAATTGGTTTAGGTATAGCTTGGTTAGTATGTATTTTGTATCATTTTCGATGGCTATGCTGCCCACGTTGCCAGTTAGAAAGGTGATACAAAATTTATTAGACATTATTTCAGGAGTCATAAGTGGATTTCAACTTCAATAGCTCTTATATCGTCGCCGCATTGACCGGTGCAGCGATAATGTTTTGGCAACGAATAAGGACGTTTATTGAAAATCTGGTCAGTAAGTTCGTAAACACTCACAGGTTCTGCATAAATAGTTCTGGTGCTGTCGATGTTCAGGCTAAGTTGTGGAACTATCTGGAGCAGAAGTGCAAGCCAATTCTTGATTTCACGCTTCCCAGATTGGAATCTAGGTATGCTTATGTGCAGAAATACAATCGATTTGATATTGTAGTATCAACTTCAAAGATCAAGCATGGCATCGTATTGTATCGTACTCCTTATGGATATGCTTGGATAGCCGATAGAGGTGAGAATATTATCTGGATTAGAGGTTTGTTCGATTGTTCCAAATTTCTGATAGATATTTCGAAATTCAGTGTGCCCAACTCTTTTTATTATGAAAATCGACTGGCGATTATCAATAAGATTCACGGCAACAGGCAACAATACAAGGCTATGACAAAAAGTGGAGGATACCAGCACGGTAGTCATGACAAAGGTGCTACCCTAGGCGGTTCGGGTGGCACACCACCGATGCCTCCTGATGACTACGATAACATGTTCATTATCAATCCGGCACTTAGTACACTACTAACTCATTCTGTAGATGATTTTAAGCCAGACGATCAGGCTATGAATCTAGTGGTGGCTGATGAACAACTGACTGAAATTGATGATTCTGTAAAAAACTGGGTAAATGGGCGACCTTGGTATAAGGAAAGACACATTCCATGGCGATATGGCTTAGTATTTCATGGTCTGCCTGGCCTTGGTAAGACAAATGCTGCCAGATATATATCTGCCAAGTACAATATGCCTATATACCAATTCGATCTGGCCAATATGACTAATGATTGTTTCACCAGTGCATGGCAGCGTGTCATCAGTGATTCGTCAGTATCTGGCAGCATTATTCTATTAGAGGACTTTGATACTGTTTTTCACAATCGCACTAATATTATTGATAATGAAATGGGTGTGACCTTTGATATATTGCTGAATACCATAGATGGTGTTCAATTGAATGATGGTGTCCTGCTTATTATTACTGCCAATCGTTTTGATAATATCGACCCTGCTCTTTCGCTTCGTCCCGGTAGAATCGAAAAATCTGTTGAGTTCAAATTGCCTTCAGCTGAATGGCGTAGAAAATGTGCTACAAATATCTTGAAAGATTGGCCTGTCGTTGTCAATCTTTTAGTTGATTTGACTGAGAATGCTACGCATACGACTATCGTCCAGACATCTATCGCAGTCGGACTTTATCTAGCTGGTATACAAAAGTCCAACTTGAGCAAAGAAGAACTGATGAAGGTAGAGAAGATAATTACTGAAATGAATTCTAATAACCAATTAGTATTAGAGAAATGGGCAAATAGCCAAATAGGTACCATTATAGGAGATATGGTGAATGCCAAATCAACCAATAAAACAGATTAATATTTATATTTCAGACTCTTTTAATGCTAGAGCTTTCGAAAGTGACAGGCCTTGGGCTGCTATCAGTATCGCATCGACTCCTAATGATTTTCCATCTCTACAGACAGAAAATCGGGTCGGATTGCTGCAGCTGGCATTTGAAGACATCAGATGTGATTCTGATAGATGTTGGGACGCTATCTTATTTGATAGTACTTTGGCTGATAGGATAGTTAATTTCATTCGGGAATTACCACAAGAAGTCGAATCATTATTAGTACATTGCGGGGCTGGCATTTCGCGTTCTCCAGCTGTAGCACAAATATTGTGTCAGGTATCTGGTACTGACACTTCATTGTTGGAACAGCATTATGCTCCTAATCCAGAGGTGCTGCCTATATTGCGGTGGGCATTCGTTGGTAATTTTCCGACCTATATCAAATTTGTATACGCGGCCTTTTTTCGTGGATACGATAACGAGGGCGTTCCCCGATTGTTTTATGTCAATCAGACTCTTGTGTAGGCAATTGAGTGGCTGATATATCCATCCTTTTTAGTATAATAATAAATTTCACTGGCAGGGCTGGCACCTATGTAACCCTTTTTGAAATGATATAAATCAGTCCCTGCCAGTGATCGTAGTGTTCTTACTGTTGTGCCTTCATAAGTGTCCGTAGGCTGTGTCATCCATTTTCTGGATCGATGGTCATGCCCTATTAGCCATTCTCGGCATGTTGAATTGGCCCACTCAGTTGGTCTTTCGGTCGCCATGAGGCTAGGAAGAATATCCTTTTTCTCTTCGTTGCCGTGGGTCATTCCCAATAGCGTGACACCCCAATGATAGTATTTCCGTGGTGCAGGAGTGGCATTGACGGTGACCGGAGCGTGCTTTCTGAACCACGCTTCGATAGTTCTAGCTAGGTGATAACTAGTGGTGAAATCGTGATTTCCCGGTATCCAGACGACATCAACGGGAGCTATTTTTGCCATTTTTTTCGATGGCATTGATAACGGCCATCTCACCAGCCATTATGATCTTGGCATATCTTCCGTCTACATCCTGAGGTGTACCAGCAAATGTCGTATTATGTAGATTGTCCATGTGATAGAAGTCATTGCCAATAGGCAATAACCAATTTGATATCTTACGGTCGGCTGAATTGGAAATTAGATCGTCAACGGCATTAGTGTAGACCTTTTCAGCTATTTTGATGTCATAGCTGTTGCCAGTTTCCTGATCCCATGCTAGTTTGCCAAAATGAGCATCGAACAGGCCCATGACTGCCAGACAGCCGTCTTTTCGTTTGTTATAGGTGACTTTAGAATAATTAGGTGAGTGGTTCCGCATTCGATCGAATATGGCGGCATGGGCATCGGCCAATGATTTTTTAAGTATGCGTTTCAAATAGACTTTTACGCGATATTGTTGTGTCTGGACTGGCTTGTGACTTTTGTTTTTTATAACCACTGTCCAATTCGATATTTCGAAGCGTTCTGGATACCAGACGTTCTGATCGACCTCGGCTACTTTCATAGCCTGCTCTAGTGTCTTGATTGGTTTATCGGTTATGCAGGAGTATGTGGCTGAATTTTCTTCTTCTAACCATAACCCTTTCTCTAATTCAGTTTTCTGTGTAGTCAAATCGCGGCAGATTTTGACCACTGTCTTGTAATTGACACTGCGTTTATTTGAAATTTGTGAATAATTCAATCCTTCGCGGAAATCTGCTTTGATCATTTCTACTAGTGATGGTTCAAGCGATCTGCCCATTTTAAGTCCCACAAAATGTGTTACATTATATCTTGGAGGTGAAACATGGTGTATGTCGGTATATTATATTAAGATATATCTTGATATCAAAATTAATAAACATTTAAGATTTTGATATTGAATGATATAATCGGCAGCTAATCGTTATCTGGTATATAAAATTAGTATAGAGCGAGGTGATTCTCATGCGTTTGCGATTACTTAATTCTCATGTGATATTGGAGTCAGTAATGCGATTGTATTGCTTGCTGACTGAAAGAAAAGAAGGGCCATACTGGCCCGTAGCATGGTCTGACAAAATCATATCAAATCCAAAGTTCATCGACTTTTTACAAAATCTTGGTATATCTGGTAAAATAGGCAAGCCAATGCATGGTGGAGTAGGACGAGCCTATCCAGTCGGCGACCAATATATTGTCAAATTTACCACCGATGCCAAAGAAGCGGGAGCAGCTGCGACCATTAAAGGCCATAATTCCGATCATGCAGCAGACATTTATGCCGTTCATAGAGTCGGCATGTTTGACCACCCTAGTGACAATCGCAAGATCAATCTATACGCTATAGTCATGCAGAGGTTAAATACAGGAGTCAGTAAGAAATTTCGATCGGCAGGAAACGCAGTTTATAGCTATTTAGATGACCATTCTGGCTTCATTGAAAATCCGGAGACAATGATAGACACAGTCATTTCCAGATATCTCAATGAAAAGCAGAAGAATGATCCGGCTGTAATATCATCAATATCAAAAGTCGTATACGCATTGTACGACATACAGCAAAAAACAGGCGTATTATCTCAAGACCCACATGGTGGCAATATTGCTTTCAAAAGCAGGAAGCCTGCCTTCTTCGATTTCGGGCGGTCCAGTACCAATTATGCCCATCCTAAAACGCAGGGTGTAAAAATCACCCCATTAATGCAATAAATCATAGTATTACAATAGTATATGAATAAAACAGAAAAACACGAACTGTCGAAGCTAGATGCATATTTGGGTATTCCTGACGGTTGCACATATGCCGCTATTGTGGAAAACGGTTGTTCAGAGAAACTGATGGATGCCCTAGCAGGATTGGATATTAGCATCAATGATTTCGGCATGATAAGCAAAGCTGACCGAATTAAATGGCGGAATCTATGTATGGCCGCTGGAGTAAGTCGCGCTTATTGGAAAAGCAATGATGATTTTCAGTCGTTTCCGGTCGAGATCACTGATCTTACCATTGATGACTGATATATTCTATTGTTCCATTTTGCACTAATTCAGTGACTTCCGATGTCTCTGGAAACATTGTCGGCACTTTACTATCCAATGCGCTGTTTAACAGAAAATAAGCATTCTGCCAATGGCTTAGGTGAACATCGGCACCTATGTTATTGGACATGAATGTCTTTGTTATTATTTGAACCTTGTTTTGCCGAACCATAATAGCGGCGACTATCGCGTCCCATAAGGTTCTATGATGATCATTCGCTATCATCTGCTTAATATCAGAACCAGCTATATCACCTATATCATCAAACCTGATAGTCCTATTATTTCTATATTCCATCCATTGGTTGATGACATCGGTAAATTTCTGGGCTGTGGAACCCCAGCCCCAACAAGAAAATCTGTGTGTGGCAAATACATCATAAGGATACTGCAATAGTTTATGATTAAACAATGATGGGAATGATCCGACAGACATGACTTTTTCATCAGTAGCGTATCTATCAAGCATTATAGTCATTGATTCATACCAATGTTGAGCTGGTATGACATCGTCTTCTAATACGACGAAGGATTCATGCTGTTTAATGACTTCTTGGATGCCGAACATGATATTGGCGGCACAACCATAATTTTTATCTCTTTGTACGATTTCGACATTCTGATCCTTGAGTATATCTAGGCACTGTTGTGTAAGTGCCTGTTCCTGTTGATCACGATGTCCGTCGATAAATCCAATAATCAGTTCCGGTTTAACACTTTGATTATTTATAGCATCGACCACTTTTTTCAATTTATGTGGTCTGTTAAAGGCAAATAAAATTAACGGTGTCATAGTTGACCATTTAAAATTAGTGGGAATGAGATATTATTATCTGACATTATTGTATATCGTATCGTTGTCTGTAAAATTCATATAGCGCTGCGGTATTTTGATCTCTAATGATGGTCGCTGCTTCTTCTGTTTCTTCGAGTCCTGCAGCATAGGGTCTAAATAGAATGATTTCAGCTGCTTGCCAATATCCACCATACATTTCAGTTTCGTCCAGATCATTATCTGGGCCATAATAATATGATACACCAATAGTCGGTAAATTAGCCGCCGGTGCATTATTTAAATCATTAGATGCACTATTGACAACAAGGTTGCCATTCAACCACATTTTGAATTCATTATTGCGTCCACGTACTTGATAGATATGCCATTGAGTCAGATCTATAGGCAATGGAAATAATTCGCGTCGGACATCAGAGCCAAAACGTTCATAAAGCACACCATTTGTTTCTGGATAATGCGTATCAGTATCATTTGTCTCTGGTGGCGTTGGTTCGCCAACCAGATACCATAGACCACTATCCTGTGTATCGAGCGGCGGTATTGGATGTAATCTTCTTAATACAACCATTGCTTCATAGCCATCTTCTGGATTGCCAAAAATGTTTTGAGTAAAATCGGATGTATCTATGAATCTTAATCTGGTCCCGCCTTGGAACTCGATAGCATTAAATGTAACATTTCCAGATGAAACACCAGTTCTGTAGATGGGTCTAAGCGATAAATGGTCTTGGTATATTAAACCACCATTATAGGCCCAGATACTGACTGGGTCGCCATCCAGAGCTGGATCGCCTGCATCACCGGGAGTCTGTTTAAAGACCACAGGACTTTCTGCAATGACTGGGTCTGGGTGATTATTAGCAGTGAGCATAATACCCATAATATTTGGATACAGAGGTAATGTTCTTTGTGTCACGGTACTGGTGAATTCCGATTGGCCTACGGTGGTTTTTGCTGCTACTCTAAATACGTAGGTTGTATCAGTCGCAAGGCCTGTAATATCTGCTGATGTTTGTACAACTTCACCAAATGTCGCAAACGATGGTTCTTCTGACTGACGATATTGGACCACAAATGTGAGATTGTCAGGGTCGGAACCTTTGTCTATTGGTTCTGTCCAGAGCAAATTAACTATCTCTTGTGAATACCCATCAACAACAAGATTGATCGGTGCGCTGGGCGGTTCTGCAACGACAGCAGCGGCATCCAATCGCATAAAGTCCCTGAATTCAGCATCGGAAATTAATTCTAGCAGTTCCTGCTGGCTGAAGCTGTCTCCATACGATGAGCCGTCTTGGTTCGCTCCGCTGATCTTTAGAATTCCGTCAGATCCCCAAATCACGACTTTATAGAATGAAACCAACCCATCTGGTTTGTTTGTATTCACACCAAGGATTGATAAAAACTGATCGAAGGCATGTTGTATGTTCGATGGATCGTCGGTTATCTTGCGGTAGCTGGATGGGTCTTTAATGCCTTCCCATGTCACAAATGAGCCATCTGTATTAATAGCTCCGCCATATGCATGCCAATATTTCATATCTGTGATCTTTCGATGTTGGTTGAATGTATTTTAAATTTACATGAGACAAAATCAAGGAACTGTCATGACAATTAAAGATGTATGCCTGTTAGTTTGGATTATAACCATTCCGTCATGCATTATCATCAACTGCCTAAAACTAGATGGGACGACCATTGCATTGTTAATTATTTTATGGCTGTTGCTGATTCAGTTCATGTTATTGGAATTCGATATTAAATTGTGGAAGTTGAAATAATATTATTGGCTGACTTCAATAGGGGCCATTAATTCGACTCCGCAATAACAGCAGTAATTTGGGAAAAAATCTGTCGAACCTCTTTTTATAAAGAAGGTGTTTTTGCAATTAGTGCATTCGACCTCTAAATGGGTACATTCAATTGGCGGGTGTTCTGGATAAAGATTCGCCATAATTACTCTAGATTAGAATTGCTGACATAAATTTATGTCGGAAGTGTGTTAATAGGACTTAATCTTATGAAACTGTGTCAGACTATATTCATCTTTTGCGTTTCAATTTTGCTGCAAGAACCGCCGAAGAAATTAAACCTGACCCATACTACCAGTTTTGTTGTTTTTCCGGCTGATACGAATGCCAATCCTCCCATGGCCTTTGGTGGCAACCTCCTTGCCCATATGGATCGATGTGCTGCTATCACCACTAGGCGGTTTCTTTATGATTCGCCGGTAGGAGCAAAAGACTATGTAACTGTCGGATTAGACAAAGGTGTTTTTCATAAGGGAGCGAAAGTAAAAGATCTGATTTATGTGACAGGAACAGTAATAAAGGCCAAATCAAAAATCGTGGTAGTCAAAGTCATCGTAGAAAAAGAAATATCAAAGGACGTTAGGGAATTGCTGCTGGAAGCAGAATTCACTTTTTGTTCGGTGGAAATCACTAAAGACGATCAAGGGAATGACAAAGTGAAGGCCATCGAGCATAAATTGAATGTTGATAGTACTATGAAGTAGCAGCTGGCTGGGTTTTAGACTTATGCCTCTTAATAGCATGTGCGAGCATCAATTTATTGCCGATTTCATATAGTTCTTCTCTAGTGTACTTTTTGGAACACTTGGGACAGATTGTATTATAATAATACTTGTGTTTGTGCATTCTATACAGATTAATTGCAAATGATCTGGTGGCACAAACTGGTAAGGAGAAAATGATGAAGATTCTGGCTCTTGACATTGATGGTGTTTTGACGACTTCTGAATCCGTCTGGAATAGTCACTTGCAGAGTCATGAATTTAATGCTGACTGTGTTAAACGTCTAAAACAAATCATTGCTGAGACGCAATGCCAGATACTTGTCACTTCATCATGGAGATTTCGTGGTGAACGCTGGATTAAGGGCTTTTTTAAGAAATCCGGCATTGATGTCCTTGATTTGACAAATGATTTGGGAAGACAAGGTAGAGGTGCAGAAATTAGGGAATGGGTAGCAAGAAATCCATCTGTCACTGCTGTGGTTGCAGTGGATGATGACTGGTTTGTTGGTGTACCTCTTGTTCAGACTTCATGGTCAGAAGGTCTAACAGATTCTGTGATGTCGGATCTGATTCGGCTCTTGAACCAGCAAAATAACATTCTTCGCAAAACCATGGACTTATCTGAACGGCATAAGGTCCGAAACCATTGTCGCAGAATTCGGCTGTCATTTTCGAATTGCAAATAGGACACAATTCTACTGGTTCACTAATGAAAATATCAATTCCGCCGACCTCATTAGTAGCATACATTTTTCCATTATATGATTGCAGTTCGCCTTCTTCATAAAACATGGTTCGCTCCCGTTACATAACAATACAATACTAATCTCGTGTCGTTGAAAGACATACAGTATCATAACCAGACCACGGATCGAGATAAGCTATGAAACATGTTAAGACGGTCACTGTACCAGCTACCACACGTGAGTTGGTCGAAAAAGTGACATGTGATTTGTGCCAAAAGATCATTAAGAAAGGTTATCATGAAATAGATGAGGTGATTATTTCACATAGTGTTGGCTTCAATTCAGCTTCTGGTGGCAATCAGACCATAGAACTGGTTGATATGTGTGGCGAATGCTTTCAGACCAAATTCAAAGACTGGTTAAAAAGTATGGGTGTTAAGACCACCGCACAGGAATGTGATTGGTAGGATCTATTCAGGAGACACTATGGCTATCAGAGCGTTATTGCTAGGAGATAGAGAATGTGCACTCATTGAGCGTGTGGTCAAACACGCCTTCCGTTTTCCGGTATCACTGACCAAAGTAAAAGAAACAATAGCTGGCACTGAACCACCTGTCGGTGATAATCCTGAATTTTGCTGCATCATTCCTAACGGCTTCAGATGCGTCTTTTCCTTTGAAGAGCAGCCACACGGCTGGTGTCGTCATCTTTCGATCTCAATTCCGACCGTCGATGGTGCACCGAGTCCGATTGCTGTGGAAATGTTGATGCCAGCTTTTGGATTTACCGGTAAATTGACTGACTGTTATGTCTGGGTCACTCGTCAACCTCATTTCTGTGTTGAGGTTCTACAACTGGTCACTGATGAAGACGAAAAGGGCCAATTGGTCTGGAATATGACATATAGAACCATGAAAGAAGCAAAACGCGAACAACCATTGATGTGAGTATCATTATGGAAAAACAGGCTTATAAATTCTATAACACGGTGTCGTCTGCTGGTCTACATGACTGGATTCGATATAAGGGAGTAAAGGAGTCGGTTGACGGTACAGTGTTGCATATTTATGATGATCTAGTGTCGGTAGACAATACGGCCAGCGATGCAGAGTGGGCAGAAATGATGCTACGTGCCAATGAAATCACTGAGGAAGATTTCATGCTGACAGTTCAAGATTTTCTGGCTGATATCAAAGGAACGTGCGATGACACCAGTCAGAAGATCGCCAATAGTTTAGAAAACTGGCCTGATGATTATTGGCAAGATAAGGAATTACTACGGATTATGAGAATCTATTAGTCCCACGCCATTGGATTAGAGGTACGTAGTTGTGCGGCTGATTCTTTATACCATTGAATGACTTTTTCAAAGTCGTCCGATGGTACCCCAAGTTCAGTGCATATTCTTTTAGCACCGATGATGCTGATGAACAGAATATCGCCGCTGTTAGTGTTTTTGGTGAGACACTGCAGCATTGCCATCAAGACTGTTAATGATGTCTCTAAGGATGGCCGATCTGTCTGGATTGAACATGGGTGAGCAACAACCCGCTCCGAAGGCCGGAGCGAGTTCCCAATGCGGCTGTGTGATAATGTAGTCGTAGATGCCACAAGTGTACCTCTGGTGTTCATTTTGTTTCACTTCGATAGGGGTCAGATGAATACAGGAATAGTCTGTAGAACTGGTCACGCTTCCGAAAGGGCATGGTCCACGTTTACAGCAGAAGCCAGAGCCTACGCAAGGCGAGGCACCATCATATAATGGTAGTGGGGAACGGGTCATACTAGCCAGTGATACACATCGAATTTCCATTAATTCGGTTGGATAGAAATTAATGAGGGATTTTATCGTATTAGTCTCCATAGGAAATGTTTTGGAGTGTATATGGCACGCTTAGCGGAAATCAATGGAAAAAGGAAGCACCTCGTCGTCGTTTGTGAGGGTGCTCTCAGTCGGCTTTTGAGTAAGTCTGGGCATCCTTTTGCTATCATGACTGCATACCGTGGAAATCTATCCAAGGAGCAGAATATTGCTAGAAACAGGAATCTCAGATCGTCTCTGAATGCAAATCGCATGGGTGTCCATCAGCTGATCGGACACTATCAAGAGCAGATCAATCAAAGTATTCCTTTCGAACAGTCTGATCACAGAAATCTGCGTGATGTGGTAGAACGATCATACTTTGTCAGCAAGCCGGGCGACATGCCGTTTGATGATTTTCGTTCTATTATTTTGAAACTTGCTTCTGATTTCGATCAGGATAGCGTGGTGCTGGGCGACGGCCAGCAGGTCAAACTTGTGTTCGTCAATGGCGAGGTTATCGACTTGGGCAATCGTGTCTCTGTGAATAAGATCGGCCAAGCATATAGCCAACATATTAGAAAGATGAATGTGCCTTTTGTATTTGAAGGGATCGAGTCGCCTGTCAGCAACGCCGGTCGTTTAGGGTTTGCCAGATTGGGTCTTTTGGCCCCAGATGCTCATGAGCCTACAATCGATCTAATGGTTGAAGAGATATTAAATTAATGATGGCCGAGAGGCTACCCGCACTCTCGGCCATCATATTCGTCCTAAGGCGAATGCTAATTATTCCACTCTAATTTTGTGAGACAGTATCGAATGAATATGAGCAAATTTGATAAATTCATTGTTCTAATGTCCAACCCATATTTTATGGGTATGTTCGGATTCATTGTTGGTGTGATTGTGCAGATGAAAGGTCCAAAATGAATGACGATCATAAGTTCCTTGCTGTAATATTGGCAGCAGGTGGCATCTGCGCATTTATGTCAGCTATTGGATATGCCGTTTTTGGCTATGAATGGTGGGTGCCAATCGGAAGTGATAAATTAGAACGTTGGTCAGTTTTAATTGGTCTTCATTTGGTATTGTTAATATTGGGTGGGTGGTCAATCCACTTGATCATTCAAGATATTCACGCTACCTCAGCGCGAGTATACAAGCCTAGGAGGTAGTCATGCCAGAAGAAATTCATACAGCAGAAGTCAAAGTGACATCGACATGCCCAACTTGTGGCAAGCCATATGTGAGAACTGAATACGCACTGATGGTTATGCAATATCCTAATATATGTGGCTTGACCATGTGTGATAAATGCGATGAAGATGATCTCATTATGGTTAGATTGAATAAAACTTATTGAACAAAGAGAGACAAACCATGAGCCGTATAAGGAAGCCTGTCTTGTAGGTACCAACCTACAGGAGCAGGAAAATGTTCGAGTCAATGTTCAGGCACCCACGTTCTACTCAAGAACGACGGGCTGTCGGTCGTCGTGGCGTAATTCAGCATGATGAGTATAGAATTTTCATAAGAGGGAAGAGAAGGCACTCACAGTTGCCAGACTCTTATGATGACATCATCAAATCGAATTTCACAAATCTTAAAAGGTCTTGGAAATACAAGACCAAAAATCGTCACCAATATGATTAATTGTCGTTGGCGTATGCGATGACTTTTTCTACATAGACAAAACCTTTCGTTCTGAACCAGTCTACACCAAATTTTGTAGCCGTTTTAAAGGCTCGGTTTGCTAATGTCTGATCGATTACTAAAATACCATCTCTATATATTTTGAAATTATCACCTTTAGTAACTATTCTGACTGATATAGAGCTATAATTAGCGTTGCCGTCATTGTCTGATAATCCTAGACTACCAAGAGAGCTGGGTGTACCATTGATTATCCGAACAGGTGCCAAAAAGGGCGGAGAATGATAAATATACCATCCATTGTTATTATCAACAGTGTTGAAATGAATGCCCATTCCAGAACCAAAATTAGGATCGATTGTTAGATCGAAAGTTATATCAATGTCCGCATGATTAGCGTCATTTTCTATGCCGACATTGTTCGTTGTGCCATTACCCAAATCGAGTTTCCCGCCTGACAATAGATATGATGAGGGAAATACTTCTGTCCATGGATTGCCTATATCTGGTGTGTGACTTGTTAATCCACCTGTTCCATCGAAATTATCTAAAAATATAGGAGTCGGTTCAGGCGGTCCGGGCGGTTCTGGGATAATCGGAGAAGTATCAATAAATTCGCGTATAAAATCAGAATCTGTATTAAGAATAGCGCCAATATTGGTTAATGTACTATTGGTAACTGGATCTATTAAATCGCTATCTTCGGCAATGATGACTTCAAGACCATGGACATTTGTAAAAGAGAATCGAAAGACAGTGTTGGTAATATTTTGATCGATAATAGATGTTTTTGCCCTTAAACCGAGAGAATTTATTAAATCAACTATTAGTGGTAATGTAGAAACATCTGGGCCAGTTTTGTAAAAACCAGAACCGTCTTTACTATAGGCCGATGATGTCCATGTGCCATCACGATAGGTTACGATAGTCGTTAAATACCAGATTGTTTTGCTCATAAAACTATATTTGGTTCGTTAATTTCCAGAATCGTTCTCGTAATGCTCTATATACGCCCTTTCCTCTGTGTTTTTCGGCCACAAAAGCATTGACCGTCCACGACTCGATTTTTTGCCCTAGTGGATCATAGGACAACCAGCCTATGATTTCACCTTCATACATAGCAAATAGAAAATAGGGATCGCGGCGATAGGTTTGAATCATCCATGCGATTCCTGACCCCTTTAGTTCGATGGTTACACCGGTTTTCTCATCGTATTCACAGTTTGCACCGAGAGTCAGATTATTTAAAATATGGCATTTTATTTTGTCAGTTAAACAACTGAATTTGATGAAATTCTTAAAGACGTATAGGTTTTCCATTTAAACACCCCTTCAGAATTCTCAGAACGGTAGGCTTATGATACTTGATTTCCTTAGCATTGTCATATAATACATCGACAATCGTTTTGGCGATCTGCTTAATTAGTTCTTCAGTTATTAATTTCCTTCTGATGAAAATGTTTTGTGTCGCTGGTGATTTCCAATTATAGATTTTATCTGGATGCATGGGTCTAAATAGGCCATCAAACACTTCCAATTTACCATCCTGAAAATCAACCCAGTCATCAGTTGACATCGATTCGAGCAATGTGCTAAGAGTTGATTTCTGGTTCTTTTTATCTGTCAACAGCCAGCGTGGTTTATTATGGATAACAACATAGACCACAATCTGACCGCGCACTTTTGCTAACGCTTTAATGTCTTGTTCTGTCATTGGTATCTCCGAGTTACTCTAGGTTGCTCTAGGTTGCTTTCTATAGCCAGTCTGTCAATGATTTTTAATTCTTCTACTGTACGTCCGTCACGGTTTCCACCAATTAGGCTCCAGAACTTCAATTCAATATCATCTGGCCAATTAGAATTAAGAGGCTGGCCAATGTAGATCGGCTCCAGATAATGATCGACTATGGCCCACCAAATGACATCGCCGTGATCTTCATGGTATTCTGTGGCATGTTTCAGCTGATGATACTCTTTGAACATTTCATATAGCGTATCTATGGCGAGCTTGGCCATTGACAGCTTGATTGTCATCTGTTCTAATATGCCATCCTTGATTTTTTGATCTGACAGATAATACTTCTCATCGAGAACTTTTTCACCGGTTTTCTTGGCATGTACTATAAAATCTTCGACCATCTGGTCAAGAATGCAAGTGATTTCTGCTCCCGCTTCAAAAGCGATCTTGATTTGTTCTTCTTTCATCTATTATTAATACTAGCTAGACGGCAGGCCAATGGGACCACCTGTCTCATCAGACCACTTCGATTTTTTGGCTGCATAATTTCTACCCAGAAGCCCAATAGTCTTAATCAGCGATTGATTGTGGTCAGGATGCCCATCATAAGCATGAAAATCGGCGATCTTGTCACCATGACCAAGTTCAACCAGTTCTTCCCATAGTTCAGTACCGGGGAAAGGCACACACTCTGAATTCTGATAATGGACACGATTATTATTTTTAGCACCTTCCTTAATAAGTTCCTGCAATATCGCCTTGTCTTTTTCCCATGCATCAGGAGCCGCACCGGGAAGGTTTTTCATAGTAGTGAAATGGAATTCCAGCCCACTGAATCTGGTGAGTAGGTACTTGATATTATCGTAAGTCGTTTTTGCACTGAGGCTCTTTTTTGCATTGTCCAATAGTCTCTGATCAAATGACTCAATGCCGAATCGCATACCAACACATCCAGAATTAACCATGATATCATAGAGATCATGGGTGGATGTATCTATTCGTCCCATCATGGTCCAAGGCACACCAATGTCTTTTAATCCTTTGCAGATGTCTTTGATTCTGGCGTTGCCAATATTCCATGTATCGTCATCGAAGAAGAAAGAGCCTAGAGCACCACCTAGTCTGTTTTTGATGGTCTGGAGTTCATCTACTACCATTTCAGCGGATCGGGCACGATAGGGAGCGTTTTCAAATACTCTACTGGTAGTGCAATAAGTGCAACTGAATGGGCAGGCTCGGCTTGTATTGACTTGGACTTGCATACGAGCAGTTTCCATGCTCGGATCATAGTAGCGGTTTAGCCCTTCCCATTCCCGATGAGGCAGGAAGTTTGTCCCGTCTGGTAGCTTATCCAGCTTCTCCAGATGCATGTATTCGTAGGTGCCTTTTCCACCTGTTTCGACAATATCCAGCATTGGCCGTTCCATCTCTCCAGAGATGACGTGATCAACATGGGCTTGCGCCTTACTGTGTGCTGCATATTTTTTCATATGTGTGCCACAGAACACTATTTTGCAACCTAGTGTGTTCTTGGTCCACAAAGCCATTTCATTGGTAATGTCGTAGCATGGCGTTGATACATCGAATAAGGCGATATCTGGTTTGTAATTGTAAATGGCCGTTCGAACCTGATCAAAATTTGCATGCCTGTCGGCTACACCATCATAAAGATCGGCTGTTATGCCGTGATTGCGAAGGTAAGCAACTGTGTAGGCTAGGCGAAAAGGATAAGGGGCATAACCATGAAATGGCATTTCACTAGGTGCTGACCAAGGCCAGCGAGAACCAGAATTTGGGCCTGTGTATAGGACACCATTGCGAGTATGGACATTCGGCACATTGACACAGAGAACCTTCATTGGGATCACCTACATGATAGACAAAGTAAGTTTATCATGTAGGTGAATTTCATGTAAGTTTAGAGAAAATTACAGTCTTAATCCTGTGATTTCTGATATGCTTCTGGTTCCTTCCTTCGCTGCGTTTATTATTTCAGATACTTTCGATTTCACCTCTTCCGGTCCATCAAAATCATAATCAATCTGGAGTGCGTCTGACTCTTTTGCAATGCGAGTAAATTTGAATGTTCCTGATTCAATGGCCATTTTAAGCATGACACACGTATTTCTAATGGTGTTAAACCAGCCATCATTACATTGAATACCATGATGCATGCAGGTTTTTTCTGGTTCACCATACATTTCAACGAAATAATCTGGATATTCGGCTATTAACTGTTTTTCTAGGAACTTGGTCACTGTCTACTCCTAATATGACTATATTAAATACCGGATTGAATTTCAGGCTCAACAATATGTTGAAATTTAGTGTAGACGTATATCTCTGCATGCAAAATATATGATTGATTGATCGCATTTAAGCAATTCATGTTAAAGTGCCAGTCTTCACCCCATTCGCGAGTAGAATTTCCCCAGCTGACGTGATTGATCATTTCACGACGCACACTGGTTGCTCCAGCTGTTACTTTTCCGAATTTACTGCCATAAGGTTTACCGTGAATTTCTGGATCACTCGATTCTACTTTTTCCAATTTGATTTTGTCTATTTCGTATTCATCAAATGGATAATAACTAGGAATCCAAAAATGACTGATGTGCCATGCATCTGAATTCTCATAGGCATATCTGAGTGCCTCTACTCTTTGAGGATGCGTCAAATCGTCCGCATCTTGATAGATAAGAATATCATTATTGCTTACCATACTTGCTTTTTTGGCGGTTTTCGCCAGATCCGACATTTCGTTTAAATTCGATGAATTCGATGGGAAATCTAGTATAATTATGTAATAGTTCACTTTGCATTGTTCGATTAATATTTTGTGCGTTGCTGACACTAATAATCATGTTATCTGGCATTGCAGTGCCTTGACAATATGAATGAATCATTCGATCTAATAAATGAAAATGTTCTGCGGCACATGGTACAATGATTGAGGTTTTCATTTGATATTTTTAATCTTAATAGCTAGACAGAATCGGCTTAGTATTTATGGAAAGAATACAGGTCAAAATCATGATTCCTACAGAAGATGAGCAGGCACAATTTGGCTGTTTTGTCATCCTGCTCATTATAGCTGTTGTTTTATTTTCTATAGCTGTCATCTGGAAGCTGATCACAAGCTTTTGAATTTATCTAGCATCCGGGTGTGGTGGAGGTGGCTTCCTCTTTTTCTTCATTCTGAAAGTGCTATATGGTTTTGGTGGTGAAGGATCGTGCTTGGTCGTATAATCTGTGATTATTGTTTCATCTGTCATCATAGGATGGGACATAACAGGTCTTTTCACAGGTGTTAATGGCTTTTGCTCTGTATCTGGTTGTCTATTTTCTGCAATTAAATTATTGACTCGTATTCGTGTTGGCAGATCCCAACAATCACTGCAAAGGAATCTGCTTTTGAAACCATGCCATGTGCATAGTGTCTGTTTGCCACATGTACCACAAGTGTCAGCGATTGATGATTTCCTTTTCTTAGCCATCACAGGCCCCTAATGAATTCGGCTAGTACTGCCACCCGATGTTCAAAGGTATCATGCTCTAATACGTATCGTTGACCGGCTGTTGCTCTGGTATCGGCTTCAATCAGGATATCGACATTCCGCAACCAGTCCATTTGTTTCTTAAGATCTTCTCCACCATCTGTGAAGCTAACGAAATCACTGTATTTTGAAACCAGAGTATCAGAACGATCAGTAATAATAACTCCCCCGCAGGCTAGGATATTATAGATCCTGAAATTAGGTGTGTCATGTTCTAGATGCTCTGAAATATGGAAATTCAAATTGACCAGAGACGACGAATACAGGATCGGCTCGTCCTCCAGAGGCAATTTACCCTTGCAAGCTGAGTGGTACTCCTTTGCCCAGCCGTCTATGTTGCCATAGATAGCAATCAGGTCAATGACGGGCATAATATAACGATTGTTCTCTTCTTGCGTTCTGATGCCATTGCCGACAAATGAAATAGGATGACGATAGTGAGTTACGGGATCATATCTGAAAAAGATTTCGGGATCAGTAGCAAAAGGAATGACGGCACCATCAGTCTTGCAATTTTCTTTTAATCTGTTGCTTGTGAAAATGAAATGATCGAATTTATGCTTGTGTAAATTGAATTGTCCGACAGTGCCGCCAGCCCAAGCATGAGAGGGATAAACGTTTTGTAGATAGTTGATATTCTTATGCTTGCCGGGGAATGTATCGGAAAAGAGATCAAAATAGATGATATAATCAGCTTGTGATGTATCGTGAACGAGTTTCAAATCGGAACGGCGTTCGATGTACTTGCGCCAGGCGCGTGCAACCAATTGATCGCCCTGCACATTTTGACCATTATTTATATGATTTAGTGATCCTTCTCCGTTAGAATGAATCAATATTTTGGGTGTCATTTTCTACCTTCATTAGTGATTTGGCCATTCTGATGACATCATCATGTGACCAATTGCCTTTTGCCAGATTATATATTAAAGATACTATCTGAGTATTTGTTTTTGTATATCCACGGCCTGGGATGATTTGATCAAGCGACGGTGTTAATGGTGAAAATGGCTTTGATAGATCAAATGGCAAGCCAGTTATTGCGCACTTCCCTGATTGAATAGCTTGCCCGATTTGATTTGTTGTAATAGTAAATTGATTACTTTTTCTACGGTGCTTCTTTCTTGCATCTTGCCTTAATCTGCTCGCTCTGCGATATGATAACTTCTGATCTAATTGTTGCACCGGTAAATTGTTGTTTTGCACTAGAGCTTTAGCCATCATCATGACATCATCGTGTGACCAATGGTCTTTTGCCAAATTATATGCAAAAATCACTATTTGCGAATTGTCTGTGGTGTAACCTTTTGTGCTGTCTATTCTATCTATTGATGGTATAAATGGCGATCTGATTCCTGAAAAATCAAATGGAATCTTAGTAACTTGACACACTCCAATCTTTAAAATATCGATCGCCCAAGCTGTCGTTAAATCAAATTCTCTAATTCCTATACGTCTTTTGACATCACTGATTAATTTGGATGCCCTGCCATTTATTGTCAGCCTTGATCTTTTACGTTCGATTTTCTTTGCTGCCAAGTGGCGACTGCGATTTCTTGCTATCTAATCATTTTTAACTTGATAAATTTTGGCTCTATTTTTGGAAGCCCATCGATTCCTCAATTTGCGCCTACATGGTGTACATTGTGAATGGATGCCACTTGGCCTATTGGAACAAGGACCAAATGGGCCGTCGCTTTTATTGTATTTTGTGCATAATTTAACCATGTGCTATATTTTTAGGGAGGAGATGAAACGGTCAGCATCATCGCTCTCTGTTGGTAATATGGGTAATTCACACTGATAATGATTAATTAGTTCATCAAACTGGCATGTTAATTCTGCGTATTCCTTGGTCAGCATTGACAAATTAAATGGGATGAGTTTTCCTGCATAGATGGAAGATTTCAATTCAACAGTCAGATTCAATGCTTTAATGATTTTGAGACAAAGGCTGTATCTTGTGTATGGCACGGAAGAACCAACATGCACTATAGCATCTTCCGTGATGTACTTTGACATTTTCAATATTGATTGAGCTAGAAATTGCGAAGAAACAGCCGAGTTCTTTACATTAGTATAGGCCTGAAATGGCTTCTTGTCCTTATGAGCTTGAATTAGGCTTTCAATGAGCGGCATCTTATAACCATAGATTCCACCGGCTCTTATGATGACTGATCTAGTCCTTAATTTTGGCATTTTCATTATCAGTGATTCTGCCATAGACTTTGTCAGCCCATAGAAGGTAGAAGGATTTAGCTTGTCATTGACTTTCCATTGATTCTGACCAGATCCGGAAAAGACGTAATCAGTGCTAAGATGAAAGAAGTGGGACGGTATATGTTTATTCAGTTTTTCCTGCATCCATATAGCATCAAGAATCTTTTGAGCTACAAGCACATTGGCTTCAAGAGCTGCCACACGATCAGTCTCGCATTTTTCCACATTTTTATGTCCTATACAATTGACGATAATATCTGGCTTGACCTTTTCTATACACGCTTCAAGGGATGCTTGTGAAAAATCGCACTCGGTGAACATGCTATGACTGATAATTTTATAATCATAGAAAGTGACTTTGGTTCTATAACCTAGGTGGATTTGGTGTCCTGCCTTTGCAAAATTGTCGAGTAGATTGCTGCCAAGATAACCGCCACCAAGCACTAAAATCATCATGGTTTTTGGCCTATGAAGTATTGTCGTTGTTCGTTACTGTAGTCGTGTAATACGGTAAATCGCTTTTTGAAGTTTAATATAACAGACGATTTTATTCTGACGGGATGTCCGATATCATAATGCTTGTCAGGATCATAACCAGTATCATAGGTGCGTTCACCAAAGACAATCAGACCACCAGTTTTTAAACTATCAAATAACACATCAAGGACTTTCTGTGCCGACATCACATGTTCAATGACGTTGATACAGATCGCTGTTGATATTAGATTTTTAATAATGCAGTTTTCGGCCATGCCACCTATGAAGACCGCTGGAAAACCACATAGCGTACCTGTGGTGCCAGATTCGGCTTTATAATTACAATGCGGATGAATCAGATATTGATGAATTAGCGGATCTTGAAGAAAAATAGTGTTTGCTGTTCTTCCCTGAAGGATAGTCGATGTCTGTGTAAATAGGCCACAGCCGATTTCAAGCATCATTCCTAGGCCATTTGGCAAGTCTTTGTAGTTATTGAATATGGTAGAATGTTCATGGTTTCTGTCGCTACATGCTCCAGCCCATTCATTAAACCAGCCGTCCCGTTCGAATTTCTGTGCCTGTTCCCAGCGTTCTTTGGATACTTCTATGGCACCTGTTTCATTGTTCCAGTATGCTTTATCATTAATCTGGCGTAGCATCTCATCGGCCTGATTGCCCTCCAAGATGTTGGAAGGGGAATTAATCCATATTGACATGGTATCACGTCCTGTAGTATTGTCAATTTCACAGAAGACGAGATAAATTTATGCGACTTATAGCCGGTAAAACTCACGACTATTATGATTGTGTCATTGGTCAGGCGGGGCATGATGTAGATGATATTATCTACAAGAGGGTCGTAAAAGATATACCATTGACCAAAAGCCAATTTGAACAGCTAAAGATACCCATATTTGGTGCTGGTCATTACTGGACTTATAGCTATGAGAAGCCAATTCACTTCGATGTAATCACTGTCGGGTTTTGTGGTAAAATCTACCCTTGCGTCCGAGCCGTTGATAACAAATCCCGATTTGATTTCAAGCCAAAGGTTATATTATATTGTTACAACATCGACGATCTGGATAAGGCAGTTCAAGCATACGGCGACGATGTTTTTGAAAGTTATGAAAAGCCTACTCGCAAACAACGTAACTGGAAATACGACAAATGGCACAATTGCCCTCGTTTCATTTTTGAAGAGTGGTTTAATGCTTATACCGCTGCTCCTGACCGTGCTTCCATTTTTGAAGAGCATAAAGTGCCGATCTTCCTCATTCAGGATATAAAGTATTATTCTTTGATCCTACAACGCGATCCTACAACGTATACTTATCTCACTCTGAACGCCCCACTCAAGGATGTTCATTTCCAGAAGGTCTTCGATCCGTTTCAGGCATATCAACAGATAAACATGTTTCTTGGGAATATGGCTTTTCCTAATCGACCTATTCCTCATGTTAGTGATGAAGATTTGCTTCTGGCGAAAGGATTTGATAAGTATTCGTTCAGGGCCGATAAGAAACGAAAATAGAACTAGGCACCTTTTTGTGGAGTTCAATCATGGTCCTAGTTGATGGCAGCAGCACGTGCGTTCCTGAAGAGAAGCAGTCGGAAATCGATCAGGCTGATCACAATCAGGGCGATCAGCGTCCGATGCTTGCCGAGTTTATTTGCTCGGACAAGCTCGAAGGTAAATTAATTCGAGATTAAAAAATAAGGTACCTCTATAAGGTGCCTTATGAAGATCAAGCAATCTATTGTCCCACTAGTCATCGCTGCGGTTCTAATCGGAGCCGCAGTAGGTATATTGGCCTTGCTGACTGGTTTTGGACCATTGAAGCTAAAAATACTACTCACTGATGCAGTAATCGCCGTTGGTAGTATTTGTTTTCTGATTTGTATCAGCACCATTCACACGAACAATCGTAAGCCTTTAATCGGTGTTGGTGTGATAGGTGCAGCCACTACCGTTTTCTGTTCCGTGTGCTTTTTGAAATTTATCTGGTTTGAATCTACTGGCGAACTGCTTATGAAAATGGCTGTTACTAATCTGATTGTTTCTATCGGCATGGTTTATATAACTGTGCTCTGCTGGTTCAATTCGATCAATGCTTCAGCATTGTCTATACTCAATTTGACATGCGTAGCCGCCTGTTCTATGGTCATGGCGTTAATAGTTATGTTTCTCATGATGATCTGGATTGGCATCGATATCATATCATGGAAATTGATTGGAACTTTAGGAATATTATTGGCGGCATGTACTATTCTCATGCCGATCTTATATAAGTCATTCAGCATACAGCGTGAGAAAATAGATCTGTGAATGTCGTTTCAGGCAATCTCAATAGTAACATTGTTGTGGGGGTTGATTTTATACGCGATCAGTCTTGTGCTGATCTTGTTCTTCGGGCATTGACTAATCATCATATTTCATGTGTTCAAATATCTGATCAGACTCACCTAAATATCGTGAGCGATGAGAAGCTAGTTCAATCAAAAACAATAGTGATTAATGACAAAAGGCCAAAATCGGGTATCTGGTGTCGTCGCTCTGCCCTGTCGGCCAGTCGGACGTTGCCCGATGAATTTCTGAAAGCCAGCTACTATCATATAGCTGACCAAATTGGTTTATTTGCCGCTTGCCATGATTTGTCGAGATTTATTGATAGGGAGCCAAAGGAAATAGGGCTGGTTAGACTGATGAACTGGGGCTATCACTCCATTGCTGACATCAAATTCATTGATAGCAAGTTGCGGATAAGTGAGTTTAAATATGGTCTGGTTCTGCGATCAAATGATTCTTCCTACGATTTTGGTAACAAGTTTCATTGCCGAGATATTTATGTTGATCGCTGCAAACTTACGTCGTTTGCTTTTGTAATTGGGGCTATTCAGTAACCATGTAAATCTATCATATGGATATTCTAAAACAGACTACAGTTACGGCGATAGATGTCTCTGCTACGGAGACGACTGTTTTTACTCATACTATGAGTGATAACAGCATGATAATGTTGCAAGTGGTTCTTTCTAATATAGTCGGGGCTGGCAATCAATATTTTGTCAGATTTCATATTGATGGTATTTTGGTGATTCCGAGTCAGGATTTCATTTTCGATTCTACTAGTGGTATTGTCCATAGTGGTGCTATGGTTGGACTGGCCGGATCTGTTGTGACTGTTACTGTGCTCGGTGTGAATGGTGATAATGCTATCAATGTCACCACTACTTTAATGGATGCCAGCCCGGTTTCTATTACTGAGATCACTGAAATATTGGAGCCTCAGATTCAAGAGATAATAGCAGGATCATTCAGTTCTGCCACTATTAGGCCAACTACTACTGTACTCAGTCCGCTTAGATTGAAGACGAAAAAGAAATGTAAGAAATCATGTCCTTAATGATCTGAAGACAGTTATTAATTAGCTATCTCGACTTAGTGGCTGGTACCAAGTCCTTGTACTACCATCGATCGTAGCTTCTACTTTTGCGATATAGGCAACCCCATTGACTATTCTATTAGTCCCTTCTGAATATCTGTATAATCCAGTTGCTGCTATTTGTGTCATTGCGGTGGATGCCACCAAGTCTGTCCCATCTGCCACTTTGATCACTTGAATTGTCGGGCTGGTTATTCCAGTGGTCAGTGGTTCACCATTTTTATGCCATATGGTTATGTAGCGATCCGTGGCACCGCCATTATCATCGACAATCCAAACCTTTGCTTGATAAGCATTTAGATTCCTTAATGCAAACCTACCAGCAATTTCACCAACGACTGAGTTATCCTCAACAGTACCACTAGTGAATACAAGTTCGAAAGAACTATTCTCAGAATAAAAAGCTGGATCAGTGCTGGTGTCAATGGTGACGTGATTTAATCCAGTTACACCGTCAAAATCGACAGTGAGAGATATTCCTGAGGTATCTTGAGTGGTGTCATTGTCTTTATATGCCGTCAATGCAGGGCTACCAGTCAAGGCTGCTGGCCCGGTGGCACCACGTGTAGTGAATTTGAAATAAATTGTGTCGCCCGGATTGTAATCATTCATTAAAATGCTCCATTCAGGGTGCTACCAACTCTCTTGATATTTGCATCTACTGGCGTGATGTGTTTGATTAAGAGATCACACCAGTATGCACAGAATGGCGTGGCATTATTTACTACTACGGCCAGTCCCTCGCCGGGATTTAGTGTTAATGGATTGATACCATTTCCGCTTCTAAAGTCAATTCCATGTTGCACATCATTGACCATGAATTCTGACCAAAAACTGCTGGCCAGACCGGGAGCCATAATTGAAAATAAGTGCGTCAGGCTTTGACGTACAATTCCAATTCTTCTGAAAACAGCGGTGTTCTGTTCCGGATAAAGCAATTCTCCCTCTCCTAATCCATTTAAATCAGTTATCAGTCTGATTTGCATTGGATTATAGAATCGATTTCTGACGACTTTAATCGCTGCCGGAGTTGGCACAGAGGTATCACGTTGGACTAATTCGACCTCCTCACCTCCAATATATCTTGCTATTTTGATGAATCGAACATATGGAGAATCGATCAATGGTGATGTAATAGTCGTTGGACCCATATAAGTCACGTTCATATCGACTATTTGAATAATTTGTCCGGAACCAGTCCCATTATATAAAGCAAATGAAGCACTACCAGCAGTGGCATAAATTGCGTTATAAGTATAATAAGTTTCTGAACCTATTTGAAGAGTGGCTGTCCAATACCATGCTGCATTAGACGGGAGATTGACTTGGTCGTTCGGTACTAGTGCAATTCCCTCGCCTTCTCTTAGTACGATTCTTTGGCAACTGCTATTTATATATCCACAATCGAACAGGCTCCCAGTATCAGACCTTGGTGTATTGCCTGCGTAGTTTCTTCCAACACCCATGAGACTCAGCCCTTGAGTGCTAATAGGTAATATTAAATGCGAGCGATATTCTTCACCTGATAATACAACATCAGCATTTGTTTTTAATAATATTTCAGGAGCTATACTGGCATTGGCCTCAGATGCTTTTATTATTGGTATATCTGAGCCACCAGATAAACCTGTTATTTTGGCTAGGGCAAAAGCGCCGGGAGTGGTAGTGGTTGATGAAAATGGTTGGACATCGAGCTTGATTACTTGGATTTTTCTAGTGGCTCTTGTTGTTTCATTATTATAGACGACCAATAGCGGCTGGTCGCGTGTCGCTATAGCTCTGCCAGCATAATGATAAGTTTCTGCCATGGTTTATGAAGCCGCATCAGTGAATAGAATCTCAAAGTCGCCAGAACCAACAGTTTGAGTGATTGATTGGATACTAAATCCACGACCCTCTGACGATCTACATGTGACTGGTTGGATATTTGAATCGCCGTATCCAGAGTTCCAGATTTCTGCAAACGGAACCAATGTTCCAAGGGCATCCCAATCCAGAGTTGTTACTGTTGGTTCATCAGGAGAGTGTAAAATTTGTCTAATAATATTACCGACTGTTATAGTCCTATTTTGTCCGGCTGTAGTATTGGCATTCAATGCACTATTGCTTGTATCCATTGTGACAGGTGTTACTGCAGTACCGGCAGATGCTGCGGTGGTTATATTGCACCGAGCAGTATTTAGAACACCAGCAACAGCTGCCGTTCCATTATTAAACAGGTATGCTCTATAGATTCTGATAAATCTGGTAGAACTTGAACTATTGAATACATCAAGCATATGCTTACTAGCAGCATATGCAACGCCCTGAGCTGATGCCTGCCATGTATTGGCCATTCTCTACATCTCCACTATAGTTTGTCCGATGATTGCCTTATTAGTTTTAACACGATCATGTGTTAGGAGTTGTTCTGCTTCGTATTCAATGCCGTCTACAACGCATTTTATTCGTATTCCCTCTGCGACTAATCCGATACCATCACCTTTTACAATGTCGAATTTTGACCCGATATTTCTTGATTGTCCAGTGGATACAGGGAGAGTAGGATTTTTAGTGGACATGACAGTGTTTTGGTCTTTAGCGACATCATATTGAACACCATTCTCCGCACATACCCATAATTTCCAGCTATTATCCTTTTGAAGAGCAAGATAATCAGTTACTGTTTTGTGGCAGACTATGCACGGCAGTCTTCTAGTCTTTTCATCCTTCGACCAGCCGACTCTTGTCAATGCTTCACAACTTGGACAACGAAAAACTTCTAAATATGTCATGAGTCCACTCCTGCTGGTATGAAGATTGTTCGGTCAGGATGCATCTTTTCTGTCGATTGAAAGATGACCTGATCGCCCTTTTCAACTACAATTTGAACAATTCTGCCTTCTTGTAGCGCTTTAAGAGCCTTACCAATAAATTCACGCTTATCCCCTGACGAACTGAGCCACCTATCGTGATTGATTTTAAAGATGTATTCAGATGCTGATCGCACTGCAGAATCTGGTAGACCAAACGGCACAGTTAGGAGCCATCTGTCGTTATCAAGATCATACTTGGCTGGTAATGGCTTCATCGAATAGCTCCATGGTCATTAATATTTTCGTTATGAATGCAATAGCAGGCTATGAATATACTATAATTGCAAACATAGAGATTGATTTAAATGCAGATACCGACTATGAGGTCAGTTATTGACACCTTTGGCGGATGCTCACCAGCATTGGCATGGGCATCCGATATGGATGTACAACAGGGTTGGGAGGTCTGTACAGAACCCGGCTGGCTTATGCTACTAGCATTTCAAATACAAAATAGGCCAAATGCAGTCGGGTTTACGAAAGCAGCCCTATGCGCCTATGAGTGCATAAAGCCAGCTATGAGCCTAACTACTGATCCTCTTCTACATGACATATTAAATCGCTCATTCAATTATAGTCAAGATCTAGCAACATTCAAAATACCGAATATGGAAGCTAATCGCTCCTACATGGTAAAATCGACAAAGGCTAGAATAGCTGAAATGAAACAAGAGGCTGCTGATAGTGGCCATATCTCTAAGCAGTCCATTATCGAATACGCTATCTGTGGTGCTGTTAATGCCTATACTACTGCCATGATAAGAAAGGATGAATTAAAAATATCGGCAAGACTGGTAAATTCGGCGATTGACTCATCAGTCAGCGCATACGTCGCCACCATTTATCCCGATTTTATCTATGAAGCATTTAATTTAAAGATGGTGAGTGCAAAAGAGCAAGTCGATGCTTGCGAACTGGCTCGTAACATAGAAATATGTCAGATATTGCGTTCTATTATTCCGCAACCATTCATTAAATATGAGTAATTATGCCAACAGACGTATACAATTCATCTACAACATGGGTCTGTCCAACCGGTGTAACATCTGTTGATGTAGAATGCTGGGGCGGTGGTGGTGCTGCTGGTGCTCCTACTACTAAAGGCACTACTGGTGCCGGTGGTGGTGGAGCCTACAGTAAGAAGCTAGCTATTTCGGTGACACCCGGAAATAGCTACACAGTCACAGTTGGGGTTGGGGGTGATGGCGATACATTTACGCCCGGTGGTGACAGCTGGTTCAGCACCAGCGGCACGGTCCTAGCTAAAGGTGGAACAAACGGTGATGATACTGGCACAACATTATTAGGAGGTGCTGGTGGTCTTGCCTCAGGTGGTGTCGGTGATACTAAATATTCTGGTGGTAATGGTGGCAATGGAAGTAATGATAAAGACATAGGCGGTCCCGGTGGAGGAAGCTCTGCTGGCACCGGTGCCAATGGAAATAATGGTGCAAACGGCGCTGCTGCTGGCGTTATTGGTTCAGGCGGTGCCGCTCCGACCGGTGGTGGCAAGGGTGGCGACGGTGGTCGATCTGATGCTTCAATAATCGCGGAAAATGGATCAGCGCCTGGCGGTGGCGGTGGTGGCGGCGACGGCGGAGTCTCGAACAATGGCAGTGGAGCTAATGGTCGAGTTTCTATCACTTATATTGCGGCACCACAGGTAACAGTTAGTGATTCCATTGGTTCTCAAACAGCAACCTCTAGATTGTCGAATGCTTTTCGATCTATCGCAGAATTATTAATATCATCTGATTTTGCTAATGGTGGCATCCAAGCAATCATAAATTATCGATTCAATTATCGCGGAGACATTCGTAGATTATGGAATATTTCGTTCTTATTAATAGATGACGATTATATGATGCCCACGGCAGGTGGGGCATCAGGAGGTGTTTTCAATGTCAATACATCAGATAGTCTAGCCTTCACTGACAATTTTTCCAGATTAGTTCTTCTTTACAGAGTATTTATCGATAATTTGGCTTTTGTCGATAATATTTCTAGGTTAACTGTTAGCTATAGAACATTCGCTGACAATCTTGCATTGGCTGAATCGGTAAAGACTACCACCAATTATTTCAGATCTGCTTTTGATAACTTGGGCCATACGGAAACAGTTCGCAAATTAGCCAACGTCTCTCGGTCTATTCTTGACAATATAGCTCTTTCTGATCGCGATCTGTTGTCTCAAGGTATGCTTGGCAACATGCTGGGCGAGATGCTTGGCGACATGCTAGGTGGCACCTCCTATGCCCCTAGTGTATTTATAAAGACTAGCTATTTTAGGTCATTAACTGATTCATTAGGCGAACAAGATTCTGTCAGCAGGCTGATTGCCGTTTACCGCTTTATAGCCGAATCAATAGCCTTGATTGATCAAGTATCAAGAAGTCAGCAATTTGCTACAACAATTTCTGACAATTTAGGTGAGCAAGACGCAGTCAGCAGAATTGTTTCTTATCTTAGATCTATCATTGATAATTTGGGGTTGTCTGATTTTGCTACAGCCGTTATTCAATTTAGTAGTACAACCTATAATGTTTCAGTTATTGATTCATTAGCATTTAGTGATCTAATTGTCAGGATGGTGACTGCCTTCAGATTTACTTCTGATTTGCTGGTTCAAATCGACACTACAGGCAGGCTCGTTAATGCTTTCAGGTCTGTCTCTGACGTATTGGCTGAAATCGATGCGACCAACAGATTTGTCAATACCTTTAGATCAGTATTTGATAATATTAATGCTCAAGATGCAACTGCTAGAATACTAAATGCCTTAAGATCTGTATCTGATAGCATTGGCATTCAGGATACGACCAGCAAGCTATTAACAGCCTTCAGAACTTTATCTGATAATATTAGATTTCAAGATGCGTCTAGTCGATTAGCCAATGCTTTTAGGTCGATTGCTGATGATATAGATGTGCAGGATATCACTAGTCGTTTAGCTAATACTCTCAGACGATTTGCCGATAATCTTGGTATTCAAGATGCTACCAATGCTGGCGTTGCCAGATTATATAATATTCTGACTTCCGACAATTTAGGTGAACAGGATGCATTTTATCGTCTGGCAAATGCAGCTAGAACCATCGCCGATGGTTTAGTGTCAACCGATCAGGCATCAAGGCTGGTAGCATCGGCGCGGCTTTTGTTAGATTTATTGGCTGAATCTGATTCTACACAGACTTTGACGAACTCCTTTAGATCGCTGGTTGACAATTTAAATGTCATTGATAATGTGTTTCGAAAGTCAGACGCTCTTAGGTTATCATCGTCGAATCTCGGATCTGCCGATCTAGTAACGCGATCTACTTCTGTCTTCAGATCTATTACTGATTCGATAATCATATCTGATTTGGCATTGGTAAAATCGACCTTATCCAGATTAGTGTCTGATAATGTAGCTGAGCAGGACTCTACTTCTAGAATCGTTCTGGTTGAAAGAAGGTTAAGCGATCTTATAGTAGAGACTGATGCTGCGACACGTCAAGCCAATACAGCTCGTTCTACTTCTGATTTCATAGCAGAAACCGATACTATAACACGTAAATCTGATGCTGCTCGATTGGCTTCAGACTTCCTAGTAGAAACTGACGCTGCTTCGCGTAAAGCTGACGCTTTCAGATCTGTTTCTGATGTTTTGGGTATTCGTGATAGTGTTGATAGATTATCTAATGCTTTAAGATCTATTTCTGATCTTCTTCGTATTATTGATATAGCTACGCCTTTAGGCACTTTTACATTATCTATTTCAGTACAGGAATCTCTCGGTTTAACCGACAGCGTTTCCAGAAGGGTTAATGCTCTAAGATTGCTCTCTGATAGCATCGGTGTGGCTGATACCACTAAGACGATTTCTGCTATTTTTAGACTCACTTCTGATATTATCGGTTTGACTGATTCATTGAGTCGTGTAGCCACTAGTTTCAGAGCTGTCAGTGATTCGATTCGTATCACCGATTCTGCCAATACATCTGTTGTTTATTCAAGATTAATCAATGAACAAATTGGTCTGTTTAATGCGTTTAGTAGACTCGTCCAATCATTTAGATCGGTATCTGACAATTTTGCGTTGACTGATGTACTTAATAGGCAGCTGGCACTCAGAATTTCACTTAGCGAAATTCTAGGCGTAGCCGATAATATTCTGAATAAGACGCTGCTCTTTAGGCTGATGTCCGATCTCATAGCGGAAAGCGACTCAGTTTCGAAGAGAATAGATGCTCGAAGATCGGTTCAAGACAATCTAGCGTTGTCTACTAATACATCTAGAATAGCCAACGCATTTAGAGCTATAAGCGATCAATTGTCAGAAACTGATGCGGTATCAAAAGCAGTCAGTTACAACAAATTGATTTCAGAACTGATAAAAGCTGCTGACAATATACTGATTCAAACTAATACCAGACGATCAGTATCTGACTCAGTTTCTATGGTTGATCTGACTGGGATTTTCTTATCTGTCAGAAGAGCAATTGTAGAGTCGATTGGTGTTTCTGATTCGACGTTTAGAGTTTCAAACGCTATCAGATCCATATTTGATACTATTAACATCACCGATAGTGTTAGTAAGTCAATTCATATTGGCAGATTGGCTGTCGATAATATTGGTCTGTTGACAGAGGTCTATAAAACTGCAGAATACCATCGCTTGATGAGCAGTATGATAGGGATTGAAGATGAAATGTTTACGGAAGTGATAAATCTGTCATTAGCAGTTGGCGTGTTTTATATTCTTGACACCCCTGATGCTTGGGGAGGTCTTTTCTAAAAATAATTTATGAAGATCATAAATTCACAAAGTCTGTCGAATGTCAATATATCGTCACTGGCAACAGTGTATAGTTATACTATTACAGAGACACTGTTGGTGGTGATTGATATTATCTTGGATGGTGTGTCGGCCAATGCCGATTATGATTTTCAATTTTTCAGCGACAATGCCATGATATTGCCTTCTAGAAATATACCCATACCAGCCGGAGTCACTAAAGCCAATATTCAAAGTAGAAGCTTAATGGTCAGAGCTAATACTGCTTTGACCTTAAAAATTAGTGGTGCACCATCGGATACTAGTGTAAATATCCTAGTTAATCTTATTAATGCCAGCCCAATTGAAGCAGATGATGTTGTGACCACCATAGAACCCGGTGTCACCGATGCTATTACAGAAGGTCTGGCACAGACCGAAATCAGGCCGACTAGGACTATACTCGGACCATGTAGAGCCGAAGATTGCGAGGATGAATAATGAATTTGATGGAAATGCTGCTGGATGCCATCAAATCTTGGCACGTAGACCCAAAGGCTACAGCTAAAAAGTTACGTGGCGTAGCAGAGAAGATCATTTCTATTTCGGAAAAGTTAGAAATGCAGGGTCAAGAAAATCCATGGATGTCAGATGGCGGATTAGGAGACAAAGTCCTAATCAATGTTGTTGGTCCAGATGGCTCTACTAAACAGACTGTTACACAGGGGTAAGGAACAATGAGTGATCTTCTCAGAGGCATAACCAGAGCAGGTCATGCTGATTTCAAAAATCCGCAACCACATGCTGCACCCGGTTTTCGAAACCGAGTAAGATTACAAGTTGTCGGTCCAGATGGTAAAGTCAAGAAGACTACACCATGGGTCGAGAACATCATGTGCACATTCGGCTTGGCCAGTCTTGCATCTATGGTCGGCTCTGGTGCTGGTGTCAATGCCTCCACTCTAATTTCTGCTTGCAAGATTGGTACTGGTAACACCGGTGCCACCTCGAATGATACCTCACTGGCCAATTCCACAGGCTCCGTGGTCATCACAGCCGCATCTATGACCAAGACTAATCTTGGCAACAGAACAGTTGAATATCAGCATACTTTCGCTTCCAACAATCCAGCCGGTGCTGCTCAAATTCAAGAAGTGGGCCTTTTCTGTAATAGCACAGCAGACAGCCAGCTCGCCGCACGAACAGTGCTTACAGGAGCAAATAGCGTCAATAAGGGAGCGAGCGACGTAATCAACCTTTCGTACCAAATCATTTTTACCACAGGCTAATCCTAATAATTAAAACCAAAATGCGATAGCCGAGAATAATTCTCTCGGCTATCGCTGTATATGGTATTAACCAGAATGAGTGAATTAGCGGCGTTGGACACTGACACGCAAGCAGTTGGGGAAGAAAGCTCACCGATAAGACCATGCTGACCAAGTGGAGAGCGATAGGTCTAGCAGGTGGAATTCCTGCCTAATTCACTTTTGGAGTTCATCGTGATTCGCCGCTACTTCTCGGTTATCGCTGTATATTTACCCTACTCGCATCAGTTGCTTTAAATTTAGTTTATCAGAAGTGAGGTCTGGATTGCTCAATACCAATTTAAGCTCCTCATAACCAGATATCATCTCTATCTGCAGCTCCATATCAAGTATTTTCACGACTCTGGGAAACTCTGCACTGTTTATTACAATCTTCTCGTTGTTTATAGCAATGTATGGAAATTTGTTTTTATCTAATTTGATGCGGCAATATTCACACTTGTTATCATGTGTTACCTTCAAGATCGTATTTGTCTTCATGATCTTATCTCTACAAGCATAGGTTGATAATAATCCTCGGCCATCATTATATTTAGTATTAATGAAGCGTGCATTTTGTATTAGGAATTACTATGAGCAATATCGGTCGGCTGTTGTTTAATGATGGTAATTCAAATACCAATAGCAATTATCGAACTTGGCGTATTGAAGCAGAAGGCTATGACTGGTTGATTATTCGAAGATCTGGCGATTTCAATTATCTGCCTGAATTGATCACGTTTAATGATTCCGACTCATTACATCGCCAAGAAATTATAGATAAATGGGCCATTCCACCGTCTACAAATTTGATTTGATACTATTTTCGAGCCTTTCCTTTTGATTTTTCTGGGTTCAGAAGCCTTTAAAAGGCCTATGTGATTTTCTGTCGCCTATAACTTAAGTCTGAAAACTTGGCCATGTTCGTCATTGTATAATTCAGCGCCGATCTTTTTCCAGATCTTACTAGTCTGTTCTTTTCTGTTAGTGTCAGATCTTAATTCTTTAAGATTCAAATTTCTTGCTATATCTATTAACTTTTTGTATAGTGTAGATGCAAACCCTTTACCTTGATATTGACTTGCAGTTTTCAGGTCTGATGTGTAACCAATTCCATTCAATGTAGTCAATGTGGTTGATGAAATAGTTCGTTCATTATATTTCAAGCTTACTTCATAAGTATTGATCGTTCCGGGGCCACAATCGTATTTTGCAGCATCACAAGTGTTAGTTAACTTGACATCTATGGTCAAATCAGACAATATATTATCAGCATTGATATCTGATAAACGCATATGTCATTCTCTCCGATTCTGATAAATATTTATCGAAAGACAACAGCCCATATTAGATTCATGCTGCGGAGCACCGTCATGGTTACAGTCAAGGAAGAGTCATATGGTTATCGAATAAAATGCAAACCCTGTGGCTATCATTATATTCCAAAAATAGGTAAGCCCGGTGCTAGCTGGTCATTTAATAAAAACTTTGAAAAACCAACTTTCACACCATCAGTCAATGAATCGCAGACCTATGAGAATAAAGTCATAAAAAGATGCCATTATGTTTTAACTGATGGTATTATGCATTATTGCTCAGATTGCATGCATGAATTAGCTGGGAGGTCTGTGGCTTTAGAACCGTACACTGAAGAAGAATTAAATAGGCCAGAATAATTTCTGCTAACATTTCTTTCCAACAGTATTTCAAATCAGTCACCTACCACAGGAACTTCTGATATGGTTATCGCAAGCAAGGTCAGTGAGCAATTGACTACTCTTTTTATTGGCTTGAACGCCGAAGACATCAGAAAGCTTCAAGGCAATACGCCTGTCATGCTCTATCCTGATTCATATTCTGGCTTGCCCAAACAGCTGGCTGTGGCTATGGTTGGTGGATTAAGTGATCAGGCCATTGTTGACAGTATGATAAAAGCTGGCCTAATTGATCAATCCACTAACATCGACAGAGTGAAAGACAAGCCTCATGAATCTCAAAATCAAGATGCCAACAGTCAAACTGATAGAATATAAGAATTTGCAGGAGTTTGATAAAAGAGGAATCAACATCGGTGTAAGAGACGATAAATATTTCACCATTGAATTGGATCAGTTAGACGAAGATCAGTTAAATAGACTTCAAAAAGTATTAGAAAAGCATGCTAAGGACCCTAAAGTTGTTCCTGTATTGCGTGATTTCAAGCTTTATTTGAATATTGACAAACTGTGCGGCAGTGCCAAATCCACAACTGTCAGCCAATTCTGTGATCTGTTAACGGCTACATTACTCAACTTGCCCGGTCACAGGATTTATGAAAGAGATAAAAACACTGGAATGTGGTCCGCCTACTTTGTGCAGTCAGTGAGATATGATGATGGCGAATCCTTTCGTCAGAAATCCCAGCCGACTACAGAAGTCAAACTGGTCTATCGTGAATTCGGCATGGATTGTACCACGTCTATAACATTCGATTCCAAGGAATGCTGTTATATGACCATCAGCGAGGCTCTGAATAAGGCCGGTTATTACCTTGAAACGCCAGAATTACGAAAAGAGTACCTTGAATTTAAAAGCAAATTTGAGGTCATAGCAGAAGATATTGGTGCCCCATATTTGGCCGATGGGTACGGCTGCACTTTAGACAACTGGCGACATTCCTATATTCCTTTCGCTATGGAAGGTCAGAAATCGAAAGTCATCTTAGATGTCTTCTTTGAAGTACCACCTACCAAGGAACCTAAGAAATACCAAATAGATTTCTGGTGGAATAAGAAGACTAAGAGTGAACAGGTCGAGCCAAGTCGAGAGTATAGAGATTCCATTGAAATTCCAACCCATTTCAATGTGATTGTGTTTGATCTAGCCCGATCTGATCGGTTTAAAACACACATCAATAATCTGACAAAATACAAATTCGATTCGAAGGCTTCAAAGAGGTTGGTGTTACCAGCAGAACAACGGAAATTAATCGACCTGTTGATTTCCAAAGACACGAACGCCTTCAAGGATATCGTTTCTGGCAAGTCGGGCGGGACAGTGATGGCCTTGTGTGGCGATGCCGGATTGGGCAAAACATTGACTTGTGAGGTAGTTGCTGAATCAGTCCAGAGAGTCTTATACAGTGTTCAATGCTCGCAATTGGGTGTTGAACCGGAGGATCTGGAAAAGAATCTGAGGCTCGTCTTTGATCGTGCCCACCGCTGGAATGCTATCATACTACTTGATGAAGCTGATGTCTACGTTCAAAAACGTGGTGACAGCCTCAATCTGAATGCTATTGTTGGTGTATTCCTGAGACTATTAGAATATCATTCTGGCATCATGTTTCTCACTACAAACAGGGCCAGTGATATTGATGATGCCGTTCTTAGTCGATGCGTGGCTAGAATTGATTATCGCATGCCACAGGCTCAGGAACGTCATGATATCTGGATGTCTCTAATAGGGTCCAATAAGCTGACCATTTCACCAGATGACCTAGCCAAGCTAGTTGAACTGTCTGATGGAATGAGCGGACGTGACATCAAGAACGTCCTAAGACTAGCACTTTTGTTTAACCCAAAACTCACACCAGAAAGCGTAGAATATGTCAAGCAATTCAAACCAACGATCACCAAGAGAACGAATAAAGATCGCTTGCATGTCTGATCTCCATGGGTATCTGATTGAGCATGATCTTATTCCAGATTGTGACCTACTTATTCTAGCAGGCGATCTGTGCTATCACCATGACGATTATGGTTGGTATATTCGTGATTTTGGAAGATGGCTTGAGAAGCTATCCAGACGAATGAAAATCATAGGAGTAGCAGGCAATCATGATTTCATGTTTCAGAATATCAATGAATGTGACCCTGAATATGTTGATCTTGTAAAGGCATTGCCATGGACCTACTTGCAGGACGGTGGTACCACCTTTAAAGGATGGAATATCTATGGCACACCATGGCAACCGACATTCTATTCGTGGGCTTTTAATGCTGAAGAAGACGAATTGGCTAAGAAATGGGCTAAAATTCCTGAAGAAACTAGTATTTTAGTCCTGCATGGACCGCCTTTTGGATTTGGCGATATTAATCCGAAAGGTGAGCATGTCGGCTCGCGAACTTTGGAACATAAGATAGCTCAATTACATCGTCATTTGAAGCTGGCTGTTTTTGGCCATATCCACTCCGGACACGGCACATACAGGCATTCATCGGGTACACTGCTAATAAACGCCTCTTTGGTCGATGAAAAATATCGTTTGGTCAACGGTCCGACTGTTGTTGAGTTGTCAGGGGAATAAAATGGGGCCTATTATCGTTAACGCATCCGGACAAGCTGATGTTCGTTGTGCCTACTGTAAGAAGCCAATCACTAAAAGGCAGTGGATTGGCTTTATTGATAGTTCCAGACAGTGCAGCCGCCTGTGGTGCAGGCTCTGGTCTGGTCATTGGCTCTGGATGAACTTCAGAAGACGAATCGTATGGGAAAAGAAGACATTTTCGATTAATTATCCGACTATCAGACGTTAGTGGATCAGCTGATAGGCCAATGGACGAAGCTGATTAAATATGGTCTTGTCTCTTACGAAATTCATAAATTCGATATATTTTATAATAGTGAAGGGAGGAATAGGTATAATATTTTCTATCAAATCATCAAAGCCATCAAATTCGAATTTCTGTGCTAGTACGTCCATGGTTTGCTTAGCTGCCTTCACTTCCTTTTGAGTAGCACTGCTATTATAGACTCGAAGAAATAATTCCGCTATGCCGTCTGACATCTTTTTGCCCGTCTTCTGATTGCGATAGGAGCCAATATAGGGATAAATTCCTGCGTTCAACTTGTATACCACTGGATCATAAATTTTATGAATGCCGCTCCATATATAATCGATTATATCATCACGTCTATACCAGTCAGGCGAACCCGGCTCTATGAAGACAATGGTGTCTTTTAGACCGTACTCGTTATCATAAATAAAGCATCGATCTGGCTGGTGATTTGGTTTGGTTTTGATTAGTTCTTTGAGATTCCACTTGAACAAGTTGAACATGATTTTGTCAGTAGGATCTAATAGCTCTTGATCTTGCTCGCAGAATTCAATGAATTGATCCCATGTCTTGGCTTCATTCTTATGATAATCGAAAATAGCATCCCAATTGATAGCTGGATCATCCTCCTGTAAATCCGTGAAACCATAGCCGATAACTTTAGTAAGCCTATTTCCCATTTAGCATTTTCCCGATGTGCTGTGGTATTACAATACTATTCATAGGAGATCATATGAAATATAACGAATTCGAATGTACCTACCATTTCGTCAACAGGTACTGCAAGGCCACAGGGGTGAAACAGCATGAGAAACCATTGGAATTTTATAATAGGCATCTATTGGATATCGCCCAGAATCTGAAGGAATTTGGCGATGATGGCGAGATCATTTTCAATCAGGCATCGTTCGAACAGATATGGTGGAAAATCGGCAGGCCGTATTACCGCTTTCATCCGGCAGCGGCTAAGCTTTTCGCAAATACACGCCTAGATGTACCAGTAAAATATCTGAAGTTCCCTAGTCGCGTCTTCGTGATCAATTTCAGCGAAAACGATCCCAGCATGAAATTGGATGACAAGCATTATGTCAAATCAGTTCTGGTTTATCGTGGTCTGTCTACCAACATTCAAAAGAATACCAGTACTGAAGCCTTCACTATTTATCTCGATATCGGTGAAATCTATTCTGCTGAAATCAATGGAGTCACTGTTACCTTACCATTGCTGACCTTCAGACAGTTGTTTTGGACTCTTGAAACAGAAGACCAGACACTAGAAGAAATCATGTGTAAACTGCCAGTCCATCCTTCTGCTTTGCAGGGTGTCATTATTTCCGAAGAGATGCTTATAAAATGCTATCGGCTTATTGTTTCTATGGCCTTTCTCAAGCAGGATGAAAATCCTATCATCATACCGCATGTTCTGAGCAAGGACTCGGATGAATGGCATAGGGCTGATAAGACAAGGAAGGAACAACTAGAAAAGAAAGCTATCAGAGTCAGAGAAAGCGAAGGTTGGCTGGTCGGGCATGATGAAATGTTTGAAATGGGTAAGATCGGCAAAGCGATGCCGGGCCAGCCTTCAGAATGCACAGGACGCGAGCATATGTTTGCTCGTTTTGTGACAGGCCATTGGAAGCTGGTTCGATATGGTCCACAGAGGGAATTCGGCAGGGTTCGCTGGATTATGCCTTATATCTCTGGAGAGGGCAAGCCATTTAAACATGATGATTAATTATCTGGCTGGTAACGAGATAACGTATTGTCTCGTCATGGGCACTCAGACATGAGCATCCAAATCATATGGGCTTCTGATACAATCGAAGCATCCATGGGAGTCACCACAATTCCCCAAACCCAAAGCGAGAGCAAAATTGTGGCCTTTCTGCCGTTGTAGGAACAGCGGCGCGGTCCATTGTCAGTTGAGCCGTATGATTCAACTGGACGTTGTAGGCACTGACGAATAGTGCCTCGTCGCCGGTCTTCCAGACGTACCAAGACCCGTGTTGTCTCAGCGCATCAGACACGCTTATGGTTTTGAGCGAATCAAAACTGGCCATTGATGACCAGACACCATTACGGATGTCTGGTCATCATTTTATCCATTAAGGAATGACATATGAGATATACAAAGAACCAACTGGAATTCATGATCCAAAAGGCGGTGGCACAACGAGTTCGCAACCGTCGATTCCGCAGCTGCCTGTTGTTCACTTCATGCGTGACAGCAGCATTGTTATTCGGGACTTACTATCCGGACAATGTTAAGTCAGGCATTGCAAAAGCTGGCGAATACGCTAACCTAGGCTGGTTACAGACCAAGACGTTTCTGGCGAGCCTGTTCTCATAACGAAAGTGATGTGATCTGTGGAAGTCTTTGAAATTCATATTACCGGTGATGAATCCATACTGAAGAACGGCATGCAATTGGGTGTTAAGACCATTGCTGTCGATCTTCTTAAACCAGATAAGAGCATCCTTCGATCAGAATATATGACTTCACATATTGCGAAGTTTAATAACTTCCAAGACTGTGTAAAATTCGTCGATGGTTTATCGCACCAGTTAGAACAGATGGGAACCAAGATCATTCGAAAGAAAATCGAGTGCCCACCTTATCAGCACTACCTCAATTCTAGTCTTTATATGGAAAGCCACTTTAAATTATCTCTTGATGCCACACCTAATTTTCCTATTAGTAGGAATCAAAATAAGGACTATCTACTTGGGACTGACCGTACTTATGACAAATCTGATTATAAGCGTTTTCATGATGCCCATCAGGATGATGAACTGGAATTGTGCTTGTATGATTCCTTCATAGATGAAGACCTAGACTGGTTATCACTTCCTCGGCATTCATTATAAAGGCGATATTCGATGGCTAATGAAAAAGATCAGGAACTCACTCCGTTAACTGAAGCTGAATTTGAATTAGTAAAGGAAGAATTTAGAAGACTTGATCGTCTGCGTATAGAGAACAGACCTCCGCCACAGGGAGAGTACCAATGGGATGGCGGATTAAGTTTCAATGGTGGTTTCGGATCATATCAAGCGTTATATTATAATGGTAAGAAAATAGGTGGCTTGTTTACTGATAAACCATATACTGGTGAATATAGACCATTTAGTGAAGACGGTGGCGTATGTAAACCATGTGATCCGCCTGTTACACACACTCCATTTGCTGGAATGACCATATGAACGTTTATATTGCAGCTCAAGATAAAGAACAAGCATTAGATATTCGAGCAATGCTTTTTGATAATGCTAAAGATGTTGAATTTTCATGCCGCTGGCTCGATCAGGATTTCAAACGCACATTGACCTACACTGAAGAAGAACGAAACGTCATCGCCACCCAATGTTATGAGGACATAGATAAGTGTGATGTTCTTATCCTGCTTGCCTCTGATAACAAGATGAAGTGCTCTGGAGGTAAGTTCGTAGAGGCAGGGTATGCTCTCGGTCAAAATAAGGATGTTATCATTCTAGGTCAGCCGGAAAACATGCTCTTGTGGGCGAGAAAGAATATTAAAGCAGTTCAAACAATATCACAATTATTATCAAATATCAATGCACTCAGTGAATCTCATAGAATCCGGAATGCTGAGCTTAACGCGTAGAATCTGACGATTGGTTTTTATCTGACTGGATACATAAGTTAATAAATATCGCAACAATGCCAATTCCTAATAACGCACCGGAAGCGACGAGGTTATTTCCGTGAATGCCCTCAAACAAGGTGTTGATATAGATAGTCAATAGAAAGAAAGCTGCCCAGACAACACAGACCAAATTGATAGCTGATTTAGCCATATTATTTTCCTAATGGTTGGAATTAGATAATACATTATCTGCTAGTACATACTTTAAACCATGTCCTACAGGATGAACTATGAATACTATGTTTCATAATGCCAGAGTTTCTTTTGCTATCTGCACACCCATGGCGAAAGTGACCAATCCTCATGGCGTGTTGATGTTCGACACATTGACACCGGAATGGCATAGAGCACGAGCCAGTCTAGCCATGCCTACCAACATCAATCTGGTAGAACTTTTAGCCGATGGTATGGAAGTCGGCGATGCCCGTTCAAAGATCGCCAAACTGTGTCTGGAAAGCAAACCAATACCAGAATTCTTATTCTTCTTAGATTCTGACGTTATCGTCCCATCAGATGCCTTGACCAAACTATTTTACAATGCCAGATGTTATCCAGACTACGATGTCTATGCTGGCGTTTATTGCTCTAAGACCAATCCACCAGAACCATTGATCTATGGAGACAATGGCACAGGAGCCATCTGGGATTGGGCAGTAGGCGATCTGCTCATGGACGGCAGAGTGAAAAGCGTCCATATGGGTCTGACACTGATTAGAACCAGTGCCTTCCGGAAGCTTCTGGATTCTGGCCTTGTCCATGGTACAGGGGATGACCAAGAAGACGAGCCGTTCTTCAAAACAGTCAATGAGACTGAATTTGTCAATGGCAATAACCTGCTCAAGCGAGGAACAGAGGACATTTACTTCTGTGATAAGCTTATAAAGGCTGGCGGCAAAATATTCGTCAATACCGGAGTGTTAGCCGCCCATCACTGTCGGACCACAGGCATAATGTATGGTCTTCCGGTCGATAAGACCAATAACCCATTTAGACGCGCCAAATGGATGAAGGATGGCGACAAGACTCAGGATGTTCAGGAAGCCGAGAATCTGATCTACGAAGGGCCTTGTGAATGTGTCAAATATCTGACTAATGAAACGGAATTTCCAGAACAATATAAGCAGCTGGACAATTCAACGCTTTGCCTTGAAAATTGCGTTGACTGTAAAGGCACTGGCCATGTCAAAAGGCCATATAAGATAGCTATCGATATTGGAGCCGGTGATACGCGCAGAGAATGGCCGGGTTATAAGACTTACACTACTGATATTCGTAGCGATTCCAAGCCTGATTATGTTCAGGATTCACGTGCTCTAACGCTGCCAAATAACCATTTTGATCTAGTGGCAAGCTCACACCATCTAGAGCATATTGGCCGATGGGATCAGGAAAAAGTCTGGAAGGAAATGTTTAAAATCTGCAAGCCCGGTGGCAGAATTGAGCATGTCGTTCCTAATATACAATGGGCCGCTGCCTCCATTATGGAGAACAACATAGACGAGCACGTCATGAATGTCATTTATGGAGCACAGGAGGCTCATGGATATGCTCGTGAATTCAATACTCATTTCTTCGGCTATACCCCTGAGTTAGCTAAGGCACTGGCAAGATCAGTCGGATTCGTTGATGTAGAAACTGGAGACTGGCGACAGAATCCCAAGTTAGGTTATAACCTCCTGATAAAAGGTCGTAAGCCTTATCCCGATGAAGTAGTCAAAGACACAGTAGTCATGAAAGCCAGAAAACAGGAAGAAAAGGATAAAAAGAAAGAAAAAGAGCCAGAAAAAACAGATCAGAAACCAAGCCGGTCCAGAAGATCAGCAGCAAAATAAGGCCTGATTTGACACTAAAAGAGGTGTCTTTCATTATAACGAAAGACACCTCTTTCCATATAGGATTTGAAACTATTTGATATAATGCGAGATCAGAATACCATTCAGGTGGTCCATCTCATGGTTGAAAATGCGGCTTCGAAGACCAGCCAACTGAGTTTTCTTAACCTTCCCGTCCTTCATGCAATAGTATGAGAAGGCTGTGTTGACAGGACGCGATATACTAGCCGTCATACCCGGAAGAGACAAACAAGCTTCATTGCCCATAGTCTGTTTGTAGGATGTGCTCGTTATTTCTGGATTGATGAAGATAGAAATGCTATTGTCAGCCATCATAACGCCCAATATACGCTGATCTATGCCAATCTGGTTGGCCGCTAGACCATAGGCCTTGTGTTCTCTGATAGTCTCAATAATGTCAGAGATAAGTGGATTTAAATGGTCTGGAGAGAAATCAGTGACTGGATCTATCATCTTAACCAGTAACGGATTTGGATGGATAATAATATCACGTGGCATCTATCGTTTCCTCATGGTGTTATATGATACATAAGTTACAAACCTGAACAACGAGGTATTTATGACTGATTTGAAAAAATTCGCTGACTATCTTATTGAAATAGCAGAAGCACAGCCAGAAGCGACATTAGGCCAGATGCAGCTTATATTAAACAGGTTTGAACCGGCTGTGTCTGCTTCGGCATTTAAAGTATTGGTTCCAAGCGTCTGTGCATGGCAAGCAGTCTGGGATAAATGCGTCCAACTGGGTCTGAATTCAACAGACAAGACTGATTCTGGTAAATTAGTATGCGACTTCATTGACAAGCTACACTCTGCTGCAAAGAGTCAAGTCGGCCAGTGTGAAAACGCAAATCAGATTAAATCGAATTTGGAGCGAGAAAATGCGGCATAAACTTCTCATCATGGCCGCTGTTCATCAGGGAGATATAAAATTCATCCACACGAAATTGAATAATATAGCTCGTCAGAAAGACATCGAACTAGCTCATGTCGTCTATTTAAACAATATGAATTATGATAATATTGGCGATATCATCACAAAACACATTGAATGTATCGACTATTCAAATAGTCATGTCATTTTCACAAAGAACATGCGTCTTTATGAAACATGGAACTACGCCATCAAGCAATATGACTCTGAGTATATTGTCAATGCCAATGCTGATGATTTGTGGTCTGAAGATTATATTAGCAAATGCATCAAAATATTAGATGAACAGCCAGATATCAATATAGTCACATCAAATTACTACATAACCGATGTGCCAAATCAAAGCAATAGACCATGGAAGAACATCATTGGCGATATAATGCCGCAATATCCAGATGGAACCTTGGGACCATCCCCGATGTTCAGAAGAAGTCTGATCGACCGCTTCGGACCATATCGATCAGATCTGACAGTAGCTGGCGACGCTGAAATATGGGAACGATGGAGACAGCAGCATGCCTGTGTTTATTATCGAATACCAGAGCATGACATATTGTACTTAGCCAGAGGCGATAGTCTGGAAAGAAGAAGAGATGATAAAGGGTCGCTTTACAGTGATATTGATTCCTCTCTGATAAATGGGCCTCCTAGGGCCAAGACCATCAGAGTGGCGAGAGGCAATATTAAAAGATCATATTGATAAATCTTTAGATTTTATGAATCTTGACCTTCTTTTCAATGGGGTCCCACTTTAATCTTTTTGAATCGATCATCCCTGCTATGATCATTTTGCTGGCCTTCACATATAACAAATTGGAAAAATTGCGGCAGGCAGGGTGTGGAACTGCTAATATTGGTCCTTCATAGACTTGTTTAATGGCATTTAAAGCCAATACGCCACAAGCAACGACTATGGAAGGCTGAATAAGCCTAATCATACTTTCCATGTGTTCGAAATCAGGCGGCACCACTGAACTCGGCGTATCCCCGACAACAGGGGTTGTATTATCAAACCAGATATCTATACCAGCTGCTTCAACTAGATCACGAATAATACGAAGACGTTTGCCTGATCGTGATTTTTCTAACGCTTTCAACCATAATTCTCTTGGCCATTGGTCACCATAATATAACGGCGACCAAGCATTTTGCAATAAAATAATGATTTTAGCACGGTTTGAACTGTCCGGTATATCGGACGTTGACTCTGTAGCCACAATAGTCTTTCTGGTCATAGGTGTCTTTGAACAATTTGGCGGCATTTCTGTTAAGGACATAAATATATAACTCCTCTATCTGATTGCTCTTAGGGCCAGTTCTGGACATACCGATAGTGACTGTGCCTGTTTCGAACATCTCATTGATGTCTGCAAGCAATGCGTCCGCTGCCTTTTCGATAGTCATTTTTCACCAATAGTGGTCGACATAGACTGAGTAGGTAGCTAACCCAGCTTCGGTCAAAGGAAGGCCATTTCTGGCATAGGTTGTTGATACGTTATGATCAGATCGCCTTCAATATACCCATCAGCCGCTCATTATTGTCGAGCCAAGTTATATCAACCCACTTCAATTCACTTAATCTGTCCTGATAACGGTATAAGCTATCAATCCAAAGAGAAATATTATGCTTTGGCTGTAGTTCCGATGGTAATGACAATGATGCACAGAAAAAACCACTCCCCACATTAAAGAAGTATTCGGCTGTAGTCAGAGCACCAATGCACTGCCGTCTGGTCCACCTCTTCATATCGTCGAAACCTACAGCCCCAGCTGGCAATTTGGGCAAGGGCGTTTCTGGACTGAGCATCATTATCCTGTGAGTCAAAGCGAATTTATCGACTATCATCTGAAAGCTTTCAGCATTTGCCCAGCTCTGGCCTGATTTGAAATGCGATTCAATGGCAATGCTGCGAATACCATCGTTATATGTCCTCCGCATCCCATGTAGTTCATCATCAGTCAGATATAACTTGGGACGCTGGTTGGTGACTGTTATCCCGAATTGTTCGCCGATTTCCTTGGATGTATCAATCAGGCTGTGATTGGGGTTTGCACTCTTCAAGTGTGGAAAGTAGGAATTGGGTGTTATTTGTCTGTACTCTTTGTAGCCATGGGCCTTGGCAGCGGCACGTCCGCCGTCTAAGCCACCGATAGGAACAATGTCATTTATGAATGGGACGTTTTGAAAGGCATCAATGCAGTGTGGCATGGTGGCGATGCCGACTGGACATCCGATTCGTTTGGAGAATTCTTCTATCAATGGCAGGCCCATGACGCAATCGCCAAAACCATAGGCCAGTTCAATTAACAAAGTTTTGCGCATGAAAGTATCCGATTAGATTGGGCAGAGGCGTATTAAATACGATCAGGAGGAACTATGATAGATCACAATGGACCATTCGCCAAAGCTATGCATGATATAATCTGCAGCAAGCTCTTTCACAACAGGGGCGACAATTCAAAAGATTCGTTTAGTTTACTTCCAGAAAGCATGCGTAAAAAGTACGCAGAAATAATCAACGAATATGAAAATCAACGAAAAGCAATAATGGAAACAATAGTCAAGAAGATTTAGGACTTCTTCTTTTTGACAATAGGAGTCTGCTTAGTTGGCTTGATGATCTTCATGCCCAGCATAGTAGTCTTGCTACCATTGCCAGCTTTGTTGCTGGCAATATTGCTATAATTTTTGCTGCTTTTCTTGCTTTTGCTGCCTGCAGCCCCCAATGGCTTGAAAGAGCCGAAACCAAGTGTGCCGCCAAAACAACCAGTCGTAGTCATGAACTTGCTCCAATATCGATGTTATAACTTTGGCACCGCACCAATGTTGAGCATGTTCGGAATACTCCCGTCCATCCTCCATGGAGATCCGAACACTTCCGAAAATGGCGCAACTGTTTCCAGAGTCGCAGACTCACCACCATACTCATCAGCTTCTACAGAACAATTCATGCGGATGGAGTAAGGCCTGCGACTAGCTGTGCCATTGTACCAAGTTCCATCAGTCCCATCATGGTTCGCCACATAAATAGCAGAACCCATAGTAAATAAGACATTAAAAGTCCCGGCGAATATGGGCATGCCCAGAGCCGACATTATCTCTGATTTTTCGCTAGTACCAGATGCCACAAAGCTGAATTCGCCTACATCACTTGGATAACCATCGATAACATCAGTAAACAAGCCGGTAGAACTGTCATACACAGCAGTATCAAATAGCGGGCGATCTGTCACGATTGTTTCTGACTCAGTATAAGTAGTAGTCGGATTGTCATATGGTCTTGGGCTATTGTTAGAATAAACTGCATGCCAAATGTTACTGTCGTCAGAAACAGTAGATGAACTGCTGCCGGACATATTGTCAATATCTGGCGGCAGACCATTCCCTAATACGGTAAACGGCTCGGTATCGAACACCAGTTGTTCATCTTCCCCGTTCTGAATCAATCTTGCATTGAGGAAATTAGCAGATGAATTGCATCCACCCTGATCCCAAGGCCGCTTACTATAAATGGGACTTACGAAATCAGTCAGTAGGTTCCTCATCATGACAAGCCTGCAATTCTGAAACTGCAGACTCGGAATAGTAATGTTGAGTGAATTGGGAGTAAGAGCCAGATTGCTTTCTGGACGAATGTCATCAAGACCGGGCCGATTGCTGAAACACAATATAACCGATTTATTCATGCTGGCGATAATTCTGCCGAGCCAGCTTTTTGGCTTACCGTTATTATTAAAGTCAGGCAGAAGGTTCTGATTAAAGCCTAGTTTACCACCGCTGAATGTCAGGTTGCGCTTGACAGTATTGTCAACATTGACCATAAGATTCATACCAGTCTTGCTATATAAATTGCTTGGACTGACATAATACCAGTATGAACCACTGCCTAAGGTGGCTGTACGACAAGAAATGACTCCGAGATCATATTGCTCTTCTAAAGGCACTCGATGAGTCGTTGACAGTTCGTCCTCTACTCGGCCTTTGAAACACCAGTCAGATGTAACTGATGGTGCACAGACAAATCCATAACCACTGTAATATTTCATGGCTTCAGCGACAATATGCTTGTCCAAAGCATCGACTTTGCCGACTACTGTAGTGTTTATATGATCGTCGTCATTGGGTGGAACCAGATTGGCTGGTGACTGCCCGACCTGCAGTGAATTCGCTCCTATTCCGGGAATGACATCCAAGGCATCTTCTTCAGTCCTCGAATCCTTTATGATGATGCTCTGACCATACTTCATATAGCCACAGGCATCAGGGGATGATGTCGGCAGATTGATGATGATGGAATGAGTGAAATCCCTTTCTGACAATAGCTGATATGCTTCGTATTCTGCAGTCGCACCATTGATGACATGGGTTCGATAGGCATAGTCTTCTGATTTGAATCCGCTCAATTCCAATGGGCTGTCAATGCAAGATCCGCTAGGAAAATAGGGGATTACAGCGGGTGGCACTTGCTGCACACCAGCATCAACATCAAATCGCTGTGTGACATCATATCCAACGCACCAGTCACCGACCATATATGTCTCTTCAAAGACACTCAAATATCGGAATGCTCTAAGAAGACTATGGGCAGCTTTCACTCTGTAAATGAAGTCGAGTAGGAACCCAAGAATGCTAGCGTCAGTAGGTAAAAGATTATCGATCTTAGATAGAATCTGAACATCGAAATAATTCGACCGTCTGTTTTCCAAGGCGGCTGGTAGATTTATCTTGATGCGTTCATAGACTGCAACGCTATAAACTACACTCGTGCCATCGAATTCAACATACCTGTCATAGCTCAATGAAATCAGGTTCTTTTCTATATCCATAGTAGCGTTGACAGTACTTATTGGACCGCCATCGCCCACTATCATGGAGCTAGCTACTATGCCATTGGCCATTCTCATCAGGCTGTAGTTGATCAGGCCTTCTGCTCTGGTCAGCTGTTCTATTTCAACAAGATCATCAGTGGTAGCGAACCCAGAAGAATCTACACTGTTTACAGACCCTGTTAATGGCCCAATGGACCCATTGGTTGTCAAATAGTCTCTGATTCGATTTTCAGCGACGCTGTCTTTAGCTACCAGAAAGGAGTGGATGGTAACTGAGCCGCTGTCTTTATTGGATTTGAACGGATCAACGCCATCTAGGCTCTGTGGTCGATATACCAGAGGAATAATAGATTGGCCGAAACCATCGACCTCAGTGGCTACTAGAAGCGGATCGACTACACCATCGGTTTCTAATGTGAAGTCCGGGTATTCATCAGGCCCGATAGTGTCATTTTTTGTATAGGTGGTAGCGCCTGGAATGAAATAAAGATTATTGACTAATACAGTAAAGCCGAATAAATTGAAAAGTCTATTGATGGCAGTGATGCTACCTCTTGTCTTTTGAATCTCGGCCAGTGACAGCAGCACTGCTTTTCTTAGATCATCTGCCGATTTTGGAAAGAACGGAATGTCCCAGCCTAAGGTTGGCACCAGATAGGGGACAAGCGGAAATTGGATGTCTCTTACCCAATTTATGGATTGTAAGAATCCCTGCTCATCGAATATGTCCTGCAATGAGTCCAAAACAGGCCGAAAGAGGTCGATGGTTGGTTCTTTATCGAGGGTTGCACCGCTGAAGTCAATAGGGACTAAACCGTTGACGAAATCAGCCAGCACGTCGCCCGGATGGTTGAAAGGAATTCTGCATGAACTGGGGACAATATTATCAGTCACACAGACAATATTGTTGCCGTCTCGTGTCAGTATTCTCTGGTTGTAGTTGAGCGAATATTCCAGTGAATAATAGCCATTTGGCAGGCCGACTGTTTCAAACAGAATATTGCTTAGATCAAAGTAATCAACATCTTGAAACCATACAATCTTGTCAAATACGCCCGATGCCAGTGTCAGATACATCCGATCACCGTCTTTGACGTTTTCTGCGACAATCAGATTGTTATTGGAATCATAGAAATCTTGTATGCTGGTATCGATCTGAAGCGATAATAGTTCTACGGCATCGATAGTCTTGATGTATACGATTTCTTCTGGGAACCTTTCGCCTACATGGTCATGGCCGTTTACAAAGGGGCGATCTGGTGCTCCTAACACCCTGATGGTGAGGCTTTCTGGTAGAGTTCCAGCTACTTCAAGACCTTCTTTTGTTCTACGACCGGGGATGGTCAGGACTACAGGGTATCCAAATGGCTTCCATGCAGTTCTGTCATTGTTATTTGGAAAAAGGGTGTAACTAGGTAGTACACGAGAGGCTAGGCTGCTGGTTCCAGACCATGTTAATAGACCGTAGTTGTTTAGTGGTTTATCTTGGCTTGCCATATAGAAGTACCGAGGGTATCAATACTCTATATTACCAGCGAACCATCAAAGAATGATTTTTCTAGTCTTTGGTTGTTCTTGCTTGCGGAAATTCTTGATTGACTCTAACTTACGGGTGCGCTCTAAGGATTCGACCATAATGTTGATCTTACTCATTTCTGAATCATTTAAACCTTCACATTTTACCATGATGCCCGGTATGTTATGATTATAGACCCAGAAGGCTATTTTGGTATTGTCCATGATTTTGTTGGCCAGCTGTTTATTGCCTTGACCTTTGAAATACCCAGCCGCTTCTATAAGATCGAAAGGCCGTCTGGACCATTTGATTAGCGTATCAAACGAAATTGAAACTTTATCAATGTCCTTTTCGGATGGTGCCGGAGGCAGAACAAAATCAGTGTTAACTACTAGCTTATTGATTTCTAGCCTCTCATGCAGTTCGCCTGAGAAGAACATTTTGAATTGTTTCTTGTCATCAATATAGACTTTGACAGTGTTGACAAGGTTAGCTACCTTGTCTATGATCTCTTGTTTGTCGCTGGCAAATAGATGTCTGATAGCCGTAAAGAATTCGCCAATGGGAACAAATGCGAATTGAAAATCGGCCAGAGCCATGATCTGATTTTCGTCGGGCTTGACTTCATCTATTTCTTTGACTGTTTCGATTTTGCTCGGCGATGTCATATTGCAATCCTAGAGTTGTCACTCTAGATACAATCGAGAGTAATAAGAGTCTTATTGCTGTCCGTATCCGACCATACTATGTGTTTTACGATGATGGTTCTGCCGGTTATATTATTAGGCATTCCGATATAGTTTTTGGCCTTTCCCTTGTTGAGATAGGATAAGGTAGCATGCGGACGAAATTCGTCATATTTATAATCATTTGGGAATATGGTTTTAATGGATTCGTGAATTTGGTGTAATGTCGGGCAATCTACAATATCGAATTTTAAGACATCGTGCTTGGGGCTGGTTTCGAATGAAGTAATGTCACCAAATTGCATGGCGAACGGTCTTATGGCTTTCAAGGCTCGTAGAACCAGATTTTTGTATCGGTCATCAAGTCCATAGAGCACTGTCACATGATGGTGGTCTTCTAGTCCGTCATTGGCTTCTTCTACAAACAGGTCTTTCTGGTCGATCTTCTTTTGAACTTCATATATGGCTTTAGAAGTCACAGGAGGGATGTTTATCAAAATACAGGCATATTTTCTAGGTCGGTCGGACATTACTTAAAATGCCTCCAGCCAAACTTTTAGTACACACTATCTATCTTTATCAAGGGAAGACGTTATGCCAAGATTAGTTTTCGTGTACGCAGGGTCACCAGATGAACAGAGGCGACAGTCACCCTATAGCATAACCCGCAATCTCTATTCTTTTTTCAAAAATAAAGGCCTTGATGTAGTTTATAAAAACTGGACTGATAGCGGCGTTGGTTTTCAAGTCGATAAGAACGATATTGTTCTAGGGCATCCGGCATACGATCAGTCTTCCATAATTCAACATATATTCAGATCAGGTCAGAAATGCAAGGCCAAGATACTAATTCATCCCTTGCATCTGAATTTCGTCGAAGACAACTTACCTTTTGATGATCTATGGAAGTCTTGCGATGCCGGTATTGCCATCACTGGCAAATACTGGTATGATATGCTAGAGAAATCAAAATTCGCACACTGGAAGCCAAAAATGACACGCATCGACATGGCTGTCGATCATGAGATATACAAATGGTATAAAAAGGATATCGGTTTCAGAGTCGAAGGCACAAGAGAACTGGTATACATTGGCAGCAGCACACATAATAAGAACCTCTGGTATCTGACCAACATCATGCGTGCTATGCCGACCGTCAAATTGAACTGGTTCGGTGGTTCTTCTGATCATTCTCTTGCCAAATTACCTAATGTCACAACCACTGGCTGGCAGGAATTGAATGATGACGTATTGAAGCAAATATGTGGTAGCAGTGATATTTTCGTCAACGTCAGTATTAGCGATGCCAATCCGACAAGCTTAATAGAAGCGGCTTCTATTGGATTGGTTATTGCCTGCACTAAGGAAAGTGGTTACTATAATGATCCGATGGTTACTAATTTACCACTTGACGATGTTGACGGGGCCGTATCTAAGATTACTGAACTGCTATTATTGCCAATCTCGGAAATGGAAAAACGAAGCACTTATAATCGTCAAGAAATTGAAAAGAAGTATAATTGGAATGTCTTCTGTAATATGGTTTGGTCAGTGGTCAATAAATTTATATAATCATTCTGCTAGGAGATCGACATGGCCGATCTCCTAGCAGAGTTTGTTGAAAAAGCAAAACGAATTCATGGCGACAAGTTTGACTATTCTAAAGCTATATATACTAATAATAAGGCTAGAATAGAGATAGTCTGCCCTATGCATGGTTCTTTTTGGCAAACTCCATCCAGACATCTTAGCAGTCGTGGATGCGAAAAATGTAGAAAATTGTCATTTTCAAGTTTAGACGCTTTTATTAAAAAAGCTAATCTCGTGCACTCTAATAAGTATGATTATTCCAAAGCCAACTATATAGATAACGATACTGAGTTGGAAATTATTTGTCCAGAACATGGGTCATTCTTTAGAAGACCACGGACTCATTGCTGTGAGGCTGGGTGTCCGACATGTGACAATCTTAAACGATCTAAATCGACAAAATTTGGCAGGCTAGAAAAAGCCAGAAGAAAATTTGGCGACAGATTCAGATATGTTCTAGTTAAAACCAGTCAATACGAGATATATTGTGCTGAGCATGGTTTAATTGACATGACACTGTCCGCCCATTTGCATTCTAAATTTGGATGCGCATTATGTTATGAAAAATCGAGACGGCATAGTGTTGATACGTTTATTGACAATGCTAAGAAAATTCATGGCGATATTTATGATTATAGCAAAGTCACTTTTTCTAATACATCAGATAAAGTAGAAATCATATGTTATAAACATGGCTCTTTCTTTCAGAAAGTCGGCCCGCATATTTATGAAGGCAAAGGATGTAAAAAGTGTGCAGATAGGACCATAGGAAAAGAAGAGTTTATTAGGCGTTCTAAATTGATTCACGGTGAAAGATATGACTACTCTAAAGTCATATATCGTAGCGTCAATCATCATGTTATTATTGGTTGCCCAGAGCATGGCAATTTTCGACAGCGCGCTATATATCATTTATCCGGTAATATCGGATGTCCAAAATGCAATTCGTCTAGTATACAAGAGAAAGTGCGAACCTATATCAGTTCGATTTATGCTGGTGAAGTAATCGAAACTAGTCGTTCGATCATTCCACCATTTGAATTAGATTTCTATCTGCCAGAAAAGAATTTCGCAATTGAGGTCAATGGTAATTTCTTTCATTCATTTAATAACTTGGAAACATTAAAACAGAAGTTTAGGCATCATCGAAAAGCGACGCTATGCCATGAAAAGAACATAACGCTATTTCAGATGACAGAGCATGAAATTAGTGAAAAATGGGATATATTAAAATCGATGATTAATCATCACCTTGGTATGTCCAAGAGAATTGGAGCTAGAAAATGCAGGATTAAAGAAATATTGGCACACGATTGCAGGGCATTCCTGCAAAGAACTCATATAGCCGGTTTTAATGGTGCGACTAAATATTATGGCTTATTTCTCGATAATCAATTGATACTAGTGTGTTCATTTATCAAGAGAGACAACAAATGGGAAATAATGAGATTAGCTACCGAATTGGGTTATAGCATAGCCGGTGGATTTGGAAAAATATTAAAATACTTCATTAAACACGAGAAACCAACTTTGATTTATACATATGCAGATAGGCGATGGTCTAAAAATGCCGGCGCTTATCAGACACAAGGTTTTAAATTGATCAAAATCACCAAACCGGGATATGTTTATTTAGATAAATCAGGAAAGTTTGCCGGTTCACGTCAGAGATTTCAAAAACATAAGCTGCCCGAAATTCTTAATAACTATGATAAATCATTAACTGAAGCAGAGAATATGTTTAATCACGGTTATAGGAGGCTGTGGGATGCTGGGCATTTTAAATTAGAGCTGAGATTATAGTATTGCCGCTGCATTCCCTACTATGGAGTGCAGCGGCAATGTATTTAGATCATCGTGAATGCAATCGAACATCTTGGAAATACGAGTACCTAGGGTCTGAACTTCTTGAGTCGGTTAAAAAACTACATGCCAAGCTTTCGGAAAAAGAAATAAAATTACGCCAAGAAATGTCCAAATGCATGTCCGATCTATCATCGACCGTAACCGGCAAGGCCATAGACGAACTGAAAAAGAATCTGGAACGGACAGCTATGACGGTAGAAGAGTGCCTTGTCTGGATGCATGAATTCGAACAGCGTCCGAATACCACCTACCTGTTAACTCAAAGTGACGTTGTCTTCTTTGGTTATCCAAAAAAGGCACCAGTGCCAAAGCCGCCTGTGCCAAAAGCAATAGGTGAATATATGCCTCCTTTTAATAAGTCGCTTACGGTGCTGGAGAATCAGATAATCCAATTCATGGCAGACAATGTGGCACGAGACACTTTTTCAATTATAAAACATATTGAGGGTATTCATGGTAATCTGTACTCCCATCATGAAATATTCAATATGATCTTTAAACTGATTGGTAATGGCTATCTTATTACTACAGTGGATAGTCGCGTTCAACATCGTTAACGTCTATTGAACTCATCCCAGAACATATTCCAAGGTAACATCTTAGTGTGCCTGATGCGTCTATGACCACCGGGCACATATAATAATAAGGTCTGATTAGGTTGTTCTTCTATGGCTAGCCTGACTTTATCTATCGATTTTTCTAACTGATGGACGAACTGTCTTTTGAATGGATCTGGATGATCGATCAGCATATAATATGAATACCCAAAGTCCAGCATGTACGGCAGAACCAGATCTAGATTAGTTGACTGCACTGTAATAAGCACTATTGGCATACAGGTACAGATCACATTTTTCAGGGTCTGTAATGCTTCTGGTTCATTGTCAATTCTGATCAAATCGACCATCCTATTCGTATCATTTAACTGTGATACTGTCTCTTTGACGATTTGTGCTTTCGCCAGATGATCTGAATATTCTTCACTCTCACAGGCCACAACGATTCTGTTGGCGGCATATTTGTAAGACTGAGAATATATGCCGTCTTTTCCTCCAATATCATAGATGTAGTGTGATTCTAGAGGCTGTGGGATGGCGCTCAGCATTTCAAGAGTGGTCTGGATTTCCAAATCATTGTAATATCCGCCTGCCATCATTGCCGCCTGATAGGTAGGTGACCTGTGGCTGGATTCTACCAGCGTTACTCCGCTATGTAATTGAAGCATGTTCTAGATTCTCTTGAAAAATGCCAGACCAACACTGGCCGGTGGGGTGATGATGTTATAAAGCATCCATTTATCGCTTTTACCGATGACGTTCTTTAATTTCGAAACCTTCACAGATTCTTCATTAAGCCAGTCATGAGCAGCGAAAACACTTCCTGGTGCCATAAGTGATTCAATCATTTTGAAATCCTGAACTGCCAAATCAGGATCTTCAGGGCCGTCCGCAAAAAAGAAATCAACTTTGATTTTCTTACTGATTAAATCTTTGATGAGTTCTGTTGATGTTTTCTTGTGTAATGTGAGTCTGGGAAGAAATTGTTGGCCTGTAGTTGCATAGTATTCTGCTGCGATCTTGTGCATCGCGCTGTCAGGTTCACAGGTGTGCAAGAAGCCCTTTTGATTGATGTCCAGTGCACTGACAATTTGCAGGGTACTGCCTGCTCCTTTCCATGTTCCTACTTCGACACAGATTTCTGGTTTCATCTGAAGTATTGTCTGATGAAGAGCGGTACGTTCTGCTGGCAAAAGCTGACCAATCTCTGAATTAAATTGACCGTACATTACCGCTCCTTATAAACCGTGTGTTATCTTGAAATTATCTAGCGATTCGAGCAGAAATTCTTCAATACAATGGATCTTATCACTATTCTTATTATATGGTGCTGGAACTAATACCCCATGACCACCAGCGGCTGTAAAGCTGTCAATGTTATAATCATTATCGTCAATCAGTAAGACACCGGGATGAGCTAGTTCTGCCTTTTCTAGACAGCAAATGACCTTTTTGGCAAATACTGGTGATAATTTGGTGACCCATTCCGTCTTTCCTTCCCATCCGAAAGTGTATTTTATTGGCTTCGACAGAAAGGAAATATTGTCTATACCAAATACTTCGATGGTTTTATTGATGAGTAGGTCACACCATGGTGTCTTTTCGAGATTGGACCAAAACAAATCATTGATCTTGAAGGCCTGAGTGAAGCTCATTCCCCACTCTTCATAGAAATCATAGTCATACTTGCCGGTAGGTAAAGGCTGGCGGTGGTACTCGCACAGTCCTTTAACCAAATTGCCCAATACGCCATCAAGATCTAGGAAGCATTTCATTGACTTTGACCTAAGCCTAGATAAAGCATTTTTGACTCTGTATTTAAACTGGCTTATCACCAGTTTATAGATCAATAGTATTTATAAATATCAAATACAACACATGAAGGCCAAATATGAAAAAGCTCAAAAAAGCCAAGCCGGGCATGCCCAGAGACTGGATAAAGATAGAAAGAACAGCCAGAAGATTATCATCTATATCATCAGTATACGTTAACGACATTAATGGAAAAGTAGCAGCCATTATAAAATCAGGAGCCACAAAAGAAGCTATCAAAAGCGAATTCAATAAGTCCATGCCACCAGAGAGCCTTATTATATTAAATAAGGTCACCGACACATTGAAGGAAATCGGCTGGAGAAAATTATGGCCAAGATCAAATAAGAACCGCGTTGCATAACATGTTATACAGCATGCCGGGCTGAACATTCTGCAAGCCGCTTGAATTGGCATCGTTGACTTCAACGACAATGAACCTCTGATCGATTGTTCTGGCTACATCGATAGCAAAGAAATCAATATGATTGGATAATAACCTAGCCGATTCATCTGCCAGATTGAGTGCTTCCTGTGGAATCTGATTGTCCGTTTCAGCCCAATAGGACCCACCGGCTAGTCTGACAGTTTTATAATAGAATATTCTCCATTCATCAGCCATAGGAATTCCAGTGATGGTAAAACCGTTAGACTGTAGCTGAACTAGCTCTCTGGCATATTTTGAAAAATGGCTGTGCCAAGTATCACGACACAGCATCAAATAATTGGCCATCAATTCGTCTTGATTATGTGCGACTATGAACTTCCAGTTCAGATGTTTTAGTGTTCCATAATCACTTCTGAGGACAACTGGATAACCCGGATATTTTACATCATCAGTGATATCAATGGTCTTGGGAGTGCGGTTGCCAAGCAGATCTGTCCAGTTCTTCAGATTTAGTATCCATGTCCGTTGTTCTATGGTATTGATAACATTGCAATGCTTCAGTGCTAAATCGTAAGCTATTTGCTTAAATGGGTAAGTATGATACCTTATAACTACTGTAGCCCCGTTAGGAATGGTGTTGACCGACTTATGAGTCCTGAGCCTGAATGAGTTCAGGCCATTCAGGGTCACGGTTTCATCAAATTCAATCTTCGGGTTCTGGTTGACCAGAATGTGCAATATGTTATTCATATAGTATCTTAATCTGAACGGCTACTTATGCTCTAGTGGCCTGTAATTTGCTGAAGCTCTCATGAGTGAAGAAATGGCTATCTTTCGCTAACTGCAGAGAATGCATTATCTGATGATCTTTATCGATATTGGAAAAGTTCTCGAATTTATCATGAAATGTCAATGATCCGGTAGCGCTCATTTGAGCGAAGTTCACCTGTGAACTGAGCATATCGATCGTGTGTACGAGTGCAGCCTCTGCACTGCAAGGACTGCATGGGCTACCCCATTCCCTTGTGCCATGATGAGATAGAATGATATGCTCAATATGATGAATAAGCGGATTATTATTGAAGCATCCATCAAATTCGACTGATTCATAAGCTTGGATGAATAACTTATACCCAATGGCGATATGTCCAAAAGACATATCGAGAAACGTTCTTTTAGGTGAATTTTCCGCATAATTGGAGGAATAAGTCAAAAGCTTACCAATATCATGGCAGATAATGCCGCCGATTACAACATCACGGTTCAGGTTGCGGTACCTTTCTAACCTCAATAGGGCATCGGCGGCATCAAGCATTTCACAGACATGATCAAGAAAGCCGCCACGATAACAATGGTGCTTGGTAGTAGAGCCGGGTGCATTTCTTATTGTCTTTTGAAGATCGTCGGCAGACCAGTCGCCTGTGTTATAATTGACCGCTGCTTTTTGAGCGTTAAGCACAGCGCACTGTATTATGCGTTTTGTTTGCTTGTCGCTGATAGTGTCGATATAATTCTTAAATTTCTCATGAAGATCATCGATCTGTTGATCGGTCAGATAATTGCTGTGATTTAATAAGGAAGTTTCCTCTAGCTTCACGCATCCAATCGGATCGATATGCAACGATACGTCGTCTTTATATTCTTTTAATTGGCCTACCAGCGTCCATTTCTCGCCTGCCTTGAATTCAAGACCACAGGTGTCATAGTTCCATACAATTGCACTGTCGAAATCATCCACATTATTGGTCTTCAAGATAGCGAATTTCTTCTGCTGCTTTGTGTAGGCAAAATGGACACTCAAAATCTGATAGTCATTCTGAAATATTGGATTAGACATCGTACGCTCCGTGATAGTATGTATGTATTGATACAAGGAGACTGGCTTATGACATACAACTATAAAACATTGAAATCGCCTCGTCTGGCCGAAATAATACAATCTATTGTAATGAAATATATCAACGGCGTACGCGACATCATGGCGATGGGAATGCCAGATGATTCCAAGATCGTCTCAATTTCTACTGATATTAAAAATGATGTCTATAACAACATGAGTTCATGTATTTGCATTATCGAAGATCAGAGGAAGTTCAAGTATTATGCCAATTTCAAATATCACCACGACACAGGCGATGTCTTGATTACTTTGACTCATTATTCTAAGCAATTTTACGCGACCACTTTCACTATAGACACCATCAATGATTGGGCCGCTGCGGTCGTCAATGATCTCATGAAAGCTACTATAACTATGTATATCGAATCAGCGTTTACTGTCTTGGTGACTGGTGGATAAAATGGCTCAGAAATCTACTTTCAAAATCAGGGTGAGCAGAGATATCGTCATAAAACAATATGGCGAAATCTCGGTCCAAGCCAAGGACATAGATGAAGCCGTTGATATGCTTCAAAGAGGCGCAGTGTCCGATCAGGAGGTCGAATGGCATGAAATTGAAATACCATCCGACTATCAGACCATAAAATCTTACCTGTAGTAATTCTGAATAAAGCTACACGCATCGGCAAAGAGTCGATTGTGCGAGTCGTCATCTAATACGATGAATTGCTTTATGCCTGTGTCGAATTCGACCACGCCAGCCAGTTTGGCAGCGATGATGTCAGTTAGCTCGGATTTGGAACCATCGTTGGTATGGTCGATGATCGTCTGAATGTATCGCCACAATGACTCTGGGATCTGATTTCTGTTCTGGCAAAGACAAGCGATTGCTTTTCTGACTGGTATCTTAACATGATTGTTTTTTCTTCTTTTTCTTCTATGGCCATGATTAGTGTTTTTGAAACCGGCTGGGTATCTATGGCTCATCTTGATTTCGATCCCTCTATGAGTTTCATCTTAAATAATTTTTAGTGTCTACTTTAACATTCTAAACGCAAAATCGTCATATTCGATGCAAACATTGTTGAAGGAGAAGAACGTCTCATACTTCAAAACAGCACTGCCATCACCTCTTGGCCTGTTCACTTTGGCCGTCCACTCTTCTAGACTCTTGGTCCAATAATGATTAAGTTGAATAATATCATATTCTGGTTCGCTTAGATAAGCACCAGCTACTTTGGTACCGGAAAAGCTATGACAGCCAGTATATGTCAGACTGAATTGATGTGGATTTATAACATTCAAAGTGTACTCTGGCTGCACAAGGCATTTAACATGTCTGGCTTCTGTAATCTTGGCCCATGCTGTATATGATTCAACTACCCTGCCGGGTGGTTTTTTGATCCAGCCGCTATTACCAAACATCTTCCATGACATGGCCAAAGCACTGCTATTGTGTCGATATTTTAAAAGCTGCTTGAGGGGACTTTTTGGCACAATGAATTCATCTATATCGATAAATCCAAGCCACTGCGTGGAAGATCCATATCGCATCAGGCAATGGTCATAAGCTGCAAGCTGACTATGCAGGCCTACAAAGGATTCAACTGTTACATCTGGCGATGCGGGATAACCACATCCAAGATTGTCATAAATGAAAAAGTGATCTACGCCAATCATGCGGTGCCAGTCTAACCATTCTGGCACATACTCTGGTTCATTGGTGAAGAGACAAAGACTGAGATTGAATTTCATTTTAGCTCGCACTTACCATCTGTTTACATTAAGAATGTCACCAGTCCACATGCTATGGATTATCAGTCCGATGCCGTAAATCACAGCACAAGCGGACTTTAAAAGATAGAGAGAACCTATAAAACAGAGAGCGGCGAGGCTAGCAAACGTCGCCATATAAAGCGGACAAATAAATAGATAGATCACTGACGCTTTGAGCATTTCCCGTTCTCCTTGTATTCCGACTGTAAAAGTGAGAAGGCACGACATTGAATGCATTTGCAGTCCTTGCGTGGCATTCCATTGCTGTTGATTTTGCAGGATTCGTATCTATCAACGTCTTCTGCAAGAAATTCCTGTATCAATTGTTCCAATGCAGCATTACGAATACGAAGTTGTTTTGCTTTGTTGGTGTCACCACATGACTCACAAATAGCAGTGTCGCCTATCCATTTGATAGTAGTTCTCTCAACGCAATGGCATGTCCAGAACTTTATTGCTATATTGCTAAAAACTTTATCTATATCCATTTTACTTTCCCACCTTTGTCGTATTCATCTCCAACTTATCCAAGATGCGAATAGCCTTTTCTAACCTAGCCTTCAACATATCATCCACACACTTGGTATAAGGATCGCTGTTAAACAGTCGGATAAGTCGATTTACCAGTATTCGCTTTTTGATTTCATTCTTGCTCATGCGACACACTGAACACATAGCTTCTTCGGGCATATCGCTGGGACCGAAATCATGTGGTCCACCATCATTACATCTTACTTGCCACATGATGATTGCCCCATGGTTCTAGTTACCGGGGAATACGACGTATTCGATAGTAGGCTTATCTGGCCGAGCATCAGCTACCCATCCATCAAGTCGTGGTTCACACAACTTGAGTATACGAATTTCTTTAGGCTCCATCAGATCATACTCACTACAACACCTGTAACATACGAGTAATTTAGGATCGAATGTCTTGAGTAGATCGATTAGTTCCTGAACAGTCATTTCTCACCCTTCCTTTCGCTTCTGATGGTTACTCTTTGGTTAGTGTTCCATCCGGCCATACGATTACAATTGGCTTGCCGGATTTGCGAGCATAACGAATCGTCGCCCATGTGCCTGAACGCTGCTCCTCTTGCATATCTGCTGGACATGCCAATAAGGTATTACAGTAGTCCACGATAGTTCGGTTGCGTTTCAATGGCGGTTCGGCTTCGTACACGCTATCACTTATCTTAATAGCATCGTGAGAAGTCTGATCGCTTATATTACAGGGATAGGCGTATAATGGGATATAGCGGTCTTGATTACGAATGAGTTTAGCCATCCACGCATCGGCACCAATCGCACAACCATGAAGAAATCCAGTAAACGTATCGCCGGTAGAATTGAACCATTTGACCACAGCTTCCATCTGTGGTGGTGTCAAACCTTTTCGTGTACCAGTAAAGCCTAGATAACTCATTCCTGCCCCTTAGAAACCTGCTTCAGGCACTAACTGACCGCTGTGATTGATTGCTTCTTGGTTTGTTTAAAGTCCTTAATATTTGGCCCTCGATAAGATGCCGGAAATCCACAGCATTTGCAATACATTGAACCTTCGATCAGACCTGCCCCACACCAACCGCATGGAATAAATACCATCATTGCTAAACCATCAAGGAAAGCGTCTATTCGTAATCTATTCGCATATGTGATTTCTTCACTCATCTTTTTGCCTCCGATGATAATAATTGTTTTTCCAACGCAGCGATGCGAGCACGTAATTTGACTATAACTTCTATTAAATCCGGTGGTGGTTCATACTTTACCTGTGCGTTCTGTGACTCAAAAGTCGAGGCAGCTTGATCACATATATCCAAGAATGGCCTAGTGAGACTTGGCGGTGCTTGCGGCACCATATCACAGCCTTTTGACATGAACTTGTATATTATTCTCCACAAAGCCGCATTCTTTTTCTGCTCTTCGACTAACTGCTTTTCCAATGCAACAATGCGAGATTGCGCAGCTATAGTACCACACTCTGGACATTCATCTATCAAATTATCATGTTTACATATCATATGCTACTTTATGCCCTTTCTGGTTAATCATATTAAGAAGTAAGATGCCAGACTGCCCACCTTTAGTAAGGATGGCATGGAGAGGTTAGCGCAAATCCCCTCACTGACCACGCACTAATATGGTCCCGGCATCTTACCGTTCATAAAATACGATTAGAAGTTTCTTCCTTGGAAACTATAGCATACAAGCATCACTTCCTAATGAATCTAACCACTTATTAGACTTGTCTGCAATAATCTTCTCCAATTTAGTGATAGCAGTTCTTCTGTCCACGTCATTCTTAGCCATTACAGCAAAATATAAACCGATGGCAGCGACGGCAACATCAATCGCTTCTTCCTCTACGCTACTATTGTGTCTTTTACCAGTCAATGCAGATTCGGCTAGAAATTCATTGGTCAATTCGCCTAGTTCTGATATAACATGGTTGAATAAAGTCGAAATAGACTTGCCACGCTTCACTTCCGCATTAGCTATCCAATGTAATTTGTTGAATTGTGAAAGCTTATAAGCTAAAGTCTGTGGAACAGTTATTGAGAGATCATCAGGAAAATCAGTTCGGATCAAAAAAGATGGCACTGAATAACAATCACTGAAGCTCAATAAGAATTGGCATCTGCGGCTCTGTTTCTTTTTGGCCACTGTCCAATCATGGCCCGGCGTTGCATGTGATACAGCAAGACGTATGAGTACATCCTGATTACGTTCGTATTTCAAAGATGTCACCATGCCACTAAAATGTTCAGAGTGGACATGAGTGCCGATGGTAAGCAGACCATCGCTTATCAATTCAAAGACATTATCGCTTGTCAGGGACTGAAAATTCATAATTATATCCGGTAGGCCTCGTATCACCCATAATACGGACAAGGAGGTCCACACATGAAAAGTCTGATTTTGATCGTTGCGTTGCTTTTCGTCGGTTGTACTACCATAAAGGTAGAAGTGTCACACAAGGAATTACGAAAGGCCGGTCTGGATAGCGTCAATGTTACTTATGATGGCCATGCTTTCGTAATAGGCTTGAAATGAAATCAGTTATCACCTGCTACGCCGAATTAGCGCAAGACATTAGAATAGCCTCCCGCAAGGACAGGCAGTATGGTCTGGATGAATTTATCCGGACTGAACTGGATAAGATGAAACAGCATGAGTCAGAACTCTATGCCTTAACAGCAGAAGTTCTGGCTCATGTCGCTGCCGATCAGCCGCCGATTATTTCACGCGAAGTCGGCGCTAATTATGTCTCCATGCTTGGTATTTTAGCCCACCGGATGGGCTTCAAATTAGTCAAAGAATAGTTTCCAAACCAGAAACTATCCCACTAGTCGAGCGACAATCTGTTTCTTCATATCGTCACTCAAGGTAAAATGAAACTGATTCACGACACCTCTACTGCTGGTGGCGGTATCCTGTGGATGGTTGATTGAACCAGACCTCCAGTCGCTGATAGTTATCGCCACTCTTGGCTCGACCTCATGAACTCTGCTGGCACTAAAACTATGCCCTATGACCACATCATATTTCATCTTGGGAATGTCGCTAGTCATCCCTAAAACAACTGTTGCATATCCTTGAGAATGCAATAAGTCCTCTAAATCACTATAGAACTTATTGGCTAATTGAGCAAACTCATCAAGCCTCCTGCCACGAATAATCAAGGCCACTTTACAGCCAGTCTTAGGAATTGGCAGTAATGAAGTGTAGAATTTCCCATCGGCACTGCTATATGCCCTATCAACGCTATGCATAACATTAGTCGCACTGTAGCCAGTACAGGGAATGGGGATGGCATAGACCGGCTGTCCATCCTGCGTATAATCTGTCTTTATGCCTCCGAATTTACCGACTTGACAGATTTTCCCAAATCTCAGGTAATTCTGATCAGCACCATATGCGTATGGCTGGGGAAGCGATACCACGGTCTTGCTGACTCTGCGGGTTGTAATGGCCATAGCGGCATTTAGTCCTGAGTGGTATGGTATGGCGATTCTTTCCATTCTAGGATCGTTTCGCCTGTTTCTGATTGTTCGCTGGTCCATTGGATGACATGAACCAACTTGTATTGCTTGGATCGTTTGGCGTTTTCAAAGACTTGTCTGGCTTCGTCCAGACTACTATAGTAGAATTCTGGTGCTACTGGCTCTAATGTGTGGTCGCCGTAGTTTCCGTGTCTCTGACCAGAAACAGTGTAGATCATTATCATCGTTCCTTAGAGGATTTACTTGGACGAAGGATAGTGATCCTAGGGGTCTTTCCATAAATACGGTCAGACCCGACATTTCTGCCGGGTCTGATTCGTTCCGTCGATCAATACTTAGGACTTTTCGCTCTTGGTCTTTGATCGGCGTTTCTGGCGTTCTGCTTCCGTGCATTCGCGACAGTATTTGACTTGGAAGAGGTCAGAAGTGGCCACTTGGCGGGTGCTTTCGCAGCCATGACTGGCACAATCGATTGTGACTGTGATCTTGCCAGCGTAAGTACCGGATGTGTGACGTTTGATGCTACCTTCGACGATGTGCTTGTACTTCTTGCGAAGTTGAGCTTCGCGTTCAGCGAGCACTTCGGCTGGCGATTTCGTCTCGACCTTGTTTGGCTTGCCAGCCAAGGTGCGTTTGTTGACCGCCTTGCTTGCCTGAATGTTAGTGGCCTTGCGAGGGCGACCACGACGGCGAGCCGGTGTCTCGACTTCGTTCGGTGTGGTCGTGGTTTCGGTGACGGTGGTTTCTTGTGTTGCTGACATGTCTGGCTCCGTTGGAAAAATTGTGTTTACTGTCTGTCTGAGTCGGGTATAACACCAAAGTCGATGGCGTTAATTTCAATTGATTGCAAAGCACTCCGTTACTCTCGCGTATCCTAAATGTCACTTTTCATAATTGATCCTCTGGACGATTCTTGGTTGTCTCAACGTTATGATGTATCACGAAATGACAAAGGTTTAATACTGCTTACTTTGGTGTATAATAGGAGTATCCCTACTGAATTCTTATTAGACCTCAAACCATAAGGCCATAACAACAGAGGATAAAAGTGAATACGTTCGTTACTGCCGATCCGCACTACCACCACAGGAACATCATCAGATACTGCAATCGGCCTTTCCTGTCAGATGTCGATGCAGAGGAACTGCAGAGACGTGGCGGCAAATGGCACGATGGCGACTGGCGTAGCAATCCATGGAAGATAAGCGACGAATCTCTCGAAATGATGAATAGAGCCTTAGTAAAGGAAACAAACAGGCTCGTCAAACGGGATGACACCTTGATCATCGTTGGCGATTATAGCCTGAAGCCTAATAAGGAAAAGGACTTGAAGGAATACTATAGGAAATGCAGAGAAATCCGTGATCTGATCCACTGCCAGAATGTACACCTGATAAAAGGCAACCATGATCACGATTGCATCGCCGACCTGTTCTCTTCTTATTCTGTCGTACTAGAGGGCGAGTACTATGGCTCCCATGTCGTCTTCTCTCATCATGCTTTCTTGGCATGGAATAAAGCACATCGAGCCGCTATCCACTTATATGGGCATTCGCATTCCGAAATAGAGGAATGGTGTGACCTGTTCATGCCGGGTCGTAGAAGCATAGATGTAGGAGTAGATAATGCCGCTAAAATCTTGAAGGTGTATAGGCCATTCAACCTACAAACAGAGATCGTCAACGTCTTGAGTCAACGATCTGGCTTTTCTATGAATAAACACATTCCAACCAATAGCACTTCACCAAATGAAGCCGATCATGTCGATTGATAACGACGCATTACCAGTTTGGCCACAGCCATATTGATAGCTTCAAGACCTGCCGAAATGACTGGTTCTTGTTCTGATGAAGGCTTTTGTTCTACCTTTTGAACATCATTGCCAAAAGGCCAGTCAGGCACTTCGACAATAGTATCAAATTCGAGTCCATGATGGATACCTCCGCACATACGAAACTCCTTAGATGTGGGCGATTACTTCTTGAATGCTGCTTTAGCAGCTTTTCTTGCAGTGTTGTTCTTGAAAGCCTTCTGGAAGACAGTTTCAAGTCGTCGTGGCGATGCCTTTTCTGGTTCGTTGACATCCCACTTATTTGGCACTTCAGCGCCGGGAATGAGCAACCACTTCAATACGATATTGGCCAATAGACCAGTATCAATAGGAGCCTCATTGGCATCAAAGCAATCTAGATTCAGGAAACGCCGAAAATTGTCATTGTCCTTGACGGGCTGGAAGACAATACCCGGCCACATATCCGGATTCTTCGTATATTGGCAATATGACAAATCGATTCCTGATTTAGTGCCAAACCAGAGATGCAAGTTGTCACAGAACGGCTTCTGAAATACGAATACGGTCAGATCCATATCATATTCGGTGCCTAGGTCCCATCCGAGGTTGATGAGCTTGTTTACCACACGCTCTTTGACCGATTTGATTTGGAAGTTTTCCATGTGTTATGCCTGCTCTTGTTTCTTACGGGGTGCAAAGAATTTGTTCAATTGGCCGACACGATTCTTGGCGACCAGATCGACCTTAGGCTTTCTTTGCTTCACGGTAATAAGTGCTACCCCATGGAATTCGCATAATTCCGAAATATTCCTAGTCCATTCGGCTATATCTTTATATTCTTTGCCCGAATTAAATTCGGCTTTATTACTGAATTGGGCAATATTGTTATATGAACCTTTCAATCGCCATTCGTTAATTCGTGCTGAAATCATGATGGCTAGAAGATTCTTAGCTAATATCTTTTTGTTTTTGATCGATTTCAGGTTTTCAATACAGGTGTAAGAGTTCGCATGGCCTATGTTGTAATTGATGGGGAATAGGCAGTCAGTGAGTTTACAACATCGCTCGCAGATTTTCTGGCCTTCTGGTACTGTCGCTTCCTCATCCCGCACAAAAGTGCTAGTGTTGCGATTGCGACAAGCCGAACACACATAAAGTGTCGAGTTCTGTTTTTCGAAATCAGTCAGATTTCTCATCCTCACCTCCATGATTGGTTTATTCGCTTGATTTGCTCGATGCCCAGCCTCTATGCGGATCGATAAATTCGTTCTTTTGGTTTAGTTTCATGACTGAGGCGGCGTATCGGAAAAAGGCATTGTCAACAGCCAAGTGCCGTTGCGTATCTTGGACGATTTCATTGACCTTTTCCACGCTATCGGCTTTTTCCAGAGCATCCATAGCGGAAACGACTTGCCATTCATTGGCTCTTCTATCACATTTGAATAGTACCTTAGCAATCAGTTTATGATTGGCAAGTAGCGTCTTATTCATGCACTCAAGCATAAGTGCATGAGCCTGCACCAGATCGGCATAAGTACAATTCTGCATGCTGTCTACGATTGATGATGTATTAATCATTGCGGTGTCTCATAGGCTTTCGATTGGGTAGCCGACCTTAGCAACGATGTCGCCTTCAGTGGTACGGCCACAGAATAACCTGCCATTCACATCCCACACCTGAATCGTTCCACAAGGAAACTCACCAAATGCGCCATAAGGACCATCGACAATCTTATAGATATTGACTACCTTACCATCGGCTGTTCGGTAGTCTCCAGTTCGGTCAATAATCGTCTGCATTTATTGCCCTCTCTTGACAATACTGACATCTATATTATCAATGAGAATAGCGTCCTCTGTATTGGACATGCTCTTCTTGGCATTTACAGGCCATGCATAGAATCCGTCGTTTGGCTGATTACTAGCATAAGCTAAATACACTTTCTGACCCTGCTCTAGACTTTTATAGGGCCAAGTCCCAAGGATAGTCACTCCATTGACCATGACCCCACGTAAGTCTTTTGTTAGTTGTTGTTTGCCGGGTCTTCGTTCGAGCAGCACAGGTGTCTCCATTCTTACATGTCGCTGTGGTCGCGAAAAGCCTTGGCGACGGGAAAGCGAGGAAGGTCATGGATAGTAAAACCAAAGTGCTTGACGGTTAATTTCCTGCCGATGTATTTCGCACCATCAACCAGATATCGCTTCTTCTGTTCGTGTGTGCCAGGCGCGGTAACATCGAAAACGTCTTTTGGGCCAGTGCAGCCAACATGCCTGCAGATGAAAACGCAATGTTCTTTGGCCTTGCCCTTGTCACCGGGTCTGAAGTCAATCACTTCATACTCATTTTCGTCGAAGTTCTTGACCTTCAACAGTGATTTGCTGCGTTCACCAGCATCATAGGGACTATTCGACCGAATCATGCCACCTTCAAATCCCATCCTGACCCAGCGTTCCACATGGATCAGCATTTCTTCCTCGGAGAAGACTTGTACTGTTTCCACAGGACGAAGAGCAGAAGCGGTATGCTGAGAATAGAATTCGGCCAATAAATCATGGCGTTCCTTGAACGGCATGTCAGGACAGTCAAGAAGAAGAGCATCGTAGGTATGATAATCGATCAGCTTGGCGTGTTCATGGCCACCTTCGGTAGAGATAGCAGCACCGATGTCTTCAAAGGATATCTTAGTGGTGTACAGTTCACCATCAGCTAAGATACCTCTCTCCGAAGAAATCAGGCCTTTCTTGGTGAAGAACTCCTGCATATGTCTTAGTTCTTCCGTGATGTGAGACATAGTCTGGATCAATTCGCCGCTTCGGCTATACTGCTCGATCCGATCAGTATAGAGGTGTGACATGCATCGTCGCCCATCTGACTTTGGTTGGATGAACATGCCGTCTGTCCAATTGACTATTGGCTTTTTGATGGATCTGATGCCGGTCTTCTTGTCTACAACAGCCTTGTAGAAATCCTGTGCAAGCATGGGAGCCAATGCTCGCTTTTCTGACGATTCTGTCCCTGCACTATCCTGACCATAATGTTCCCGATTGACCTTGCGTTCCCATTTACTCTGTGCCTCGGACAGGGCTTGCTCCCATGGGGTGGTGGCATTGGCTCGACCGACATTCTTGCCCGATTTAATGGGATTGGTGGCTTCTTGGAACTTGCCGCCTACCAGACCGAATCGAGTGACCACGGTTGGCACACCATCCATCAGTTGGACTCTGATATCACACTGTTGAACAGCACCAGTAGCGGTCTTCTTGTACAGGCTGGGGTATGTCTTCGTTTCCATGTCAGTCTCTCCGTTGAAAGCAGGATGTAATACCATCAGGCACTTCATAAATGCAAAATGGTCTAGCGGAAGCATTTCATCAGTCTGGTTCGATTCTGCAGTACCACGGCAAACATGTCCGTAAGCTGATTGGCATACTGCTCGTCATGGTATGAGCAGCCTATTCCGTGAACCAGTTCGTGGACTGCCAGAGAGATCAGACGATCCTTCTCAGTCAGGCGGAAGCGAATCTTAAGCGAGCGACTGCTGCTGCCTTTCTGCTTTACCACCTTGCAGGGATTGACGTAGTAGATGCGTCCATATTCACTGGTCACTTCATGCTGAGCTTCCGATTCCTCAGAAATGACGAATCCAGTACCGAAATTCCCTTCGATGTTAAACAGCTTATGCAGTTCGACCATGACATTAGCCCAATACTTAGCTAATGTCTTAGCGTACTTGCTGAACTTCTCACTATGTGGCATCAGATAATCAGGCAGAGTCAGGTCAGTCTCATTCTTGATGATGAATTCACTATTCAACTGATTCTTCACGCTCTCTCTGGCTTCACTCTCTCCCACCATAGTGCCACGGTCAGGAGTCTGTGCTGTCGCACGAGCAGCGACGCAGACTTCTGATTCTGGTGCTGCCTGCTCTTCGGAAGCCACATTACTTGTCGTTTCGAGTTCCTTTGCTTCAACAGTCTTAGCGACCATATGCTTACGACCAGCATAATGCATGTAGGTCTTAGCGACTTTTTTCAGAGCGGAATCCTTGTCTGTGGTGATTTCGCCGATGAAAGCCATAAGCTCTTGATTGTATTTGTCCAATAGGCGGTCGCGGCTGCTGGTCAGAAGGTCAGTAGATTTACCAGTCAGTTCGATGATGACGCATTTGTTGAAGCCGACATAATTGGAGAACATGCAGATGCCATTCATCCGAACGATAAGCCTGTTGGTGAAGGTATTGTTAGTGTAGACCTTTCCCCATTTGAATTCCCGTCGAGCAGAACCCTTGTGGAGGGCTGGCTTGAATGTCTTAGTGACGATTTTGTTGTCTGATTCGCAGTTGTGGCTGAATTCGATTTCACAATCGAGCTGACTAAAAGCGATAATGTGCTTAGTGGCTTCGACCAGATTCTCATGGAGATAAGCCGTGCTAGCATCGAGTGTGATGGTATTCTCTACACCATCGACAAATTGTTCGCTCTCGGTAATTTCATACTGTCCACCGCTTCCTGTTACGATCAAATTGCCAGTGTGAATGCGATAAGAGGTGTGGCAGAAGTACAACAGCAACTTGGCTGCGCCGAAACCACCAACGCTGGATTCGGAATTCTTCGTTGACCCTCCCAAGGCCAGAAGCTTGTTTTCTAAGGTGTCGCGATCCATGGGCGAGCCATTGTTATTGACTCGCATGGTGATGGTCTTCGAACCATCATGGAGGATTTCGACATTGATCTTGTTAGCACCACCATCAATGGCGTTCTGCACGAATTCACGCAGAAGGGCATATCGCCAATCAGAGTATTCTCGCTTGGCTGATTTGGCAAAGTAGTCGGCTGGGATTGAAACTGATGCCATTGGAAAGGCTCCGTAGTGAAGATGCCTTTTTGTAATCCCGCTGCCAGATTGATTAATTCTGATTCCTAGGAGTATATATTATATCGAGGTAATTGGCCAATTGAAGCTTGGGTGCATCAGGAACAGAATGAATGGCAGAAACCGCTAAAGATGGCTCGACACCATCAAAATGAAGATTGACTCGATTCGGTAGAGTTGAAATACTGATTGACACCCCGTTTTCCAGAGTGATCACAACATTATCATCGGTGCACTGCAATTTCTTTATCACGGAACTACAATACTAGGCTGGCATTATTGCGGCTTAATTTCCTGACTTGCCCCACCGGCAATCGAATCGACCTTGTCTCCGGCAATGCTGACCAGCTTATCAAAGCGTCTTGGGAAGTATCCAATAACGAAGCTAAACAGGCTGGACATAGTAGCTAGCCTGATATACTGGCTTTGGCTGATCGAGGTCAGATCATTACCACCAACTACTAAATTGCAGCTTACCACTAACAGATAAACAAACAATCCCTTGGCTAGCAAACCAACTAGACAGACACCATTAGTCAGGGAAGCCAAACCGCCTATCAGAGAAGCTAAACAGCATAATATGGCGATATTGCTCATACTATAATTCAAAAACACAACAATGACACAGAAGACTAAAAACCAGAAATCGTTGCTCCCATTGACAGGATCGAATTGAGAACGATAAAAAGCTGTCCCCACAATGATACCCGAACAATACAACCCGACCCACATGACGATACAACATAGAAATAAGGTAGTTCTTCCGCCGCTCATAGTATAATCTCCATATAATTCTTAGACTCAAATTAAATTTTTCGTATTATAAATATATCGAATAGTCGCGTTCGTTGTTTCAACGTCGTAAGTCGGCTATTCATTTGATCAGAGGTGTCTGTGCATGAGAATACAGTGTTATTTATCAGAAGACGAGATGAAGATTGCAATAGCAAAATGGTTTCAGTCGCTTGGAAAAGACATCGAACCAAATAGCGTGATTATTAATCATTGCACGGCTGATAACCGGGATTCATATGGTGCTTTTGTCTCATATTATGAAGAACCGAAAGTCAAGAAAACTGCATAATGGTGCCTTATGACCCTTGAGCAACTGAAGCAGATCAAGATTCCGTTTGGAAAATACAAGAATAAGCCATTGGGCGAGGTGAATGATCTGAAATATCTAAATTGGATGCTGGGTATAGCCAAAGAACCATTTAAGTCAAGACTGCGATCATATTTATACCATCCGCAAATAGAATCTCAAGTCAGCGATGTATTAGATAGATAATCCCTAAGATTGACATCATATTGTCACTCAAACGTATCTAATAGGTGTCAGATGATCTGACAACAGGCCCACATAAGGAGAAGCCCATGTATGCTGTTTTGCTCGCCTTGGTTTTGGCAGGCACACCAGATGTTCAGACTGGTTGTATAGGTCAAAAGGTTCAGAATAATTGCGCAGGCTCGAAAGCCGTCGCCACGTCTTGTGTCGGCTCCTGCACTGGCAAGGTCAGATACACACGTGTCCGCTTGGCAGTCAGTAACTGTACTGGTACGAAAGAAGCAGCATCCTGCACAGGCTCGAAAGTAGCAGCATCCTGCACAGGATCAAAGGCACCAAGAGTCAAATACATCCGAGCCAAACTGGTGTCTTCTTGCACTGGTGCTCCAGCCAAGAATACAGAACCGATGAAAGGCACTACCCCTCCTCCGCCACCTCCACCCCCTGTGAATTCGAAGCCGACAAAGAAGGTAGACTACTTGCCGCCTATCCAGTCTGAAATCTTGATTGTGTCACCGAGATCATATCGATATTTGACCGGCCAATAAGTAAATATTCATACCGACAGTGGCCACAGAGATCATTTTCTGTGGCCATTGTCGTATAAGCCTAGTTGGTTCTTGGCTTTCGTGTTGTGATGATTTTCTTGCCACTTTTGTTGATTTGTCGCCCATGGGGTGGCTTTTGCACTACAGGAATATCGTTTTGGCTAGGCTGATTCAGGCTATGCAGCAGGATTCTCTGATAGTCCATCAGTTCGATTTTCGCCATATTTGGAGGGGTGATAGCCTGTTGAATTCTGATCGCTGGTATCATTTGTGCCTCTGGTTATGATGCTTTTCCATTTCGGTATAAAGCACGAAGAATTTAGGATCGCAAGTTATATTACTCTTTGGCAGTTCACTCTGAAAGTTGGTGGTGACAGCCCGGAAGAAACGAGTGGCATTTGCTGATGCCCATCGGAACGTACTCCAGAATCCATTATAGTACGTATTCAGTATCATATAGGCTATGGTGCCGAACATATACGACAAAATGGCACCGATGACGATGCCATATAGGATTGCTTCTAGCAGATTAAACTCAGGCATTTTTACTCTCCTCCGCCTTCTTTAAGTCATCCAACAGGCGCGATACGTTTGGAGGTATATTATCTCCGTATAGTGCCTTGGCGTTGGCAAGTGCCTGCTCATATAGGCTCGGTGTTTTTGGATTTGCATAGATAGGTGGTGGTATGCCTTGAGCAGCAGCTTCTGCTTCGGCTATGCCTTGTTTATAGGCTGCTTTGGTCTGGCGTATCGACTCGCTTACAGCCGCCACAATTGAAGCGAAGAAACCGGGTTGTTCTGGTTCTGGTGGCGGTGGTATTTGATCTTTCTTATGCTTGATGGCGATAGAGGTGACTACGACCAGAGTGGTCATAATCATGCCGAGTGCTATGACTGCAGCGAGGGTGTAGTAGAGTCCTTGCATGGTGGTAATTCCGGAAATGAGGAGATTATCTGATAATCTTCAGTAAAACGAACGAAATAGCTATTAATTATTGAATGGGTCTTGAAGTACCCCTCGCCTTCTTGCGAATAGACGTTTATTCTGGCTGTGCTGGCATATAGTAGTTTGACATCGACCCGGACGGTATTTGGATACCTGCACCTTGATATGATCTGTGCTTTCAAACTGGTCATGCACTGTCGCTCTTTTTCTTCAGTGGTTTTCAGCTTGTTTTCTTTATCATAATCTACGAATTCTCGGACCTTGCCCATTATGCTCTCCGGATTGGTTGGACTGTAATATCCTTTATTACAGCATAGACATCATTGAGTGTTATCTTGTAATCCCGGCACTTTGCGGATGAATCCGCGAAGCCAATTGTGATCTTCTCCGGAATCTTCTCTGGCATATGCCCATTGTCAGTCCTGAATCGTAATGGGCAGAATAGGACGTTGTATTGTGTGTCGGTTACGAACTCATCATTTTTGACTAGATGCATTAGCTCATGTCTCCTGACTGTCTTTTCGAGGTCAGGCCAGAGAGTCAGTTCGTAGCCCTGTTTATAAGGCGTGATATCTACATTAAAGAACTCATTTATCTTATTGTCAGACCACACCCTCATATGTTCGAGATTCTTTTCTACCGATGCCATGCAGACAATAATCGAATTGTCTATCCAGCGTGCGCCAGTGATAATATTGCTACCTATTATCTCATATTGCAGCAGTATCTCCGATAGACGTGATTTGTCCTGTGTCTTTATGGCAGACACCAGATCGTCTATGAGAAGATTGTCAGATGCAGGAAAATAGGAAATGAGCGTAGTGATTTTCATGCGACTTCCATGTCAGTTTACTAACGCTTTTCTAAGGTTAGCCCACATTTTGGCGTATTCTGTGAAGAACACCTGTACCGGTGATACATAACTATGTAGTTCCTCGGTAACATTAGTCAGTCTTGACAAGGATGAATAGTTTAGACGAGTAGCACGAAAGATAACCGGTGTCACAGAAGTATAGAAAGCAAATGATAGCTCAATAAATGAGTTATCGTCATCATTAGTGCAGACCGCAGCAGCAGAGACGACTTGTTGTTCTTTAGCCAGTTTTCTGGCCAATGCCGAAATGGACTGAATCAAATTCTCTGGATCGATATCGTAATCGACCTGCTTAGCTTCAGACGATCCATCGCTGGTAATAATCGCAAGGACAGGATCGATTTCTACAAAGATTTTCTGCTTCTTTAGCTTGTTTTTGGCGGTGACATTGATCAAGTCAATGGATTCATTGATCTGGCCGATGTATTTGGCCACAAGGCGTTCGGCCAGTGAATTCGATGCAATGTTGCCGATGACAAGGTTGATTAGCTCTTTGGGGCTTTTAGCAGTCATTGTCCAGTCCCTCTAGGGCGAAGACTGTCTTCGCCCTATTTTGTGATACGAGATCAGTTTCGGTTAATCGTCTTCTTCATCGTCCACAAAATCTTCATCATCATCGAAGTCTTCGTCATCGCCATCGTCTTCGTCATCATCGAAGTCATCGTCTTCGAAGTCGCCGTCATCGAAGTCTTCTTCATCATCCTCCGGACCACGCGACACTACAGTCTTGACAAGATGACCTTCGACAGCTTTAAAGCCGTCCAGACGCATTACCATAATCAGCCTCCTAAAAAGAACAGAAGTAAATACAAGTAACACCAGACCGATCCTCAAAAATACAAGTGTCCGGTACAACTCCTAGGGATTATCAAGATGAAATTGTCTCTCATGACAGAAGCTTATTCACAACCAATACAGCCAAGAGCAGAAGCAGCCAAAATTCGAATCAGATACTGGCACGATGGCGACCAAAGCTGGAACGACGAAGAATTCGGCGTAGGCAATCGCGGCATGGCCATCAAACGCATCAAGACTCTGATCGACCAAGGCTACAGAGTCAGACCAGAAATAGAATATCGGGATGGCAAGACCCAACCAATCAAGGTATAAACAAACAGGAGGTGATTTTCATCACCTCCTGCTGTCGTTGGAGCACAAACATTTCTGAATCAATCGACTTCTCTATTTACTGCATATAATAAATTTGACCTAAGATCATCTTGCTTAGCGACAGAACCTAGAAGACCCTAGGTTAACCACCCCACAGCTGATGATATTAAATGAATAATCGACCACCACCCGTACCATCTTCCCGGTTTCATCATAACCAAGCAGATTGATATGCTGCCGGTCATCGAAGTAATAGAACTCAAGCTTATGAACCCCGCCAACCTTCAAAGCCATGAGAACATTCAACTCATGATACTCCATCAAATCATCGGATGACTTGATAGCAAGCGGAGCGAACGGAGACAAGTATCGATTATCCACAAAAAGCGTCATATCTATAGGGCAACCAAAAGCAGACAAATCACTCCTGCCAACTATCTTAAACGTGACAAGATTGATAAAATGCTCAGCATTGATCCTCAAATGAGGATGAATCAACTGACTGAGCCGCTTCTTGCCCGAATACACACCAAAGACCATGCCATCGCCGACCTTGTCTATGGAGATCACCTTATTGCCGACAATCCCCACCTTTAATGGCACATCGCTGGTAACAACATTACATCGCATAATGCAGTTAACAGGAGTGGTATTGCCAGACATGATGGAAATCTGATTGGCAAAAACATCATATAGACGGTCTTCAGACCCATCACTGACAACGAAATAAAGGCGATTGTCTCGGACCACCACTGCCGAGGAGGCAGGGCGAGTGTCCAACGACATGGTCGAATTGACCTTCAGACGAGAAAACCGGTTGAATTGTGCAGTCATGATCGCATACTCCCGTTAGATAGGAGTACATAATACCAACTATTCAGGAATTAATTGCTCGTACCTATACTTCGACTTGATCTGGGCTGCAAAAAACTTCCCGACAGATGGAGCCTTTACAAGCGATTCATATACTTCTCGTGGGACCCCGAAGTATTTGTAAAACTTGCCACCAGATTTGAATTTGATGACAAGCTCTTGTGGCCCATCGATATAGGCGACCGACTCAATATTGGAACTATCGACACTCGTCATGTTAGGTAGCGGCATGGTATAAGATACTCCTGAAGATATCCTATGTACCGTATTGCTTCACCATGAATTATCCTATAGCCATATCTATCATAACATTAGAAAGACTCGGATTTACCATGAAATCGGATGAAAGCACCACAACTCTAATATTCAAACATCACAATCACGAATTGACCATCAAAAAGACCGCAGAAGGCTGGATATACAACACAGGCAGGAAAACCATTCTGATAAACGACATAAAAGACTTGCTGACCGAACTCATTGAGCCTGTGGCTTCTTAGAACAACACTTGCCAGATGCACAATTTGACTTGTAACTGTTATTGCTCATAGCCTTCAGATAGCCTTTACGCCATTCTACGTGCTGTAAAGTGCCATATGTGTATGGGCAAGCTTGATGACCTTTGAGTGGGTATGCCTTGAAACCAGCCCGATAAGCTTCACTGGTAGTCATAGGATTACAACGCTATTACGAACCAGATGAACGAAACCCAAGCACAGAAACAGAGAAGCTGGCACATCTGTCCGATAATGGCATTCAGGCCGACTTGTAGATTAGGCGACTCGTCATGGGAACGCCATAAGCCATAGGCTATCAGAGAAAAAACGCAAAACAATTTAAGTGAAAGTGGAAACATATAACACCAAAAAGAGCGGACTGGCGATGTGCGATTACACATACTTCACTGATGCTGTTCCATCGCGCAAAACAGCTAGCTATCAAAGACCAGTCCGACCACCTACGCTATTTACGCTCAGATAAATCTATTTGCTCGATGTGCTTAAATTCATGTCGCAGACCACACACCTCACACAACCCAAGATATTCGACTATATATTGGCCATTAGGACGCATGCCATGCACATACTCTTCACTAAAGGTCGATGGGAAACATTTTTCAGCTAATCTTTCATACACTTTAATCATGCTCAAGTACTCATTCTGATCGACCTTCCCATAAAATGCATCGATTTCTTTCTTCTTGGCTTTCAATTCATCCTTGTGTCTCTTGAGACACCGTGGACACTTCTCCCAATTATCTGGAGACATTATATGCTCCTCTAGCTAAACAAGACCAATCGACCTTCGAATAGACATATTTGGCAATATGATCGATGCCCATGCTTATGACATCATCAGGAATATCGCCGCACTTGAACAGAACAGCAATAGCATGACGAAAACGCCTTCGACCAAACATGCATCCTTTGCCGCATTCCTCAGATTGGCAAAATAAATCCGTTCCGCCAGTAGCACCAGAGGCGATATCGCCCAATCGATCTTTAAGATACTTGAGCGTGATCTTATCATACTCACCGTCAACGATCTTCATTTTCTACTCCAAACAAAATGAATTGTCGCTATTCAGGCCATTTAGTCTGGCCCGACGCTCCAATGTAAAGCCAAGTAAGACCGCCAGCAGGCTTAGTTTTATAGATGCGACCATAACGCTGGCAACACTCGACAGCTACATCGATAGCTGTCGTGTCTATTTGAAGTGATACCGCCATGCCAGTCATTAACCATATGTCTACCAGACAACCATAATATCCCTGAACATAAAGAGGCTGATGACGTAGAGGGTGGTGAATAATATTATAATCCCAGATAGAGCTATCGGGATCGGTGAACAGTTTGCTAACATCGTCGGGTGGTGTATAAGTAAGAGGGTTCGTTGGTAGTAAGTCATCTAGCGGTGGAAAACCTTCTGGTAAATTCATGATAACAATCGCTCCAAGAGTGGTATTCCACCAATACTATGACTACAGTTTCATGCCTTACCCGTCTAAATGTCGTATTTGTATTTGGCGTATTTGGCGTATCTGCGACGATACGGTCGAGGACTTGATGAAGGTGCTTCGTCTTCTAAATCTGGCTTCTTTTTTGGGATTTTAGTTCCATCAGAGCAAATCCAATAGCCATATGGAGCTTCCCTACTCCTGTTCTCATCAGTCTTACGGTTATCTGATTCATCATAGACGATCAACCCGACACATCCACTAATATGATCGATATCCATCAATCTGATAGTGACACCATTAATGGTGATTGGGCTATCATAGCTCAGTTCGATCCGCTTCATGTTTCACCGTTAGACATGGACTTGCTTTCTGCGATAATAGACCACATTACCGCTTCGAAAGAAGATGATCTTCGTAAAATCTGCCTTGATCTTTCTGGCCTGAATCCTTACCAGTCGCCACTGTCGTTTCTGTGCCGCCATCGACATATTAGACAGACGTTCTATCATCTGTATTCTTCTACTTGGCAGAATCTGGCTGTTTGGCGTGAAAGCAGCAAGCAGAAATGCACTTTCGACGACTTCGTTCAGACCTTTCAGACGCTTCATTCATAGTCTCCCAAATACATTAGATAAGTCGATAGGCCAGACTCTTCATCTGGCCTATCGACTAGGGATTACTTGATAGTGGCAGCTATCGATTTCGTCTTAGGATCGGCCAAGAACATCTCCTGAAAATCAGAATACCGACTCTTGCTTCCTTCAAGATCGTACTCCTTGTTGGCGAGGAAAGTCCCGACCAGACCCTGCATGCGTCGCTGACCTTCAATGTTCGTCCAGTGAGTGCCGACCTCAGTCATGAAATTCAGCAGATCATAGACAGAGCAGGCAGTCGGCAGAACCTGCTTGCGACGAGTAGACAAGGCATCCAGATTGGCGATGCCATAAGCCTTAGTCATGTCACCAAGCAATTCACGGTATCGGCGAAGCACAGGGCTGGTAATAGGGTTGTACTCACCGACAGCCACATTACCATCATTCGTACTGGTTACTTCCGTGGTGACTTCTGTCCCATCAGGCAATTCGATGAAGCCCTTATTATGCATGGTGATAAGAGCCTGATAGACCTGCTGGGCCTCATTGATCGATGCCCACGACTGACCGGCCTTTGTGAAGCGATCCCTGATGATGTCATAGCCCTCATCATCATTAAAGCTCTCCATAGCACGACCAACCGCTTCCACATAGTCACGAGACTTATTGAGATTCAGACTGGACTTGAAAGTCTTAGTCAGACCAACACTAAGGTTGGTACAGACCTGACGCAACATTGCCAGATAGACAGCAGGAGAGCCATAGCCATCCACCGGGATATCCAGTACATATCGACCGAGGAACTTATCCCCATTGATGTCGAAGTCATTGTTGGCTCGTGGCATAGCCAGAACTCGGACCACACCACGCGAGTAAGTGATGTCATGGATGTCATTCAACATCATGTCAGCACTGACCTGTGATGCATGACCAAAAGCACCTTCCATGGCAATTCGGTCACTTCCAGCATTCTGAGTAGTGCTGACGCGAGCACTTCTTTGAACTTGCTTGTTAGTGCGACCATCCGTATGGAAATCTGCTTTGAAGCTATCAATGTTGATGCCGCCATCCTTCAAGGCGTTCTCTATGTCGGCAACATCGGGCAATTCCCATCGCGAGTTGCACAGGGAGAGTAGGGTAGGGGTGTCGGTGGTTTCATCGATAGTGACCTGAATGACATCGCCCTTGTCGCTACGCTCCTTGATGCGTGAGAAGACCTCATGATGGTCGAAATAGTCGAAGAATCGACCGCTGATGCCATATCGGCTGTACAGACTTGTGAAGAATCGATCGTCTGGCTTGATGGCCTGATCGAACAGGGTGAAGTTGAGGTCTTTATCGACCTTGATATCACCAAGAGCGCAAGTTTCTCGTCGCAGGCGAACGTCTGACAGTCTCATAACCTATCTCCAGTAAGAGTGTTGAATGCAGGTGACACCATCACCGACAGGATTAATACCTGTAGTATTGGATACTACTATATAGTATTTGATTGGGTCATATAGGATTATATACCCTATAACCCTATATGACCCTCTACCCTAGAACTTCCTTGCTGTACGCTCAGACTTGCGTTTGTGCAGCTTCTCTTCGATTTCAGAGACTGGCATGATAACCCTAGCCGCCAAATCCTGTACCATCTTAGTAGAGACAGCATCGACATTACCATTGGCTTCAATAGACCGCCATTCCTTCTCCACTCGGACATACTGACCGGCAGGAGAAGCATACTTCATGAAGCACCAACCCTTCTCCGCTTGCACGATTTGCTTCCGAGGGAATAGAGGACTCTTCCTGAGCACTCGACCGCCCATCTGAATCGAAATACCCTTACAAGACGAACGGAGAAACACGGTCTTCAAATCGGGATCGTTATATCCCTCAGTCAACGCCAGACACCCCACCAGAACCTGCCACTTGCCAGCCTTGAATTCAACCAGCTGGTCAATTCGCTTGAATGGACACTTCTCCACTAATTCAGCCCGTATCCCATTCTTGCGAAGGCGTTTGACCACCTTCGTACACTCCTCTATAGTATGGAAGAACATTACAGACCGACCCCAGCGATCAGGCGACTCACAATAGATGTCCACCGCCACCCGATTATTCCACTTATCCAGAGAATAATAATCGAACTGAGACAAATGGCCATCACGAATCAAATGACGTGCAGAAGCATCACGAATCACCAATGAAAAACCAAGCTTCGCACCATCCTCACGCAAAGGCGTACCAGACAATCCCAGACCACGCAACCGCCCATTCGATGCTTCGCTCATCCGATTACGCAAAGTAATCGCAGAAGCAGCAGCCTGATGATGTGACTCATCGTCCACGTGATTGATAGGACGACCATTCAGATTCGATAAATCAGGCTCCCGCTCAAACATCGAAATTGGCACAAGACGCAACTTCAGATCGAACTTATTCTTCTCCTCAACCACCTGATCGAGCAGATTCCTACGCATGGCAGACCACGACGTAGTCAACCCCGGCACTAACTCCTGCAATATGCTATTACCTATCAAAGCCATGATAGTCTTGCCAGCACCCACCGGAGCCTCGACATTGATGAACTTATGGTAATTGGGAGAAGAAGGATCGGCCATCCAAGCATGAACCATCTTACTGATAATTCGACGCTGGTAGTCACGTGTCTCGATCTTCGGATGACGACGCAGGAAATCGTCCACCACTGGCATAAATTCAACACCAAGATCAGTCAGAACCATTTGAACTCTCCCGTATGGTGATCAGAACAAAAGAATATATCACCAAGTACCCAAGAACTAATACCTTGACGACAAGCCAGAAAAATAAATTAATCCACAATCAGACCGTATCACCACCAAATAATATATCAAGCCATAACAGGCCAGAATAACTAACTCCCATATATTATTCGATCCAGCTGCTCCCGCAAACGATCATGATAAGGCTTGCAAATCCGAACAGCCATTTCACACTGCTCGACATTCATCGACTCAATACGCACCACCTCACTCAGACCCATCTGGCCAGCCAGCCAGTTATAAGCAGCAGTTATGGCAACGCTCCTCGACACCTTCTGACGCTCGACCTTTTGCTGCCATAGAAAATCAAAAACAATATGAACCGCCTTCCTCTTCCTCCGCAGAACAGGACCAGCAGCCGTGCCTAAAGCTATGTCTGTATTCAGGCGACACCCCACATAAGCCTCACACTCACATCGCCAGAACCACAATTTGTCAGTGTGCCTTCCATAACCATAGATCGCATAACCTTTGACCTTCCAGCATTCCTTACCACATTCTTGACATAACACAGCCATTTGACTCTCCATCATGATTTGACTCGAAACTGTTCCGTCGAACCAATCGGATAGAGAATACCACTGCCAGTCACAGGGCAGGATACAAGATTCTTGGTGACCAAATGCGCTATCGTCTGCTCGATCAACGCCGACCGGCCAGAATGGCCCATAGTGCTAATCTTGTCTTGCGTTATGAGGTAATCGATAGAGCTATGTAAAGTCGGTCTGACGCAGTATGGTATATTAGCCGTTTCTGCATCCTTCAACCAGTCAGCACGAATCTGTTCAAGCCGTTTCAACAACTTACGATAAGTAATCTTAGGAAGCATTGATTCTCCTATTCGGGTTACCTATCTGTAGCACTAAGCCCTATCAGATTAATTGTCGCCATATAAAACGCCGACAATCCACAATATAAAACACGGCAATGCAATAAAACAAATTAAGTAAATAACCCACGTCGGAATCGTAATAGTCGTCAGTTGGTTTCCTATTTCAAGAAAGTCGAAGCCTTAGCACAAGCATCATCCCACGATTTCAAACTGGCATCACGCCTATCACCAGCATACTTCATATGCCCCAATGTCAATAGCTCACCACATAAAACTAGTTCTCGTATGACCGATTTCAATAGGGTCACTTGATCCTGCAATTCCTTGATCGTCGGCTGTGCTGTAATCACGCAGTTGCACTCATACCTTCCACAGTAATGGCACACACCTCCGCCCATAACACACCTGCCTAATGATCGATGGTTATTAAATAGAACTAAGGCTGCACTTTTTCTTTCTGGCCTTATGCCTCAGACCGTAATAGACACCAACTGTCACTGCCGTTATACCGACCATCCAGTGTGCACCGACTTCAGGAACAGCCAACTGAATTGAATCAATAGCCAAATCACCACCAAGTAAACCATCAGTATAACCAGCAGAGAAACTAAGAGCGTCAATATCCGCCCAGTCTGGTGAGCCAATAGCAACAAAATCAGCCTTGGCAATTGACAGCAGCACTTCCGACTGATCCGACACTATAACGCCTTCAAAATAATTCGAGGCATTATTAGTATAGGCTCGGATAGTATATGTCCAATGACGATCATCGGCATTGATAACTGACCATTGAAAATTGAAGTTAGGCGATGAAAGCAATGAATTGAAATTGATATTGCCCAAATTAAAGCTGGTAGGATGAGAAACAATAGCATTTGTGTTAGGAGTGGCCCCATCACCTTGCCAGATGACCTGCCCGGCAGATCGTGTATTTGCCTGATTGTTAATAGTAAATGCACTACTAGTGATCTTAGTAGCGTTATTGTAAAGAAGTCCGGGAGGATCACCAGCAGTGACCTCAACCAGATAATTTCCCACTACACGATAATTACCAAGTACCGAAGAGCCGGGATTAAAACCACCCCATACACCATTGCCATCCAGCATCGGATCAGCAACAGTGCCATTCAACACACCAAAATCATCAATCGTAAAAGAATTGATCAACTGAGCCTGCAGAACAGGCAAAAAGAAAAACACCGACACCAGAACAGCAGACAACCTAATCATAACATCACCATAAGAACGAGACTGTTATCACCACCATAGTGACAACTCATAACTGTTGTAATACGATCCTCACATTTATTAATTTATAATTTCACAATTATCTGGTATATTCCTTCGTTCCAATACGCTCCAAGCACTCAGCTGCTCGCTTGGCTGCTCTTTTCTTCCCCGCTCTAATTCGATTCGCCATCTTCTTACGAATATCGCAACGGGTTGTACTCTTAGACCAAGCCCGATGTCTACTATTGCGTAGCCAATGTGGCGATCTAGAATCATACTTGTCCGTAAGACATCTAAGAGACGAGAAAAAACTGCGATCAGTCAACAGTATGAGAGCCGGTAGAATTCTCAGACTATTACTAGGACGATGCATCGCAGTAACCTCTAGGACTGTTTTGTTGTAGAATTGAATGTAATACCACATCAGTACATTTTAATTAGCAACAGCCCAAACTCAACTGCCCAATTTCGCAGATGAATCACTGACATATCCATTCAAAGCCATTGCCATTTCTAACCTCTTCAACTTCTCCTCTAACTCATAGATCCTGCCGCTCTCATTGTTGAATTGCCCGTCAATCAAAAACGGCGCAAAACCAGTCAGCAGAAAGAATGATACAGCAGGCCATGCAATACCGAAAACCATGCTGACCAGAACATCAAAAACGTCAAGACGCTTTTGAACAAACCACATACGAACACACAGACCGATCACAAAACCAAAGTAACCAGCGAAATACAGAACATCGTTCATGGCGGGCGACTCCATAAAGTTAAATGATACTAAGAACCGATCAATCTCTCCAGTAATCAACAGCAAGCTTCTTCTCTGCTTCAATCAGCGACTCTTTCATCAACCTATCATACTGATAAGTCGGCAAAATCATCCCATCACATGCAAAACAGCGACGATCCTGACGAGCAAAAGACAGAAACCACTTTACTGACTCGTTTTCCACGTCATCCTTATGATATTTGGCAGCACATTCCGCAGAACAAAACAAATCGGCCCATCTACCATCAGCATACCTTACCAGATAGAACCGCTCAAGATGATTCGGCACCTCCATCTGATGACACCAGCCTATAATCGAATTGCCCTTAGGCACATTATAACTGAAATTATTGCCAACCAGCCACACATTAGGCCAGCGCACAGACGTGTGCACCCGGCTACCATTCCATGGCTTGGCCAACAAAACAAAAACAGGAACCCCATCACTAGGAATATCAGTCGTTTGCCATTCTACTTGCATGTTCGTCTCCATTATGTGATAAAGGATGATACCGAACACGCCTTGATAAATTCAAGCAAATACGAAAAAGGCCGATACCCAAAAAGTATCGGCCTAATCCACTACGCCAATTCGACCTTGACAGAAAGCTTGATCACAGCTTCAGGATCAGCATTAGGCACACCAACCACCCAATTCTGACCATCCCACGAAGCAAAAAGATCACGACCAGCTTCATCAACAGCATGAAACTTTTCAGTGTTGGCCAGCATCGCAAACAATGCCTTTTCAAAAGCACGACGTGCCGCCACACCGAAATCATCAACATTTACTGGCTCTTCAGGCATCACTCAACTCCAGAGAAACAGGATATCCGGTAATACTGCACCTTGTCTATTGCAGCTGTATTATGCCAACTTTGGTTTGGCTTTCGCCATAGTCTTGGCAAACTCGAAATACTCCCCACTACCATCAACAACAGTAAAACGCTCCGGAAACTTGGCAAACTCCAAAACAGCATGGTCGTCAGAATAATGCCCTCCACGCACAGCAGTAGCAACATCCCGCCCAGCAAACACAATAGTAATATTGCTGACCGGAACCTTCTTACCCCCACGACGATCAACCCCATGGACACACCGAACATCCACCCGACTCGCCACAGGCTTAAGCACTTCCATAATAACTCCTAGACAAAAGAAAACAGACTACCCCTAGCCCTGATTGCTATCAAACACCTTAGCGGTATTCTGAAATATCCTCACCAGCTGAGGACTGATACCAAAACGATTGGCATTCACCTCAATCGACTTAAGAATATTCCCATTATTGTGCCTTTCCCCCGCTGCCTTCCAATCACAGAACATCTCCAATAGGTCAAGCAAATTCATATCATTGATCCCATTAGGCCAATGCTCCGGATGATGCGAATTCTTGGCATAATGATGCTCCAACGCTGGCCACATCGACTGCCTGAAACCCTCATACTCACTACTGCCATAAGTCGATGCAGCCAACTTAGGAGTAAACTCAGTAAACAACTCCACTTCCGGGGATTCAAGCTTAGACTGATCGTGCTGCTCACCACGCCTTATCAAATCAATCGCCATCAAATTGAGTAGATTTCGCACCCTTTCAATATGCCTGAACGTAACAAAATTAGTCGCCTGCTGTTCAATCGTAAGACTCATATGGTTTCTCCGGTTAGTCACTTCTCACCATCATTTCGTACCAGCTATCACAATCCGCCAATGCTTTAGTGGTTGGTTTGATTTCACACCGCTCTTTTGTAGCTAAACCATGATTCCACTAACGTCTATGCGGTTGCATCGGTAACCATCTTCCGTGAGCGAATAATAATCAGGATCGCCCCTGAAGGTCTCCCGCTGAATCAGGCATTCCTTTTCTAACGCTGCCAATGCCGCATCAAGAGACTCATCCTCTTGTTCTTCCAACCATTCTGCAATTGACTTCTTACGGCACACTTGGCCGATACTTCCAACACAGTTCGCAACAGATTGAAGAACTGCAACCTCATATTTAGATAGCTTCTCACCAATCATCGATACCTCTCCTTAAAGTAAACAACCCCATCACAATACTACACACCCAAATCCTACTTCATAACCTCCAGATTAGCCGTAAGCTCAGACATAGCCTCCGCAACCAACTTCCGATATGACATATGAAAATGAGAAGACCAATCCTTCGGACGTAAAGCCATAGGATTACGCAAAAACTCCCTCACACAACAGACCGCATCACAAAAACCATTATACGCCCAAGAATCCTCATCCGGCTCATCAGGCAACGCCGTACCACAACAAGCACAAATAGAATCATCAGGATTATGAGACTCAATATCACTATCATGCCAACCACGTCTAGCAGTCATCGCAAACTCCAGATTAAACACCCGACACACCCAATAATGCCACCACCCCACACCCCATTAATCCCCCACCCCCCCATCAATCCACAATAGAATAAACCACCACACAATTACCCACAACATGCATAATCTTCTGAGGAAACAAAACATCAACAAAATACTTAGTAAAAGAAGTCGAACACACCTTAAACTGCATCCCATCATCAATAAACTTATACTCCAACCGAATATGAACCCTATTCAACATCTCCTCATTCGCCACAATAATCCCACCACCATGCGCAAACACCCCATTATGAACCCTCTTCTCAATCAAATCTCGCGGCCCACTAACCTTCGACCCAGCCATCAAACACTTATTAACCTCCCACTGCACATCACGCACAACCTTACCATCACTACGCTCACCCAACCTACTAAAAACAGACAATAAATAAGACTCCACCGAACCAGAAAAACCACCAGTGATCTTCGCTACCGCACCATTATCAAGAGGCGACAAATACCCCACCCCCACACCAAACACCGTACCATCAGGATTAAGCTCCAAAGACTCCTTTGACCTCTCACCAATAAACGTAGCCCCCACATCCTTAGAAAACGCCAAATGCTGACGCTGACGCACCGCATCATTAAAAGACACCAAACAATCCGAAACATACCGAGCCAAAACAAAATCAGGAGTATCACAAAGACTATCAATAGAATACTCATTAAGCAACCTCGACAAATCCCTCATAAAACCATCATGATTATGAAACGACGGACTCGGCTTGACCTGCCCCATAACATACTCCCCATAAGAAATGTCAACCAACAATACCTAAACAAACACCACTAACTCCCAGATTTAACCCTACCATCAAAATCCCGCATCATCCTCAACCAACCCCTAGCCGTGACAGTATAAACCGTATCAGCATGCGGCGCGTACGGCGACGAACCACCACTAACCGGATCAACCCGACAATAACTCACCATATGCAAACTACCCTGATCATAATAAGCCATCATAACCACAAACTCAACACCCGGATTATTACCAACAATAACATCACCAGTAGCTGGCCTATCAACAGTCTTCTCCACAACACACCTCCTATAGAACAACCAAAAAACAACTAATACTCAGGATAGACCTGATCCAATAAAATAACCGCCTCAGACGGCTCCTCAGGCAAATCAACCACCAAACTCACCACCCTCAACTGAGGATAAGCAACAACAGACATACTCTCTGGCCTTTCCCTTGACTTCTCTTGGATATCAGACACCACAACACTCCCTCTAGCCCACAACACCACCACATACCCAAAAGAATGACAAGAAAACAACTCAACCACCCATCCGCCGACCACACACCTTCACTATCTCCTCCAAATCACCCTCCAACTCCACAATCCTCTCACGCTTATCAGCAATAACATCACGTAAAGACTCAACCCTCAACTCATAAAGCCGACAATCACTCCTCGCCACCCACCACATCAACAACGCAAACAACATCAAACAAGTCGACACAATAGCCCACACCACCACAAAAATCACATCCATACCCATCACACACCATCCCCTCAACACAAAGGATAACGAAAACAACCCATCTAGACTCAATACCCAATAGTCGCAGAGGGACTCCAACTACTTAGAAGACATATCGACCTCCAATTTGACATGCCTAATTCGATGGCATATAGCACACAACAAATCACACTTATCAAGCTCTTTTTTCATCGACTCAATCGATCGCAATCGAAGTTTTGACCAATCAAATTCCTTAGTCTCAGGATCACGATGATGAAAATCAAAAGCAGCCCAATGCTTATCATAGCCGCAGTCAACACAACATCCTCCAAGATAAGCAATGGCCCAAAGCTTCCTATTCAACCACCTCTGACATTGTGATTTATATAAACACCCTTTACACATATGTTTCAATCTCGTTCCACTCGCAAAATCACCAACTGGTTTTGGCGAATTGCATTCAACACATATCCTAAAACTGTTTTCATCAACACCAAGAATCTTAAGATTAATCGATCTAACTTCAGCAGACTGCTTCGACTGATAATCTGATCTGCATTTATTTGTACAATAATGATTAATATGACCATTAGCTGTATGTTTTTGAAATTGCTTGCTAGTTTTCAAGAATGTCTTATTACATCCACTACACAAAACCTCGACTTTATGTGAATAATTAGGATGATCCTTACGAGATTTCTGACATTTCTGCTTACCACACGTAACACGCCTAATATTCTTATTATTACTATCGACCCTGATAAACAACTCACCACAACCGGGACAATTAGCTTCAGTACGCACCTCAAATCTATTAGGATTCACACAACCAGTCGAACAAAATCGCCTGACTTTACCCTTTGAACGATAATAAAATTCTCTCCCACATTGTACATTTTGGCATTTTGTAATTGGCATGCCCTACCTTTGACTTAAATACCCCTGGCAGGAATCGAACCCACTTAATCGCTCGTTAGAACCGAGGCGCACAGCCATTATACCACAGGGGCATCACAACAAACCAACACTACCTACCAGCCCGATCAACCTCACCCCTAACAAAAGACTCATTAATCTTATCCTGAACATGACGAGGAATCTCAAAAACCTCACAAGAAACAACCGACCCACCCACCTCCGCCCTCGCCCTATCCCTAATAAAACCATCCACAACATCCACCTCCGCCAACAAATCCCTCAACCTACCCAAAAGCTCAACCTGCTCCACCGACTGCCCACCAACCCCCACAGGAGGCACCAAACCACGCAAACGCAACCGCCAAATCAAATCCCAACTCATACCACCAGACTCCGACCCATACAACCTCAAAAACTCCTCACTCGCCCCCGACCCAACATAATCAACAACCTCCCCACACCCAACACAACACCAACGCCCACCCACAAAAGACACAGAAACATGAGAACAAACCATCACACACCCTCCCCAAAAACCACAAAGAAAGAGACACGAACCACCCCCACAAACTAACGTTCCAAATTAGTCAACTCACCCCGCATAGGTGCCCACGCATCCTCCACCACAAAAAACAACCTCGCCCCATCATAACTATGAGCATACCACCTCTCCGCCCACAACCCACCACAACCAACACCAACCTTCTTCGGATCAAGCAACAACTCAGTCAACAACCTCCGAGCATCCTCCCTCAAACCCTCCACCGTCAAATCCCGCCAACCAGACAACAACCCACTCTCACTCCTCCTCCACGACAACTTCTTCACCCTCAAAACAAACTCAAAATCAAAACGACCCAACACCAACTCAATCACCTCCAAATAATGAGCAGACAACTTCCGCCGCTTCCGCAAAGACCTCTTAACACTCATAAAAGAACCAGCACCCATAACACACTCCTAATTTGAATCCACAAAGAAAGAGGCACGAACCGACCCGTCAGTCCAACATCAGAAAGATAAAGAACAATCAGCCCATGCCCCTTCCCTCACAGACTCCCCAAAAAACCAACAACCAAATCAACACAATCCCCAGCCAAACACACCACCCTCCCACCCTCCAAAGCCACACCACCCTCCACACCAGAAACACGACTCACCACCACAAACGTATCACCAACCACAAAATCACCACCCCGCACACACGACCCATCCCCAACCCCAACACACAAACCAACAGGAACAGACTGCGCCAAAAACTCCACAATACGCTCCCCACCACTCACAGCCCGAACCACCCCACGACCCAAACACAAAACCTCCGAACCAACAGGAAAAGAACACAACAACCCCTCCAACCTCACCAACTCCCTCTCCAAAACCACACGAACATCACACCCAACCTCCAAACCCTCCACAACCCCACGCAACCCAGACAAAAA